CAGCTATAGAATCTTTAACTGATGCTCCTTTAGTTTCTTTAAGTAGTGGTATTAAACCAATCATAACCTTTTGTGCTTGAAGCATATAAATATTTGTCTGAAGTTTTCTAATTAAAGGTTTTAAAACTATATCACTAAATAGGGGGGAAAGAAAAGGAACTTTACTAACAACATCAGGATTAAATTTCCATGCCCATACATTATTTTCAGGAGAAGTTTGTCTCCAATAAACAAAAGAACCATTTCTTTTATTTAAACTGGCGGCAGGATTGTATCCTTTATTCTTTTGTTCGACCCAATCATAGTATAATTGTTTAAAATATGAAGGATACATATCTATTGATACTGATGGTTGAATAAACCAATATAAATCGAAATCAAATAAAAAACCATATTCCCATCTACCAGTTATTTTACAGTATTCTTGAGGAAGTTCTTGAAGTATATACTTATCTCCATCATCACGTAATACACAATAAAATACTTCTTGTCGAACTAATTGTCTTAATACTTTTTTAAATTCTTTTTTTATATCAAACTTATCAAGAAAATCATAAACTTCAACTAAATCTTTTTTATACTCTTTAGACTTATAATCAGATATTTCTGCATTCATACAAGTATATGTCAAATCAAATGACAACATATTGCCAAGATAATATATCATTCTCTTATACATCATGTCATTTAATTCAAAATATTGTGAATTTCCTATTAATACATCTTCACTATCTTTAGGATTCAATAATGCTTTTTCTATAGCATCCTGTGTAGAAGCCATAGGATTCATATTTATATCCTGCATTCTTTGATTAACTAAATCAGGAGTAAAAACATTATTATAGTAAGGAGACATATTTTTTGCAAATTCTATGACATTCCAAACTTGTTCTTCAGTAAGCATTTCTTGATTTTCTTTATTACTTTTTCTTCCACGAGCCAAAGATATATACCTCCTTTCGTATAATTATATTATTATTTTAAAACATAGCATATTGAGCTAAGTACTCAAAATCATCAGTGTTATCTCTATAAATATTTTGTTTATTTTGCAATTCAATTTCATAAACATAAGATAAACCATACATTAAACTTGTTGCCCTATCTCTTTTTTTTGATTTTACAATCCTTGTATATGTTAAATTACCATTATCCGTAAAGCTTTGTTTAATATTACTTAGTTCACTTATTAAAATATCATGTTCAATATGCTGTGCATACTCCGAAGGAGTCATAGAACCATCTTTATAAAATATATCTACTTCATTAGATGGTAATAATAATTCTATATTTCCATTTTCAAAACAGGACTTCATATATGGATAAAAATCAGAGTTAAAACTATTTGTTGCAGTTATTGCTTTTATTAACGGAATAGAATCTTTTAATCTTCTTCCATCTTCGTCATCTTCAGAAACAATAGGAGGAAATTCTATTACTTGTTTTGTTTTAGGGTCTGTATATTCCCAAGATTCATAAAACATTGAAGGTAAACCAGCACCAGCACCCATTGTGTCTATAATTAATTTGATGGTATTTGGAAATTTAACATGTATTAACTCTCTTAAAAAATCCCTTTGTTCATTTAATGGTAATCCATTTACAGTTCTACTAAAGACAATTTTCTTCTGAAATGTTCCATTTGCTTTTTCTTTTAACTTTATAACATGCGTACATGCATTATCAGAATTTTTTTGACTAGAAACTGCAACGTCATGAGTAATTACATATATAGAATTAGATTTTTTTGGTTGTTCAGTCTCACAACGTTCAATCTTTCTACATGGATTAGTTAATTCATATGGATAATAACTTTCTCCACTTGAGCCTACAAACACCGCATTATATTCATAATCAAATTTATCTTTAGTCATTGTAGGTTTTTCTAATTCTTTAAGAACATCATCTTCTTCAAATATTGCAGCTTGAACTCCAACTTGATAAGGAAGAGTACAAACATAATAATTCTTATCTCCCGACACCATTTTTTCATAATGATACTTAAATCTTATAAATAAATCACTTGTTTTAAGGTATGCAGATGAAATAAAAATTACCTTTCCTTTTTCTGGTTGATTGTGATATATTGCTGCTTGTCTTTTTGTTTTAGTCATAGGGATTAATATTTCTTCTATTATATTATCTTTGACCAATCTAGCTTCATCAATCAATATACAATGAAATCTCCAAGACCTTGCAGAATCTCCACCTTTATCTTGAGCTAAAGTTATAGCACGAATTTCCGAACCGTTCTTAAATTGAACAACACAATCATCTGAACCTGTTTTGATTGGAAATTGAATTTCTCTTGCAATATTTTCATTTTTTATTAATTCGCCTTTTATTTTTTGAATGATAACATTTCGTGCTTGCTGTCCGTTTCCACTAGCAATTCCACACTTAATATTAGGATAAAGTATAGACATACAAATAAAAAATACAGCTGTCAAATAAGATTTACCTAAACCACGACATGCTATAAACATACTATTTTGATATCTTGCCATAGCTCTTAAAATAAGTCGTTGAAAAGGATACAATTTTAAACCCAAAATATCACATGCAAACTCATCAATATAATATCTATAATAAGATATAAATTTTACCCATTCTTCAATATTTATATTTTCTTCTTTTACAGGACTATAACTATCTGGACTATCATAATTTTCATAATTACCTTCTTTTATTTTTCTACTCTCTTTACTATAATTACTTCTGTTAGCCATATTATCACCTATCCTATAGACTTATTAATAGATGTAAAATAATCTATTAATTTATCAATGTCATCTTTTTCTATAGGTGTATGAGTAGGAATCCATACCTTTTGTTCTACTTTTTCAAAGGTAACTCCATATCCACCCAAACTAACATCATTAATACCCCTAGTATTTTCACTAAATTGTGCTGATTTAGATAAAGTATCAAATGTTTCCCTAGCATCTTTATATCTCTTATCGGCTCCAGATACTCCTTCAATCATTTCTTGAAAACATTTGTCCATATGTAAACTTGCTTTTGCAATTTTTTTAGCATAATCTTTATGATTTTCAGTTATAATTTTAAAATCATTATGTAATCCTTTAAGATAATTATCTAAATATTCAATATCTGTTTGGGAATAATTCCCTACCCATTTTTTACTATATACTAATTTATCATCACTATTATTTCCTTCAAATTCACTTTTACATTGTGGTTCAAAAATAGAATCCTTCCATCCATCGTTCCTATAATTTAACGCTATATTCTTCAAATATGTTCCAATAGTATCATTTTTATCTTCAGACGCACTTTTAAAATCTTCATATCTAAAAGGACGGTCTATAAGTTTAAGCATGTCTTTAACTTTGTTAATATTTATGTTGCCTTTTGAATCCAAACACATTGATTTCAAACAAGACTTGCAATAAGGAAGCTTTCCTGTTTGATGAATAGGGTTAAAACTCGAATTAAATTCCGTTGCTCTTTTTGTATTTCCACACATCACACAAGTTAATTCTTTTATATTAACCTTTTTAGATTGTGACTTATTAGCCACATTTTTTGTTCTTGGCAATTTTGCCACACTCCTTTTATTCAATAAATTATATAAATATTAAATTATTTATTTTTTCATTCTTTTATATAATTTAATTTGATTATTTTCAATTTCAACCCAATTATCTTGAATTTCATTGTTTACATTAATAAAATCTATTAATTCCTTATTAATAATAAAGAATTCTCCTGTTTGCTTTAAATTATGAAATTTATTATGTAATTCTTTTTCATTTAATTTAGTACAATTACTTATATATCCTAATAGAATTAAATCATTTCCATTGGCGGTCTGTAATTGTCTCTTTCTTTTATGAACATTTGTTGAAAATCCAATCTTAATCTTATCTTGACATCCTATAAAATAAACGTAACCCAAATTTTCAACTCCTTAAATTAAAATAGAGTAGGGAAGAGACCCTACTCAAAATCAGAATAAAATCGTACATTTATGCTAATAATACCCAAACAGTGCCGACGCTCTACACGTTTTCTCGTCAACGGACGGTTCGTGCGACAAGGTGGGTAATTTATAAGCATAATAATAGCCCTGAATAAATTCAGAGCCATTGGTTATACCTATAATAAAAATCTTATTCTTCATCAGAAAAACTTTCAACCATATCTATAAAATATCTTGTTAAAATCTCTTTAATACAATGAGGACACATTACACCCTGTAATTCTTCTACATAGTCATCTGTTATTAAATCTTGTAAACTCTCTTCATCCTCACTAGACTCATTTTCCATTTCTTCAAAATATTCTTCAGCTTCTACTTCATGTCCATCAATTAAATATGTTTCAACCCATTCACTAGATTCTTTATCATACATTGATTCAGTTTCAAATACTCTCATTATTTATCTCCTTAAAATATATATTTATTTTATTTTAAATCCAATCTTATTTTTACAATCTTCAATATCATCTTCTTCATAATATTCTTCAGGAGATTCATATTGATATCCAATTACATTAGTTGATGTTTCTTCTTCCTCTGGATATTTTTTTTCATATTCTCTAGCCATGGTCTCCGCTTTTATTTTACTTGCAGTTGCAATCTCTGACATCTTATATGTATAAATTTCAAAAAGAGTATCAATAAAAGGGAATATATACATATGCATAACCAAGCCTAACAAAATACCAATAAACAAGTATTGCATAAAGCCACCATTCGCAGCCTTTCTGTTTTATTTTATTATAGAATTTGAGTTTTATTTTATTAAAATACAATGTCAGCCATATATTTTCTGTTTCCATTTTCATATATGTACATTCTTTGACCTGCTTTTGAAGTTAATCTTTTACCCTTTGCATATGTATCCGTACCACAAAAACTTCTACAAACCATAACTTCAACACTATGGAATTCATCTGATTTATTATGATGTACATGAGCCATATGTATTTCAGAAGGTTTTTCTATCATCATAGTTAAGTCACTAGCTACTTTATTAAATTGGTCTTCATGTCCATGAGTTTCAAATATGAGAACTCCACCAATTCTTTTTACTATAATGCCATCATCATAATAATTTTCTTCAAATTCAATATTGTTTATTTCTGGGTTATTATTAATAATAAGTCTTAATCCCCAACCAATAAATTTTTCAAAGTTTTCTCTATCTAATGAAGCTTCTTTAGCAGGAATTACTCTTCCATGATTACCCTCTAAGTCACTATATACAACCTTATTAAATTTTCTTGAAAAAGATATTAACATTTTTGCAATTGCAGTTGTAATTAATTTAACTTGTTCAGTTACATCAATTTCAGACTCTAGTCTTATTGAATCATGAATGATACCAGCAATGCCATCTCCTAAAAAACTTACATGTAATTCAGAAATATTATTTTCAATTCCTATTTCAATAACATCATGTGTTAATTTTTCAAATCTTTTATTAGCTTCATTAACAGAATATTTATTCCAATAATTAGTAGCTTTTAGTCCCATATGTATATCAGCCAAATCAAGCAAAGCCTGTCTATTACTAGGTATATATTGTCTTATCGGATAATTATTAATATCAATTTTTATAGTTGATAAAGCAGTGACAAGTTTATCATATATGTAGTCATTTTTACGATATTTATTCAACTCTTCTTTCATGAATTGAATCTCACGTTGCTGAAGTTTTATAAAATATTTTTCTTTTTTTCTTTCAAGAGTCTCATCTACTAATGAGTCAATATTATCATCATTATCTAATTCTTCATCCAAATAAGGGACATCATCATGAGTAATATTAAATGCACTTTTAACAAGCATAAAATCTCTACGAGGAATATCAACCCTCCTACATAATTCATTAATTGTTAACGGGTCATCATCACAGTATAAAAGTTTAATCATTTTAACTTTTTCTTTAGTGATTTGAATTGACCTCGTTTTGGATGTAATTCTATAAAAATCCCCACAATCATCTATTTCAACTCTTTTAAATTCTTCTTCTCCAGATACATTTTCTGTTTTTGGTTGTTCTGATTTGTCTATAGTTTTATTTTGTTTTTTTAATTCTCTTCTAACGAAATTTCTCCACGCTTCACCATTTTTAAATGGACAATTATATTTGTTATTAAGAGATTCCCAAGTTTCGCTAGGATACATACCTGCTCTAAAATTTATACCAATTTGAAGTAATTCTTCATTACTCAATATTTTATACCTCGCAATATTTATTTTAATTTTAACTCTCGACCTTTAAAATTTAATAATGGAGCAGGGAAGAGACTTATACATCTAAACCCCACATATATAAAAGACACGTTTAAAGGTACGTGTCAGACCTTTTATGATTAAATTTGTTCGATTTTTATTTTCTTTTTCTCAGGTTTGTTAAGTTTTAAAGAAATAAAAGTTAATCCATTTTTACTTGTTACCTGAATTTTTTCAATTTCATTCATTATGCTTTCTGCAATAGGTAATTCAAAAGAAGTGTCATATTTATATCCTTCAATTTCACTTGCTCCGCTTACTTTAATACCATAATCAGTTTCTTCAATTTTTACGTCTTCAGGATTAATACCAAGTGTCTTCACCGTGCATAAATATGTATTTTCATCTTTCTTTACCCATCTACTAGGCAACATATCCTTCACATTTGAATTAAAAATTAATCTTCTTGGTTTTCCAAAACCTAGAGTAAAAAATTCATCAATTGCATCACTTAAAAAATCATTCATAAAAAATACCTCCTATAAAATAGTAAAAAAATTATATTAATATCACTAAATCAACCTCATGAAGTTAATTTAGTGGAGTATAAAGCACTTTCACGTTAGTGCCATACGGAGTATACTATAACCGATACCCTTGGTTTAAACTAAAACCAACAATTGCTATACAAAAGTCGGAGTCTCCTTCTACACATGGTAGATGAACTAAATCCTGCCACTACGGTTAATCCGCTAGACCACAGGATATTAATTATGTGTTAACCCATAATTAACTTAAAGTGCAACATGGTACGCATAGCATAGAGGCGTGTTGGGTTCTTTTAAATGTATAATCTTATTTTTTTAAATAAGACTGATAAATGTATAAAATTTCGTCTCAAATCAAACGTATGATAAGGACTGCATATGTATAAACTATCATTTCATTTATATTATGAATTTGAATTAACTTTTTGTGATGCAACATTCTTCTCAATAAGATTTCTTATTAGCTCATCTACATCTCCATAAGCAGTTTTAAGTATTTCAAGTCCTGATTCACCAATAACATTTAATGTGTTTTTTACTGCCATATCAAATGCTTCATTAGCAGCAGCAGTATCAAATTTACCATCAGCTTTTAATGCTTTAGTATAAGTTTCCGATATAGTTTTAACTACATTTTCAACTGTATTTTCAAGCAAATTAGTATATTTAGTAACTTCTGCATTATTTATATTTGTGTTGATTTCAGCAGTCTTTTTACGTATAAGAGCAATAATGTATGTAGTTATTACAGGTATTAAAGCCAAACAAACCGAAATCATTGCTTCTTGAAATTGTTCCATTTTTACATCCTTCTTTCATTATACAACTAATTATATTAATATTTATAAGTTAATAACTGTACTATTATTAACTATAGTTACTTTACTTGTCCTATTTTTTCTACTAATTTCTTCTTGTAAATCATGAGCAAATTCAATCTTATTTTTAAACTCTGAATGAACTAATGCTATTTTTTCACACTGAAATTCAGAATAATACTCTATTAAACTGTCTCTTTGCATATGCCCACTAAAGCTTAATAAATCTACAATATCGCATCTATTTGGATATGCCTTATTGTCTATCGAAATAGTCTTTTGTTTATGACCATTTTTTATTTTACTTGCAAGAGTAGCCTGAGAAGAATATCCAACAAATAAAATTGTAGCATTAGAATCTGGTAAAACTACTTTTGCCCAATTATGAGAACGCCCCATGTCCATCATGCCACTTGCCGAAATTACAAGTTTTTTACCTTTAGTAGCCATCAAAACTTTACTGTCTTCAGACTCCTTGATAAACTTTAAGTTTTTCCAATTTAATATATCATCTAGCAATAGTTTATCTTTACCTTCACAAACTTTATGATAGAGTCGAGTAACTTCAATAGCCAATGGACTATCAAGATATATAGGAACATTAAAAGAATCTCTATGTCCATAAATCTCATATAATAAAGCTAAAATACTTTGCGTTCTATCAAGTGAGAAACAGGGAATAAGGACAGTACTGTTTTTGTCAATACAACTTCTTTTTACTACCATCTCTATTTTTTCAACATCTTTTAAACGCTTTTTATCTGTTGATGTGGTTGTATTTCCAGCATATGTACACTCACCAATAACCAAATCCGCCTTTTTACAAGATACGAATGGTTCTACAAATGGTTTGTTTGAAATAGAGATATTACCTAAATCCCCAGAAAAATAAATCTTTTTGTTATGGTTATTCTGTTTGATAAACAATTCAATTTGTGCTGACCGTATTATGTGATAAGCAGGGAGAAAATTTATAGATATTTCATCATTCAATTGAATTAATTCATTAAAATTATGTTCTTCAATATAATTTAATGTATTATAAACATCTTCATCATAATATAAAGGTGAATATTTTATATCGGATTTCTTGTTTAAAAATTCACTATCTCTTTGCATTATAAAAGCACTATCTTTAAGCATACATTTTAAAAATAATGTACTATCTTTTGTACATATTATTTTAGCTTTACAACCTTCTCTATATAATCTCGGTATTAAAAAAGCGTGGTCAGCATGAAAATGTGAAATTAATATATAGTCTATTTCCGATACTTTAAATCCAAATTTACGACTATTAAATTTATAATCATTCTTAATATTATTTGTTTGAATTAAACCACAATCTAAAAGTATTTTATATTTATCAGTTTCAACTAGTATCATAGACCCAGTAACTCCCTCAGAATTTCCACCGATAAATTTTACTTTTATATTATTTTTCTTTTTAGCCATAGGGCTATCAACCTTTCTATGGTTTATTTTTTTAAGGAGTAACTCTACCTTGAGTCCAATATTGGTTTATTTTTTCTTCTACATTATCTACTAAAAAGTGCTTTCTTACTGTTCCTTCCCATAGCTTATACATTTTATTACTGTGGTTATAAATTTTTAATAACTCTGGATAAATTTCTTTAAATTGTTTTTTTGATACAGGTATCAACTGTGTCACTCCATTCGTATTGTATAATTTGCTCCATCAACTTTTTCTCATCCTGTACTTTGGATATCAGGCAATGGTAGTTTTAAGCAGGGAACACCAGCATTAGGCATCCCTTTTTATTACAAACTAGGAGAATAAAATGAATGTTTATAGTAAATCTAACTCTAAGTTAGAATCATATTCATTTAACCCTGTAGCCCAAGGACGTACTTGGGGTTGCAACTTTACAGGGTTATAAGTACAATGAAATTCATTGTATATGTCGGCTCACAATTTGTGCATTGCTAAACAAGAGGCTAGTGAGAACTGTTTGGGTTAAAGAGTATAGGTATACCATTTCACTCTTTGCAGTTGCTATTACACCTTATGAGTATAATAGTTAATTTGAAATTATTGGCGCATGTAATTTATACAAGACCTATCTTATTTTTACCACTGCTATTCAGCAAATACTTTTGTCTGTAATCCCACCACTTTACAAACCATAATTAGTTAGTAGAGTTCCAAGCTAATTATGCCAACTATATAATGCTTTCGACAAAACCTTACCACTCTACCAGAAGTAGCCTAATACATTATACGCAATCTCAACTCGCACATTAAGACTCATTTATTCTAAATGTTATCATTAACCTACAAACAAAGTAGGCAAATATCTAAATAAATTTACAGTTTTATTGCATTTTCTATATCAATCTTTCCATTGTTAACCTTACAAATTAAATATAATTCATCTTTATTTATTTCTGAATTTAGATAATTATCTAATCCTTCAGTAGTCTTAAATGTTATATAATTTTTAATTTTTGGTTGAATAGCTAAATATGATTCATTTTTATTTCTAAAGTCAAAAACTCTACAATTTGTAGATTTACCTATTTGAAAAAACAAGTTTAAAACAATATAACTAGATTCTTTTAATTTTTCATAATCTCTACTAGAAATATTCCAAATATCTTCTTTGAATTTCAGCATACTTTCATTAGTAATATAAGTTTTAATATCAATCTTTAAATCATTTTGTAAAGACATAATATATTCTCCTTTCAGTGTTGGTCACAACCCTTATTTTTTTTGATATAATACAAATAGGAATAGCAGAGGTGGTATCATCACGACACGACATGTTAATAAATTATATTTATATAATATACCATAATAGAAAAATTAATTATGTGCCTTGAAACCCACTATTGATGCACACTCCCAAAGATTTCTAACTGATTACATTTTTGTTTTTTCCCTAAATTTAGCTACATTTTCTTTAACTTGTTCTTTTCTTAATTCTTTTTTACAGTTATTACAATATTTCTGTTTGTTACTTTTTAATCTTATAATTCTGTTACAGTTTGAACAATAACCAAATTTACTAGAATTAAAATATCTCTCATAATTCAAAACAAAATCTCTCATATCAGTTATTTCAAAAGCAATATCACCAGAATTACTAGAAAACAACACATTAATATTAGTACAATCAATCTTCTTTGATGTCTTAACCAATTCTAAGTTTCTAAGATTATGTATCATTATATCTTGGTCAACTTTTTTAGCTGTCATTTTAGTATCACTAAAGATATCTTTTAGCGGTGAATTAACCCAATTAGATTCATTCTCATTCATAATATTAAATATCTTAGCATAAATTAATAAAGTAAAAGCTAGTTTTTCTAATCTAAGATTATTAATACTTTTGATTTTAATAACTTCATCCTTAAAAATTAATATTTTATCTACTACAAACAAGTCAAATTTTTTACTTTTATTAATGTCTGAAATAACCTTTTCTAATTTCTTTTGCCACTTAGCTTCAGCATACAAATACATATTTTCTTTTAAAAAACAATTAATAGAGTCATATACTTGTTTTTTCTTTTGACCAACACTAAAATAATGCTTTGCTAATACTCTTATTGTCACCATAGGTTTTTTATGTATTTTCTTATTTGTTAAAGCCATATCCAAAATCTCTTGTTCATTCAATATAATCTTCATTAACTACCTCCGTAATCATTCTAAATTTCTTTCCTGCATATTCAATGTCTCCATTTTCGTCTTCAATTGGATACGAAATTTTATAATCGCTTTTTTTTAATAAATTCTGAATTATTACATCACCACAGATATCCCATGCAAATTGTTTATTATCATTATTTTTGTAACATATATCTAAAACAATATTACATAATTCCTCTGAGTCATTACATTTTTCATATGCTTTAGCTTTAAATGATTCCTTAAAAATACTTCTCATTATTTGTTCTTCATCTGATGATTGTTTATAAAACAGTTGTTTTTGATTTTGTACCTTTTGTAGATAGTCGGTATAAATTTTATATATAGCCGAATATCTGCCTCTAGAATATTTTTTATTTGATTTTAATATTGTATAATCGAACTTTGTATTATTAAACTTTGTTTTAATACCATTAAATTCATCTTCAATTTTCCAACAGATTTTATTCATAACTGACGGACTTAAAGACACAGGCATCTTCAAATAGTAGTAATACAAATATTTTTCTTGTTCCTCAGATTTACTTTCTAAGCTTTCTAATTCATTTATACTCATACCATACGTAAATCTACAATGCCTATTTGCTTTATCTATGTACTTTTTATAGTCATTCATTTTATGCTTGTAATTATAAATAAAAAAGTATGGATTTTTATTTGCTACAATCTTTTTACCAAAATCATTGCCTTTATTTGACCAATAATCATACCAACTTTTAGGCATTTCTTTACTTTGTATTCCTTTAATCTTATCTATGGCATTTTGCTGATAATTTTGACCACACATTATTCTTTTCATAACTTCATTGTATTCTTTTGAACCTTCTTTAAAATTAGCAAGCACATCAAACATAGAAGTAATATGATTAGTAATTGTACCAATATCATCACCAAAACCATTTTTATTAGATTCAATAAAATCTTCTCTGGTTGGAATACATTTTTTAGCAGACTTTTGAACACATATAATTGCGTCTGTAGCTCTTATAGAATTTAAAATAACCTTGTTGTCTGTTAAATAGACTGCATCTGCATCATAATCTGCTCCGTTTAGTGCATGACTTGTAGTATCCCAAGAATTAAATATTGTTACTGTTGGCATATACTTATACCAATAATTAACTTCTTTATTATTTTTCAAATTAAGAATTCGGATATTATTATGACAAGTCATTGGTGCTCTAAAACAAGCAACCTTATTAACATTCAAATCATTCCAGTGTTTATTATAAAATTCACCCCTACCTAACAAACCTGTTACTTCCATGTTAAAAATACTTTGGCATAGGGAATAAGGGTCTCCTGAAATTGTGGAGTAGTTTGCTCTAGCATTTAGAACTCCTATTTTTGCTTCAGTAATTCTCTTTTTAATCATAAAATGAATTCTGTTTCTTACAAAAGGGTCTTTAATCATATCTTTATTAATCATTAAGGCTTTTATAAAATCACATTCATCTTTATCAAAATTCATGTCATCTAAATGAATACCTTTTAAAAACAAGATACTTTTTCTATAATCTTCACCTAGAACTTCCTTTATCTCTTTTACCGTAGGTTCAATTAGTTTATCTATATCATTATCGTTTAGATATAAAGATTGTATAAATTGATAATTTAAAGCACGTTCATTTTCTAGTTTTTCTGGAGTGTATTTTGTTATTGCAAAAGAGTAGCCATTTTTATTACAATTACTTAAATAATCATCTAAGCTATTATATGATTGCCAAAGTTTTAGCATTGATGCGGTTAATATTAATTCTACATCTCTTATATCAACTGTATTACCCCAAATATCTTTAACTTCATATTTTTTTGCAATATTATCCGAAAAATCTATAAAATCAAATGTAAATATCATGCCTTTACAAAATGAATTTCTTATGCAAAATCCACTAGGAGTGTAATTTTCTTCTAATTCTTTACTCCATCTCTCACTTAATGATGGCAAACAAATTCCAAAACCATCGGTAGCATTTAGCTCTATTGGATAATTTTTAATAGGTGTTACTATAGGCTCATCAGACTCTGTATCATCTATCAAAACTACATTGTCTGTAAACTTTGTAATACAATCATCTACTACCAAAATCCCCTTGGGCATAGATACAGGTATACTTTGACTGCATGAAAGAGCTTTATATGATTCAAGTTTAGCAGGTACGAATTCAATATTAGGATTTCTGCCGTTATCAATTTTTGTATCAATAATATTATAAACTCTATCACTAATGTAAATTATTATATATTTTTTAATTCCACCAGAAGTACCTAAAAGATAGTTATAACGAATTCCATTAATAAAAAACGCCTTATCATTATTTAATCTGTCAAAATCTTTTTCTGAGTCAATTATGATTGCAACATAATCTTTGCAAAGTAATGTCTCTATTTTTTTTGAATAATGAGATTTAATCTTATCTCTATTTTCAATTGAAGTAAGTTCTTTTTTTATAGATTTAATTTCTTTTGTTAATGCTTTTATAGTTTCATAAATAGCATTAGAACTAGTATTATTCTCACTATCTATAAATCTTATAGTTTCACTTTCAGTAATAGAAACTATTTCATCATTTAATAAGGCTTCATTTACTGAAATATTTAAATTCCATCTAGCTTTTCTTAATCTACTTGAATCAATTTTATATATGTAACGTTGTGGTGCTGTTTTATGCAATATATTAATCCTCCTGTCTTATTAAATGGGGAATAGGGGAGTAGGTTATACTCCCTATCAATCTTCAAAAAACCAAGCATCAGCAGGGTCATTTGGGTCTAAACTATTTATGTATGCCATACCATCTAAATAATCTTGAACATAATCATCAAAATCATCATCAAATAATACGATACAAGCATTTTTAATATCTTCATCATCACAAGAACTTGTAATTAAATCAATTAAATAATCGTTAGTAACATTTTCTTCAAGAAGTTCTTCATCATCAATTTTTAAATATTCAACTAATTCAATCAAATCATCTGTAGAATAATATTCTTCCAAAAAATCACTAATATCAGGTTTATCTTCATCATAATCATCAAATTCATATTCATCACCTAATATATCCATACAATGACTTTGATGACATTCTTCAGTACAATAATTAGAATCATCCCAATCAGAATGATAGACTTTATATGCACAATCCCAACATACCCAATCACCACAATATGTACATTCAGATATTTCATTAGTAATTTCTCCACAAACACTACATATATGCCAACCATCATTTGGATAAGGTATACTGCTATTCCATTCAGCTTTAGCTATATTTTCCATAATAAAACATCCTAATTCAGAATAAGAACACTTATCTTTTTCAAATAAACTTATATTACTTTCTTTACCATCAGAATTTAATTCATAGACATCTTTCCATTCACCACTTGAAGTATTCTTAAACATAAATATATTTAAATTTTCACACTTCACCATTAAATCCTTAACTTTTCTGCTATCTGTATAAACTTGTGATTTATTATCATTCTTAAATATTACTAAATATGCAATTCTGTTTTTCATTTTAATCTCCTTTAAATAATTAAATTTATATTGTTATTGAAGAACTAATTCAAATTTCTTGTCTAAATATTCTTTTCTCTTTTCATAATTAAAAATATTTTGAACTTCAATTAAATCTGCATCGTATTGTTCTAATATATGTACATATTCTAATTCTTTTTCTGTAAAACTATTTCTTATGGGATAATCCTTAGAAAATCCTTTTCTTCTACGATATTCACTTGCAGTCATTCCAATAATAACTTCATTTAACAAACAAAACTCAGCAACAAATTTATTATTGTTAAAATATGTAGGAATGTTTTTAACTATGTCTTTATGATACTTTATCAATGCTCTTTTAAGAGTTTTACATTTAATTAATGTTTCTTCTCTATCTAAATTCCAATAATACCTACCCTTAAATGCCTTTTCTATGTATATAAAATATTTTCTTGCCATTTTACTTCTTTCTTTTAATTCTTTACTTGTTCTACTACCTTTTGCACCTGCTATCATTGAAATCTCTTTTGCAGATTCTACTGTTGTAATATAGTCTATTTTATTAAAACCTCCACGACCTGAAATTTTGCTCCCCTTTAAAGGGGAATAATCCTTATCAACTTCTAAATCCAATTCTTCAACTTGATTTTTAAACCAATCAGAAAAATCTTTATTTACTTTTAACTGTTCATGAAGAATTCTTGCATTAATCCAATCTCCATTGTCTTGTTGTAATATTGGTAATACTTCTTGATATTCTAAAATTGTATCTATTTCTTTTTCTTCTAATCCATACAATTTTAATTCTTCTCTTGTAAGTTTACCTTTCTTTAAATTTGAACTTTCTTTTTTATTATCTTTCAAATCAATTATCTCCTTTACAATATTTTTTTTCTTTATCTGTCATTTGTCTTGTAATACACTTACTAGTATTTTTATAAGCATGAACCATATCTTTCACATGAAAATATAAACTCATCTTATCAGCTCCTATGTATAATCTTCTCATTAATTACCCTTTCAAAAAACATGATAAAATATGCTTTCTATGTATTATACAATTCCCATATAGCCCTAGAATCAGTTCCTTCATATGGTAGTTCCATAGTATCACCATCAGCTTCAATAATTTTTACATATAATATGTCACCATCATATCTTGCAGTTGTTGGCTTTCTTAAATTTTCTGTACTAAAATATTCTTGATATAATATGTATTCTCTTCCTTTAGTCCCAAAAGATAAATTACTAAACTCTTCAAAACTTATATCATCTCTTAATTTTGCAATCATATTAAATTTAACCTCACATATTATTTTAATATCAATTAATCTTTCCAAATCTCACAATATTCAGCTTTCATATATTTTTTATTTTCTAATGTACACCAAGGATTCCTTATATCAGAAGTATACAGCAATCCATCTTTCATATATGTATGTTTTTTATTTATTATACTTATAAATCCATTACAAAATATTTTATAACTATCTTTCGTTTCTTCCTCAATTAACCACTTATGTATTAATCCTTTGATATCTCTAATCTGTATATGTTGTTCTGTTATCATATTATGAATTTTCCTCCATGTCTTCTTCGTCTGGTACTGTGTCAATTATGATAGTTAGTTTTCTCTTAGTATTATTCCAAAGCACATTACTAATGTCCTTACCATTTACCATAAGCACTTCACTTATTACTTCAACCTTACCAACTTCACAAAAAATATCTTTATCATACTTATTAACTACCAACCCAATTCTTTTACCTTGATTATCTTTTAAAAACTTAGTTAAATCAAATTCATAACCTTCATTATCTCTATCATTTACAAGTATATAGGGTATTTCATTGAATCTTGTTTCTGGCATAGTTAATATTCCACAATATTCTTTTATTCTTTCTTTCATATGTAATAATCTCCTTTTAATAAATATTATTTTTATATCAATTATGTTTTATTAATTTATATTCTTATAAAATTAACACAATTTTGATGGTAAAACTTATTAATATTATCTTCATGGATAAATTTAAGGGTAAAATTTAAAATCGTTTTTTACACCTAATAATGTCATTTTTTACGAGAATTTTTTAAACGCTCTTTTATCACTTCTTTTTGCTCATCAGTTAAATCACGCTTAATTCTCTTTTTAGCTTTAATAATATCAGCAATAATAGGGAAGTCAGATTCAGAAAACTTATATGTACTTTCATTATCCCCTATTTGAAATGATGTTAACTGTACCCCTAGTGCAGATAATTCTTTAATACGATTATTGGCTATACCAGTGGAATTAAATTGTACGGCTAACGTATTTTCATTATACCTATAAATCTGAATCCCATTCTTAGCTTTGATATAATTATCATCTTTGTTTGATGTATAATTACCATCACTATCTTTCTGCTTATATATGTAAAAATCTTCTTTATATTTATTCAAATTGTTATGTCCTCCTTTCATGAAATAATTAGAACTTATTGTGCAATTAAAATTTACAAAATAAATTATATTAATATAATTATACAATTTCATATTCACAATCCATTAAATTTAATAAGTATGCTTTTGACTTTAATTTTAAATCACCCTCCAATCTTTGTCTTTCTGATTTAAGTATACTACAACAATTACAATTTGTCAAGTGCTATAAATTATTTTAATATTAATTACTTTATAAACCACTTAATTACCTCATTTCTACCATTCTTTAATTTAAAATTTCCTCCATAAAATACTTTGGGATTTACTATTATATATGATTTACCTTCATCATATTCTGTTCTGAAAAATCCTAATATGGCTTCATTATTATCTAGTCTGGTTGATAATAATTCCTTTATGAATCCTCGAACTCCATTTCTATGATAACCAAGAATATCCTTTAACTCATTTACAGTCATAAGTTTAATATTTGAAATATCATCACTTGGATTATGACATAATGTGTTTTGTTGTCTATGTATATACGGAATTAACTTAAAATAGTTACCTAATTGCTTTTGATTACGTTTGTCAACATTATTATATAAATATCTAATAGTATCTATATAAACCCTAGTATAATCATAATATTGTTGAATTTCTTTATCAATTTCACCTTTACTGAAATATCTTTTATTTATTTTGATATTCTTACATTTGTCTACGGAGAATATACCAATCTTCTTCATTTTATTAAAAAATACATCAAATATATTAATTGATAATCCTAATATGTTTTGCATATTAGCTCTAGTCATATATTGACCATCATATACTAAATACCCATCATAATCTACATATGTAGCTAAATAGAATAATTTTGTTATATCTTCAGGTGTAATTTCTTTGTGTTGTTCTAATAAATTATTACAATACTTAAATAAGACAAAAACAAATCCACCAAGCTCTTCATTCCACTCTGAAACTTCTTCATTTAACTGTTTTGTTTCTAAAGATAATTTTATAGCTTCTTTTTGTTGTTCTCTTACTATTCTTAAAGAATCACCTTCGTATACTGTAATTACTTCTCCTGTTTCTTTATCTATTAATTCTCTTTCTATATTTCTATTTTCATCCATTTTTACTTAAATTCCTTTCATAATTATCCATTATTCAAAAATACAAAACCTAAAACCATTGATATCACTACATTTCAAAATCACTGCACAGTCGACAGGGGATTCTTGCACAGTCGACAGGGGATTTACATGCCTCAAACCTAGTCAGCTCTAGGCGCGTTACAATCTCTAATCTCTTACAAGTAAATAGTGAAAATTATAATAATAAAACTAAAACAATCATATTTATAAAGTCATCTCTTAAATTAATTTTTGTTATTATTAATATATAGAAAATAAATATATATTATGCTGGGGTTTGGGGCGAGCTAAAATATATTGTGACGTAAGGAACAATATATTAAGCCCCAAGGTTTTAATATCTCTATTTCAATAATTTAATTATTATATTATTATCTAATAACAAATTTTTTAAAAAATCATATCCATCCTCAGTTACCAATATAGTTTCAAGAGTATTCCCATTATCATATGTAATAATTTCTGTTAAAAAATAAGTATTTAAATATTTTTTATTAGGTAAATTTCTTTTATCATCATTATAATAAAAAATATTAAGTTCCCTTAGATTTTTGAAAATAGTATTGTATGGACATTTTAATTTATATCCATTAGTTAATATATGACATACAGTATTTTTAACTGTTGAAGGAAATGTAATATTATTTACAATATCATGTTTATATTCATTTTCTTTATTATTGTTTCTAGGTTTTTGGTTTTTGGTAAGAGTATTTGATTTGTTATATAATTTTTTATAAGTACCAGTTTTTTCAATATGTTTTTTAATAGTAATCAATGTATTTATATTTTTATCTGAAATTAATACATCATTAAACATAGACTTTTCTTTATTCAATACTTTTTCCAATGTGTATTCTAAATTATATCCATTCTCAACGCTATCATATTCTTTAATATATTTATCTTCATATATTAACAAAATACATTGTTGAACTATAAGATAAAAATCATTACTTATTTGTTCAATTATTTCAAAATTAAAATGTTCTTTTCCATATATGTTGTAGTCCTGTTGCAGTTTAAAAGAATGATGTGTATTATTATTTAAATCTTCTTTATGTTTATCCCATCTTTCATAAATATCTAAACTTTCACCAATATATACTTTATTATTTATATTGTTTATAATTTTATATATTCCTGCAATCCTATTTTCTTTTTTTAATCTTGTCATAAATTATATTATTCTCCTTTTAAATAAAAGCTGTATATTAGATTTATATTCATACAGTAAATATTATTCTTTTTCAGTCATATTTATCATCATCTCCTAATTTAATTATATCATACTTTATATTTATATGTCAAGTAATTATCAGTACATATTATATTAATAATCAATAATCTAGATTTATAATTTAAATTTTTATGGGTATACCTACCTCTAATATATCATTATTTGTTTATTCTATTTGTAAAAGTACGCCCCGTATACTCCCATATATGATATTTATTAATATGTCAATGAACATACTAAATTATCTTCATCAGATTGTAATATTCCTATATATCTTAATGTTATTTCTGGAGAACTATGACCAAGTATTTTTTGTACCATTACTATATCTTTACTGTTTTCATATAGATGATATCCAAATGTTTTTCTTAATGTGTGTGTTGCTGTATCATATGATTCAATTTGCTTGAAAGCATCTTTTAATATTCTATATGCTTGAACTCTTCCAATAGGAGAGTTGGGTGATTCATTCTCTACATCTATATAGACTGTATTCATTTTGTTTGTTAATGGGTTCTTTAATTTAGTTTTTTTCTTTACGGTTGAACTAAATTTTTTACTCGAAAATAAATATTCATTATCTTTCTTTCCCTTAATAAATAAATCAAGCTCATCTTTAAATGTTGGATGTATAATTACTTTTCTTTTCTTGCTTGTTTTATTTTCTGTTGTTTCAAAATAGTTTTTACCTTTAATATCAGATACTTTTAATTTTATGATATCTGATATTCTATATCCTGAATATATACCAAGCTTAAATAAAATATAGTTTCTGTAATTTGATTTCTTTAGTATATCCTCTATTTTATGAATCTGTGATATCTCTCTTATTGGTTGTACTGTGTTCATATGGTTTACACTCCTTTATTTTTATACTGTTAATATAATATATTTTAATTACAAATTTGTTTCTGTATATAATGTAACATAAATTGGATGATGTTGTCAATAGAAATATAAAAATAAATTTGTATACATAAGTGAGTATTATATTGCTTAAATTATCGAAACTTTATTAAAATCGTTTGAATTATCTTAAAAACATTAATATTTTTGTGGCTTTTATTGAATTTTTTATGGTTAATTTTTATGTGTATTTTATTGAATAAATGATAATCGGTTAATAGAGATATTTGAGATTAAAATATTGATACAAAGGTAGGAGTAAACGTATTGATATTATTGAGTTTGATGGTTGTTTATCATATAGAAAAATTAGATATAATCATAGTAATTGTAATAGGTATGATTGTTTGAGTGAAATTTTTAGATAGGTGAAATAAGCTTGATTAGTACATTGTAACGATAAAGTGTCGATATGAAAATTGATAATGTTTTGTGTTTTATAGTGAGTCGGTTTAAAAATTGAGTTTATTGTGTGAATAGAAGTGCTATGGGCAACCCATGCTCAAAAAATAAGCTGATTTTTGTAAAGTACCGCCCATCTATTTAATGTATATCCTAAAATAACGTATTTAAGCATGTTACAAGGTTTAATGTTACACAATGTAATTATGTTACATTAGAATTTATGATGCATTTTAATTAATTGAATAGAGAATAATACCACTAAAAAGTAGCAATTAAGAGCCTATACAAGCGATACATTTAAAACCTTGTAATAGGCTTTATTACTGCGTTTAAAAGGTTATTTATCATCAATAATACACAGATATCTACTATATAATAATAACTCAGACGGTTTAAATTAAGCACACAAAATATTGATTTTATCCAATATGATAGGGAATAGCTGATATTGTGAGCCTATGAGTAAACTGTATTAGATACTTAATACAATTGGTTGCAATTGCAACGTAATATAAATCGAGGGTAACATGAGCCGACACAGTGAAGACTTAATTAGTTAATTATATAAGTAACTAACTTAATATATTAAAAATGTTTCACGTGAAACAATATAAATTATATTAATATTACATATACATTATAGTAACTCTGTATAACTCAATTTAACCTGTATATAATGCGTATAACTATGTGTAAAAGAATACAAATATAATATAGAAAATTAGTATTGACAATATATAATAATGAGAGTAAAATATATAGTGTAAGATAGTATTTAATCTAAGGAGGTTATCTAATGGAATTAGAAAGATATCAAATAGCAGCAAGCAAAATTAGTGGTTTAGATGATGATATATCTAAGACCAAAGAAGAATTAATATATACTGCAAAAACTATATTAAATATGTATAATGAACCTGAAACATCATTTTATAATGATTTACATTGTGATTACAAAAGAAATAAATACACAACACCAGAACAAGTTAGGACATTAGCAAAAAAACATATATCACAATTAAAAGCATTTATAAAAAAGTATAGTTGATGAAACATACAACAATGATATTGAATATTAATATAAAAGGAGACCAAACCATGAAAACAAATAAAACTATTAAAGTAAATAAGAATCTAACCTTAAAACTACTAACCATCATAATAATAGTAATAACCATATTGTCAATAAACATTACCAATGTATCAGCATCCACACAGACTAATACAATAGATACAACTAATACTATGCAATCTAATATATCAGATACCACAATAGCAGACAACAAACCATCAGGCTATTATGGTTACTATGGAATAGTACAAGGAGACGGACACACAACAAAGATATATATCAAGATAAATGGAAACTGGGAACGATATATAATAAAATCCGACTATATAGGCTATGAATGTAAGATAGTATCATTTGACCAGAAAATAACTTTGGACAACTATAAAACTGTAAGAGTTATAAATATAATAGATACAACTGATAAAGTAAAGACTGATAATACAATACATGATTATATGTTATTTAAGGTATTTAAAGAACCAACAAAAGGAGGAAAAAACTAAGCATATGATAGATTACATATTACTAGGCGTAATTATAATAGGTATAGCATATAAGGTAATACATAAAATAATAATAGAATAATAACAAAATATACAACACTGCAAGAGAGGTAATATATTTATCTCTCTATTATGCTATTTAGAAAGGAGCAACCAAACAAATGACTAATACAAACAATAGAGTATTACATAATCCTTTAGAATTCATTCTGGCAGGTCAAGCAAAATTTAGCTGTACTAATGTTGAAACAAATAATACATATACATATAAAGTCACCAGAGCAAACCATACCAACAATACTAATGATAAATATTTATATTTTGTAAGTGTACAAATAGATAATCCGAATCCAGAAGCCTATAATCAATATACATATAAATATATAGGTACTATTCATTTAAACCAAAACAATAATAATGAACCTATCTTTACATATGGCAATAAATCAAGCATCCCGAAAGACTCAGCAAGTGTAAAAGGTTTTGCTTATATCATAAAGCATCTAATCACAAACACATTACCAGAATATTATATAATAAAACACTATGGTAAATGTGGACGTTGTGGCAGAGCCTTAACGGATGAAAAAAGTATATTGTTAGGTTTAGGCAATGAATGTATAAAGATTATGAATAGAGAGAAAAAGAAAAATAAATAAATGACTTAATGTCCTGCGGACGGCTTTTGCAATTTTCTTCGCTACGCTTGAAAATGTGCAAAGAAATATATTTATTTATATTTTTAAATAATAAATAATTAATCAGTAGGAGGAATAAAAATAAAAAATTATAATAATACAAGTTAATATTAATATAATAATAGTATATATTAAGATATAGATGTATTTTGCGACTGGAAGCCATTGATATAACTACATTTCGGAATAAATTAGCGACAGTTTTTGTCGTTTTTCTATTGATTTACCGACAACTTTTGTCGGAAAAATATTTTATATAAGAAAGGATTTTTATACATAATGGAAGATGAAAACAAAACATTAGTAATAGCAGACCCAACAACAGGAGAAATAATATCAGAATTAAACGAAGGTGATAGAATAGTAAGAAAAGCCTCTATTGATAAATACAATAGTACAATGTCATTTAACAAGGACGAGCCATTTGTTAAAGTATTTAGTAATGTACTTTTTGAATTATCGGATAAACTATCAGGAAAGGAAAGCTTATTTTTATACTATTTATTGCAATATGTTAATTTTGAAGATGGTATACTTGAAAGAAATAAAGAAATACTTACAAAAGAAATGATAATTGAAGAAACAAAGCAATCCGAAAGAAATATTGAAAGATTAATTGCAGGATTAATTGAAAAGGAAGTAATAGGAAAACATAGAACTGGAACAAAGAAAGTCGCATATACTATTAATCCTTTTATATTTATGAAGGGTAAAAGAATAGATTTAACATTATATGAATTATATAAAAAATCAAAATGGGCGAAATTATATGAAGAATAACAAATAATAATTAAAAGGACTAAAAAGTCCTTTTCTTTTCTCTTTTTATCGTTTATCAATAATCAGTCTTTTATAAGCCCGTACAATCAATTTTACTCTATCAACAACAAATTACATTACCATATGCAAAACAAACGTTTAAAACAAATTCTACGAGGTCAAAAATATATAATATAAGCCTAAAGATTTTGTAAATATCAAAATAGTGAAACAAATTATTTTAATATTAGTTATTGACAGATAAATTTAAAAGGTATAAAATGTAATTAATTAATAGCTTACTGATAGTAAGCAGAAGGAAGGTATATTATGAAAATAATGATTAAGGAAAAAAAACAAATAAGAGAGTTATCTATATATGGTACAAATGGGATAGAGTGGACAGCAGACCTGTTAGGGAATAATGATGCATTACAGTATGACCAAGAAAGAGAAATATATATAATGAGTCAATCAGACTATTTTTGGTGGTTAGAATATATCAATAACCATATTAATGATGAAAAAGAAATACAGGAACTAGCAGAAGAATTAGATATTGATATATCAGAAATATATGAAAGAATAAGTCAATATAGTACATGTGATTTAGGAGACGAACACAATATAAAGCAAGCTGTACTAAAAGAAATAAAAAACGAAAATAAAAAAGTAAATATCAATTAATATTAAAAAGGACTAGCCGACAAAGCTAGTCTTTTTATTTTTGTTATAAATGTCTATTAATAAAAGCCACAACAAAAAAAACATAGTAATATAGTTATTAATACTATGCAAATACGATTAATAAATTTATATCATACTATATTGATATTATTAGTATGTATAAATACACTACATAAAATTTTAAGATATATCATTATGTATCAAATAAAGTACAATGTATAATATACATACAAATGTATAAATATAAATGAGAATTTGACATTAAACAATAAAATAATATTAACCTTATCTGTAAGGCTCTAAAATCGTTTTTAAGCCATTAATAATAAAATAATATACTTATAAGGATATGTCCTCAATAATCAATCCTGATGGATTCGACATTATTAGACATGCAAATTGCCTCCACTTTGGTATTAAAAACAGGGTTAAAAATGGGACAGCTCACCACTTATATAATAGTAAATATATATAATGCAGTAATATCAAGGCACACAAGGTTATAGTAATTATAAAATGTATAAAAGTGCATAGGATATAAAAATAAAAAGTATTGACAAAAAGGGATTTTAAGTATTATATTTATAGTAAGATATAAACTTAAAGATGGTAAGGAGGACAAGATAAATGAAGCAGTGGGAGATAGACGATTTAATTAAGGATATTGCAGGAGGGAAAAAAGAATGTTAAGATTAAGGCATATAATAAAAGGTACAAAGAGGTTAAATGTAAAAAGTACATATATGGAAGTATACAAAGGTAATAAGTACATAGGAATAGCGTTATTTAGATAAGTTATCAAATAAGCATTTTATGTTGTTTTAAAAATATTATAAAAAACTATTTACATTTATATTAATATCAATTATAATATAAATATGATAGTTAATAAATATTTCGGAGGTTGATTTATATGATAATTAATACTGGAGATATAGTAAAATGTTTCGGGCAGTTTAGAATGAAATTAACTCCATACTTAGTAAAAGATAAAGATAATAATATAATAAAAGATGAAAGTAAAGCACAAATTACAATGTATGATATAAGCCAAAAATTTGATATATTATGGAGTACTACAATGAAATTAAATGAAGCTCATGGAGCGTTAACAATGTTTGAAATGATAGGTTATTATAATGCACCAATAAATGTAAATTAGAGCTGAAAAGCTCTTTTTTATTAGAAGGAGGTTAAAACTTGAAACATATATTTAAAATAAAGTTGTTAAACGATAAAGAATTTACTATAGAATCAGATACTAATAGTTTAAACGATATATCATTAAAAATAATACAAATATGCGTTGAAAATAATAGTCAAGTTATTAGCTTAAATGAATTAACGGCATCTCATAGAAATATAAAATAATAAAATGAAAGGAACATATCTTATGATAGAACAATTAAAAAATATTAAATCCGAATTAGAACAAATTGCAGATGAATTATATCAGGATGAAAACAATATTGTTATATTAGCACATTTAGAACATGCTATTAATGATATCAGAAAAGCTTTTATAATATTAGCGGTAAGAGATAAATAATCAATATAGAATATAACTTTTATTTGGTTATTAGAGAGCCTGACAAGGTTCTCTTTTTGTTTGTTCAAAATTATCATGAAAATATAAAAATAATTGTTGACGAATAATATAGTGAGGGTGTATAATTATATTAAGATTTAAAGGAGGTTGATGACATGAAAGCTTTAAAACTATTGGAAGATATGAAAAATAAGAAATATACTACTATAGATAATATACTTGATGCTGAAACAGATTTTTTTAGTATCAACAGAAACCAAAAAAATGTTATTGAAAATATCATATACCAGCAATTAAAACCTTTTTATTTTAATCCTATAGCTTTAGGCACACAATTAAAAACTGGTGACACTTGGAGCAGTAAGGCACATACTGAGCATTTTAGAACTTTTGAAGGTTATACTTTAAAACTTTATGGTAATACCTTTAAAATCAAAGATGAATTAAAAGCAAAGGGTTATAAATATGACAGTACAGTTAAAGCATGGTATAAAACCATAGAAACAATTGAAAATTTAATATCTGATGTTGAAACATATAAAAGTTATTGTACGGACATAAAGATAAATTGAGGTTAGAAATAACCTCTTTTTTGACCAAATGCACATTTTATTTTATTTGGTTAATGTAATTGAATAATAATATAAAAATAATATCAAAAATCTATTGCAATATGTTATTTTATGATTTATAATAAAGATAGTTAATACACAACTTGCTAGTAGCAAGGGAAAGCGTGAGACTATGAAAGCTAAAATAGATAACAAAATTTTAAATGTCAGAATAATAAATGCAAATTACAATGAGTATGCAGTAGAATGTGAAATTTTAGAAGGTAATTTCAAGGGTGCATATACAATTGTTGAAAATACTGATTTAATCAAAGAAAAGAAAAATTTTCGTTATTATGTACAGAGAACACAAGAACCAGATTTAAATGAAAGACGTAAAACAACTACAAAAAGAAAATGCGAAACTTTAGAAGAAGCAAAAAAAGTTAAAAGCAAATATGTTGACTGCAATCATAGTAATATTTATAGCTACAAGATTCTTGATAGAATTACAGGTGAGTATCTATAAAACGGCAGAGCCGTAAAGAAGGGAATGTGTATCATGAAATTATCAAGAAAGATTCAGTTAATACCTAGAATATTTATAAAAATAGTAACAAATAATAATTATTATATTTGTGATAGCTGTCATAAGTTACATAAAAGAAAAGGGAAAGAATTTGATTTAAATTCTAAATGGGCAATAACCGTAAATTATGAATGCTCGAACAAATCTATTAATAAAGCAAAAAACTTGATTATTGATTCAATATTTCAAAAGGTATAATGCTAATGCAATGAATACTTGATTTTATGTGGTTTGTCGAATTTTGCGAAATGTTTCTCTTGCAATTATTATATTAATATCATATAATGTTAATATAAATTAAAGAGCCGAACATAATTGGCAGAAAGCAGGTACATTATGAAACTTACATATGAAAGAGGAAATGTTAATTTAGTAGCAGAAGCTACAAAGTATTCAGAGGAACAAACAACTGCTTGTTTTGATTTTTATTTAATGGATGGATATAGAGTTACTGGTGGAATGTTAGGATTATCAGACCGCAAATATAAAACTTTTAACGGTTGGTTAAAATCCGTATTAAAAGATTATCCAGAATTAACCGTTGATATGGATAAAGTTAAAGAAATGAAAGAGTTTGCTGAAGAAATTCGGAATCAGGATGATGAAGAAGAATAAAAACCAATAGAACTGGTATTTCATGTACTGTAATAATATGGTATATTTTATATATTTATTTTCCTTATAAAAATATCAATATAATTATTGACAGTATAATAAATAGTGTGCTATTATTAATTTATAAAATAATTATAGGAGGTTTTTATTATGACATTAAAGAATATATTAAACAGAATGTGTGCAGTAATGACTGGAAAAGAATTTACAGAAAGGACTGGAGAAAGCTTATATAAAACTAATAAAACTATTACATTAGTAATAGGCGGTATAAATAAGACTTATCCAGTGGTTATTGATAATTATGAAAAATAAAAGTCCTTTTGATTCGGAGAAGTGTTTGGAATGTATATGGATGAGACAAGAAGAGCCTTTTCATTGTCCTATATTTCATATAGATATTGATAATATAAACATAAAAAATTGTACAATTGGATTAATAAAAACATAGAAGGTTATATCTTCTATGTTTTTGCAATTATAATTTAATTCAAGAAAGGAGGAATTGCATGAAAGAATATGAGGAAAACTTAATAAAATATGATGGCGATAAAAACAAAGCGTTTATTATTACATTAATAGAAAATTCGTCAAAGTCATTATTAAATGTTATAAAGAAAAATAATTTTTGTATGGATGATATTGTTTTAAGTGTTAATATTGAAAGTAATTATTATAATATTCATCATACTGAAACAATAGGAGGCTGCATATGCAAATAGGAGATAAACAGCTACAAGAGCCTAAAACATTAGATGAAGCAAGAGAAGTATATAATATTTTAGGTTTGAAATTTAGTGAGAATTCGCCTGAATGGTTAAACGAATATTATAATGCAAAGCAGCTTGTTAAAATGAATAACTATGTAAGAGAATTAAACAAACAATCAAATATAGCTATTCATGATTTATACAAAATATTAAAGGAGGCTACAAAGTGACAAGAACTCCAAAATGTAAAGATTGTATGTTTGAAATGAATACTGATTACGGGGATTCTATAGTTTATTGGTGTGATATTCATTATAAACAATTAGATAATATTGTTTATCTGGACAAAAAATGCGAGTATTATAGAAAGGATGAGTATAAATGTTTGCAAGAGGACAAATAGTTAAGGTATTAGGGGAAGGTATATTAAAAGATACTGTAGGAACTTTTTATTCTGATTATGGGAAAACATATATAATACATATTTTAGAGCCAGAGCATTTAAAAGGAGAAGAATTATATATTCCAAAGTCAAAATATACACTTGAAATAATTACAGATGATAATATTGAACAATGGAAAAAGGATGTTATTTATAAGATATTAGATAAATTTGATAAAACAGGAGGAGCGTATAAAAGATAATGAGAGATTATAAGGTATTTGAGAAAATGGATAAAATAAATTTTAATGTTGGTGATATAGTATATTCTAGTTATTATCATAAATCTGGTGAAGTAGTAGCAATAAATGAAGATGATGCAGAAACCTATTATACTATAGCATGGAATAAATGTCATGATGGTTTATGTTCTGCTGATGAATACGATGATTTTGATTTACCTATATATGACAATAGATATTATGGGACATATAGAAATGTTGATATAATAAAATACGGATTGAGAAAGAAGGATAAAAAACATGGTAGATTATGAGAAAAAACATAAAAGTTTAAATTGTCCTATATGTAATAAACCATTAATTATATCAGAATCACACAATCAAGTTGCTTGTAGTGATATAAATTGTAAATTTAATAATAATATTGATATAGTTAATTATTGCATAAAATGACGATTTCATGGCTATTAATATAAGTTTGGAGGAATAATAATGCAAAGAATATGGAGAGATTCAAAAACAAATAACTTTATGATTAACAGGCACTTGATGTATTCAGCAGAAATTTCAAAAGTTTTTATCTATGAATATGATGGAAGTTTATTAGAAATTACAGAAGATTTCAAAGCAATACAAGCTAATGAATTATATCTTCCAGTATTCTTGTATAGATTTCCTAGGTTTAAAGAGGGAACATGTTTTGTTGTTACTGATAAGCGAAAATTAATAGATGATAAACCAAAATATGATTTATACATACATAAAGGTCAAACAATGAAAATAGGAGCGTGAATTGATTATGTCTTTACGTGACACCGTTGGAAAGCTATTACATATTAAAACAAATAGAGTTGAATATATAGTTAAGGTATATGATAGTAATAAATATATGAATGTTTGTTATGCTCATATTGTTGCTATAATAAAAGGCAGTGCAAAAATAGGTAGCCGATGGATTGTAAAAGAGAACCAAGTAATAATATAAAAACATGACCAAAAACAAATTTCATGAACTAATTAAACCCAATAGCAGGAGCGTAAACCCTGCTATTTTTATTTGTAGCTGATTTATTCTCCAATATGGTATAATATGACTATTGGATAATTTGAACGCTTAAAACGGCTTATAAATGTTTAAAAATAGTTTAAAAATTATTTTAATATCCTATTGCATTCTGAATTAATGTGTGTTAGAATTTATATTGTAATCAAGTTAAACATTACATACGGTACTAAGTACCGAGAAGGAGCGTATATTATGAAATTATTTTTAACTAATAATAATAAAAAAGAGGTTTATGTATCAAATAATATTGAAGACATAAAAACAGAGATTTTAAAACAGAATGCTAATTTTAATATTGTAATACATGACGGATTTTTAGAGGCAAGTAACATAAATGATATTAATAAAGCAATAGAATTTGCAATAGTAGAATAATGTTGATGGGTTCGCCCGTAGTGGCGAATTAAAACGCAAGTTACGTCCAAAGCCGTAACGGAATAGGAGAATAAAAAATTATGATTAAATATCAAGAAAAGAAAACAGGTAGAAAGTATTTTGTAGAGTCTTTAGAAGTTAATGATTTAGGTTTAATTGTATTAATACCAGTCAGAGGTGCTGAAGGTATTGCAGTAACTCCAGAATCACTAGAAAAACGATTTAAAAAATGTGACCAAAAGTAAATTCTATCAAAAGTATTGACAATTATTTTTATATCTATTACAATGTAGATAGTTAATAAAATAAATCTAGCGGAGGTTATCAAGATGAGTTTATATGATGAATTATCAGAACTTTCAGGCAATGAATGGAATAACTTATTCCAGATGGCAATTGATGAAGGAAAGAAACAATTCAATTCAATGCCTAGCGATGTAACATATCAGTATTTAGGCGAACTTGATTCTCCAATGGATTGTATTGAAAAAGGAGTACCAAAGGAAATTGTTAAAAATCAATTTCATGGTAAATGTAATGTTTTTTCTGTAAGTAATGGAACATATGTATTCTGTAGTGATTTTCAAGCTGAAGCAATTTTTGAAAGTGGTAAATGTATATCACGTTTTGAGTGTGATTGGGATGAAGACGAGGACAAATATTAGTTATTATATAGTTTGCCAGAGGGCAGACGGAAGGAAGGTTTATTATGGATAGAAGAGATATAAACGAATTAATAGAAGATGCATTATTATTTTATAATGATGAAGAAGAAAATTCCTTACAGGGTGAGATTGAAAAAATTAAGACATTCAGCAAAGCAGGATTATTGACCACAGATAATGGATTGGTTATTAAAATGAAAAATGGGGCAGAATTTCAAATAACAATTGTTCAAAGTAAATGATTCAATAAATAGCAAGTTTTATTGTAATGTTAAAATAATTTAATAGGAGTGTTGCAAACATGAGAACAAAAACTTTGAATAATGCAAAATTAGTTGTTACAGTAGAAAGTATAAAAGGACAACAAACAATTAATACAATGTCTGTTTTTGATAATCGTACAAATGAATTTTGGAACAATGAACGAATAAAAGAAAGAGGAATAACAAGCTTTTTAAATATAGATGATTTAAAAGAAACACTTAACTGGAATTTAAATGGTGACAGTTCAAAATATCAATTTAAGTGGGGTCAAACTGGGAAAAATAGTTCAGATGGAATAGCGTATATTTTTCAATAAAGCAAATGAAATCCTTAATTCATAAATTAAATTTTAGGAGGTTAAAAAAAATGAAATCTTATAGTGTGAATAGTAGATTAATCTGGAAACATGAAAGTGGTTATATAGTTGAAGCAACACAAGGACAAATATTTAAAACCTTAAAGGATGCAAAACAAGCTGCTAAAACTCTACCATGGGAATAATAAAATTACCTAGTTTGCTGATATGAAGCAGACTACAAGCGTTATAATCTTAGCTTGTAAATATAAAAGATGTTGGAATAAAAAATACATAATAGGAGCGTGAGCAGATATGAGGAAATTACAAAGAAATTTAAATGATTTGCTTAATAAAATCTATCTGGAACAGGCAAAAGAAATACTAAACAAATATAATATTAAGGTAAGTAATAAATTATAGGACGGCTTAAAACCGTTCTATTTTCTTTTTATAGCCTTTTATTTAGGTCTGGTATATAATTACATTGTCGGGCATGGTAGAGCCTTAAAACGGATTTTAGAGCATCATTGTGATTATATATTATTTTTATATTTTATATTGACTTTTGGTAAACACTTATGTTACTATTATATTGTGATTAATAGATAATATTTCTAAGCCAATTCTGGCAGATAAAATTTAATAATCTAGTGCAATGCTAGACAGTTTAGTTAAAATTATTACATAAGGCTTTGAGCCGATAGAATAGGAGTGTTGAAAATGAAGGAATGTACAATAATGTTTAGTGTAATGGTCAATAACTGGGTAATAGCAGAAGATGGACATTTTAACTATAAGGAAAATTTTGAGACAGCGGAACAGGCAGTAATTTCTGCTTATAGAAAAGGTTATACAACTATAAAAATTGAAACGAAATAGTCTGTTTATAACATGTTTGGAGGTGTAAAACAACATGAAATTTAAAAGGCATAAACTTTTTGATACTGGTATAATAGTTTATGATGGCGAATATAGTAATATAAAATATAGAATCGTAAAAAGAGATAATGTATGGATACTCATGAGATTAAACAAAACTACCAATAAATATTATGATACTTTATGGTCATCAGCAGGAAAGTTGGCAGTATTTAAAAAATATATGATTGAATTAATTGCAAGTAATAAAATATAATGGAGGTTTTAAAATGAAAATTATAAAAGTATCTCAGAATCCTTTTCGTAAGCATGAAGTTAAAAATCTGCCAAAAGACGCAGAATATAGACAACAAAGTATAAATGATAATGAAGTTTATTATAGTGAAACTAAACAAAGCTATTACGAAATAATAAAATAATATAAGTAAATAAAGAGGTATTTACTATGAATAAAGAAATTAAAAAGCTGATACTTGAAGGGGTTTTTATTACAGTATGAACTATAATATGTATAATAGAATTTAATACATAGAATTCTGCTTTCATTTGGTTTTTTTAAATTTCTTGCGTGATATTAAAATAATAGTTGACAGCCATTATTCTATCATGTTATAATGAATTATAAAATAATTTAAGGAGTGATTTAAATGAATAAATCAACAGTACAAATTAATTATGAAAAGGCAAACATGGTAGTAAATGCAATAGTTGAATGTACTTCTAATCCTGAAAACATCCAAATGTACATAGTAAGAGAATTTTACAAAGCATTTAATAATGAAAATATAGACCTTGCCTATCAGATAATAAATGAAGCATTTAACAAAAATCAAGTAGCAGGATACAAATATTTAGAATGCTGTGAACGCTGCGATAGAAAAGGCGAATTTTACGATATAGCAATGAAAAATCCTTTAATGAATCTAAACTAATATAAATATAAATGTTACTGTTAAAATGCATTATAACAATTTATAGTGCATTTTATAGAGTAACATTGTATAATATTGTTACTACTTGAAAAATGGGAAGGTGTTAATAATGAATTTGAAGACATATGAAAAGATGATGACCATTGAAGTAAAATCGACATTTGAAAAGAAAGCTATAAAAACAGAAACAACATTGAAAGCAGAACTGACTACTGATAATTTTAACTTTAAATCTATAATAGAATTTGAAAAAGAACGTCAAAAAATTGACCGTTTTATTAAAAGAATGATAAAGCAATGTCAGTATTTTGAAATGACTATAACTATATCTGAATATTCAAAGGATGAACAATACAATTGTAAACAATTATCATTTAATCATTGGACATTTAACGGAATAGCTGATTATACTGAAAATGAGGAAGAAATGGGCGTTTATTTAAAGCCTGATATTAGATATACACCAGAACATTTTGATGTATGGTATAATTTTACATTAGAATCTTTACCAGAAATAAATTAATAAGAGGGTGAAATCCCTCTTTTGGTTTTGATGAAATCAGCCTTTTATGTTGAAATTTGTCGAACTGTTTTTCTTTACAAATTATATTTATAATGCTATAATTTATTCATAAAATAAATTAATAAAGGAGTAATTAATATGTTATATGTTTTAAATAATAAAACCAATAAAAATAATTTTGTTGATGAAAATAAAACAGTTGATGAATTTGGAATGGAATTAATAAGCGAGATAAGAAAAGACAATTCAGAGCAGATGCTTTCTGTTAGTTTTGGATGGAATAATGTTCATATAGTCGCTCATGGAACAGATTTTGACACGTGGATATATAACGATAAACATCCAGTATTCCAAAGAGCATTAAAAAATAGTAATATTGAAATGATTACAATTAATAAATAGTGATAAAAGAAGGCTTTTATGTCATTTTTTGTCGAACAATTTTTCTTGACATATTATATTTATAATGTTATACTTAATTCATAAAATAACTTGTGGAGGTGCTTTAGTATGGCATTAACTGGTGAAAATTTTTTAAGAATAGACCGTCATAATTCTACTATAAATAACTTAAAAGGTAAAATTAATAAAGTAAAAAATGAATTTGATAGTTATATGAGAGTACAATATAATAAAGAAATGGGTTATATAGATGGTGAGCCAGATACAGATATTTTTGTCAAATGTCATAAGTTTGAAAAAAGAATTGAGCGTTTAGAATACTTATTATATTGTGCAGAGTATGAAGAAAATAGAAGGAGAAACTGGAATTAATATACCTGAGCCTTGCAAGAGTATAAAACTTGTAAGGCTTATTTGATGTTAGAATAAATTGTTATTTATATATTTACGATATCGGTTTGATATGGTAAAATTAATTATAGACTTCGGACGGAAGCGTGTGAGGAAACACTTAACCTGCCAATTTTTAAGTTATTTGATATAAATATAATTATGAGATAATTACCTATTGAATTTAATAATATAATATGGTAATATATATACATGATAGTTAATACATATTTAGGAGGGTGAGAACATGCTAAAAGAATTAAAAGAAAAAACATATCAGAATTTTTATATCAATGAAGAAAATGAAATAGTTGGAATAGTTACACCAAAGGAAAAATGGAAAATCAAAGAACCAGCAGAATTGCAAGCATATTACATAGATAAAATATACAAACTAAAAAGCGGAATGCAAGTACAATTTGTATCTGAAAGAATAAGAAAGTTAGAAAAACAATTAACTCAGCTAACAAGAGAAATGAATAAAAGATGTACAATGAATGTTGAAGCCGTAAATTAATATGGCTTTTCTTTTATCTTAAATATATCAAGTCCGTATAAGTCATTTTAAGCCATTATATTAATATCAGTAATATAATAAGCCTTGCGGAGTGCTAAAACGGTTTAAAAGGATTCTAGGCAGTATCTAATATAAAAACCACATAAAATGTTGTTTTCAATCACAAATTAAGCTACCCTAAAAAACTGGGTAGCTTTTTTATTTTACATCAGCCGAGCGTATAAAATCAAAGTCACAGAATCGCTTTAAAACGATTTTTAGGGCATAGGTAATATAATTAGTATGCAGAGATTTTATAAACGCTTAAAAAGGCTAATAATACATTGTATTTATTATTAATATTATTTTTGTAACATAGTTGTATTTTTCCAATAATAAGCATATAATATAAATGTATTTACAAATACAATTATTTCACGTTGGGGAAGCTGAAAAAGCAATAAAAACATAAGCAAATATAAATATAAAATAAATTTAGAAAAATATTAAAAATAGTATTGACATACTAAAAGAATGAGAGTATACTAAAAGAGTACCAGAGAGGTACACAAAATAAATTTTATAAATCCTCGTACTAAGTCGAGGTAGAAAGCGAGTACAATATGACAAATTCAAAAATCGAAAGTTTAGCAAGATTCTTAGAAGTAGAAACAGAAGAAATTTCACAAGGTTACAGCGAAAATATTTTTGAATATGGTAATCAAGAATATTTAATTCTTACAGAAGAAGAAGCAGATAATGCAGTAAAAGAAAATATAGAAGAATCTGTTTGGGCGTTTAACGCAAACTTTATTCTCGACCATACTAATATTGAATGGAATTCAAGAATAGAAAAATCATTAAAAAGAATGCAAGAAGAACTTTCCGAAGATGCCAACGACTTATTAAAAGCTATGATAACAGATTTTGACGAGTTCGTTGAAGATGCAATTTCAGCAGATGGCAGAGGACATTTTTTAGCTGGTTATGATGGAGAAGAAAACGAACAAGATGAATATTATATTTATAGGAATAACTAAAGTCGAAACTAGCCATAACAGGCTAGTATATACAAGATGGTAACTTGTATACTGATGAGACAAACCAAAATTTTATTAATCCTAGTATATTAAATCTAGGTAGAAAGTAGGTTATAAAATGAGTATATCAACAACGTTCAAACAGTTTGAGATTAAGGCAAGTTATAAAGGTGATAAAAAATGGAATGATGATACAAACAATTGGAATAATCACATGATAAAAGTTACCAATACAGAAACAAAACAGAGTATAGCTTTTGAATTTTGGAGTAGTATTGTAAAACCTGAAATAACAGAAGAAAAAGAAGTATTATTTGCTTTTGAATGTTTAATTTTAGATTCAATAGCAGGAGATAAATATTTTGAAGATTTTTGTTCTGAATTTGGATATGATACAGATAGTCGAAAAGCTGAAAAGATACACAAAAAATGTATTAAACAACTTGAAAAATTAAAAAAAATATATGATGGTGATATTTACGAGTTAGTTAATGAATTGCAGGAGGTAGCAGGATAATGAGCAGACCACAAGCATATCAACCAGAACAAGGTTATAAATATCAAATTTTAACACGTAACAGCCAATATTCAAGAGCCTTCGAGCATTGTGATTATGCAAAAGATAATAAAGAAAAGAAATACTTAATTGAAAATTACCGTCAAGCCTATGGCATAGGGTGGGAATTTAAAAGTATAATGTTACCTGAAAAATATTGGACAGAAAAACAATAATATAAAAAGGCATAAATCAAAGTAACAGAATGTGTAAATCTTTGTAGCTGATAGAATAATCCTTAACAGGGTATTTTATCAGCTATTTTTATTTTTTGGAGGTAACATAGTAATGAATATAATTAAGATATCAGAACAAGTTTTTGAGACTATACAAAACAATGATATATTACCAATAGAAAAAGAACATTTACCATATAACACAATATGCATTGCGTTTCCTTATTCTTTTTTACGCTCATCCGATGAAATGATAGATGATGCTATTAAAGAATTAAAAGTAAAAGCCAATCAACAGGGTATAGGATTAAAGAAAATGCTAGAAGATAGAAAGCAAGAAATTGAGGAACAACAAAGAAAGATAATTAATTACTGTAACAGTGACTTACATGTAATATTCAATATTAATAATTTTGAAATAACAGTAAAACACAGTAGACCGCAAATAATAGGAGTATCGGAGCAAGTTTTATTTCATGGTGTAAAGGCTTTTGAATTTGTGCCAATGATTAAAGTAAATCAAATGAGTGATAATGGTATATGGTTTTATAATACTATGGTTAAATTGGTATCTGGTGTAATATATGCTATTAATAATATGAATATCGAGGTAACAGAGACTACAGAAAATATCAAGTCAAACAGTAACAGACCAACAAAAACCAATAATGAGAAAATACGTTATATTTCTAATATTAAATATCTTAATTCTACTATAACAGATGGACAAAGTACAAGCCATGAAAAACGTATATTCAATATGGAGGCATGGGAAGTTCGAGGACATTGGAGACATTATCAAAACGGAAGTAAAATTTGGGTTAATGCTTATGTCAAAGGAGATAAGGAAAAGCTACGTAACAGCGATAATATATATAAGCTGAATAAAATTGATATTGACTAGGTAACAGCCGATATTTAATGATGCCGAGGTAACAGCACTAAATTTTTATTCCAAGGGTAACAGCGAGGTGAAATTATATGAAGCAATATTCACAGAAAGATATTGAAAATTTGATAAATCAGTATAACAGAACTGACAAGCAGATTATAAAAAAGAATACAGTTAGAATATTATCAGAATCAGGATATCAATATACAGATATAGCAAACAGGACAGGTATAGGAGTACAAACCCTTTACCAATATAACAAAGAGTATGTAACAAATTACCCTAACTTTTTAACAGCTTTGAAGATTGCTAATTTTTTGGAAATTGATATAACAGAATTCATTTTGAATAGCAAGGAAAATTTAATGATTAGAGGGTAACAGCACTTGATTTTTATTGCATGAGATTTTTATAATTCTCTAGGTAACAGCAATGGTTTTGAGTTACGGAGGGTAACAGCAAGACTTTTAAATCACTAAGGTAACAGAACTTAAAAAATGTTTCAAGAAATATTTATGATTAGTATTGACAGACTATTATAACAGGTATATAATAGAATTATGGAATGTAAATTAATTATATTAATAACAGAAAACAGAATGAAAGTTGAATTTGGTCATATTATGAAAGGATGGTAAAGTATTATGATGAACACATTTGTTAGAGGAGAAGTTTATAACACAGTGAATGGTATAGTTGTTGTTTTAAATGCAGAACTTAATTCAGATTATGCAATAGTAGCAAACGTAAAAGAAAGTATAAATGATGAAGTTCCTTATGTAAAAATGATTGATTTTGATTCTAAAAAGTACTTAGAAATGGGAGCAAAACCTGTTAAGAAAAGCGATATAACTAATTTTTTAGGAATTGCGTCAAAATCAGTTGAAAAATTAGAAAAGAAAATTACTAAATGGTTAGATAATAGACCCGAAAAAGTATGGAATGGTACTGAATGGGTAACAGTTCAATAGTTAAAATGAATATTACAATTTATAACATATTTAATTGCTACAAAGTAGCAGAAAGAGAGTATTATTATGATGAATATGGAAGTACTTAAAGGTTCTGGAGTTAATGCTGATACTATAGAGATTATAGTAAGACATGATTCATCCGAGATATTTAAAAAGAAATATTACTATGGATATAGTGTTAGTTATAAGGCTATATTTGCCACAAAAGATAAACCTCTTGACAAAGACCTCATACAAGATATTGCACAACAGTATAATATACCTTCTGAAAGTATTATATATGGTCAAGGAGTAAACGTATTCAAGGGTTAATTGTTATAGAAGGTGGATTTGGTCACATAACAAATTTAAGGAGTGCTTAACAATGGAAATACCGAAATATATAATAGAACTGCTTGAACGTTCAAAATATTCATATGATAAAAGTCTTTCCAAGAATGAAGATTATGCAGTAGGCTATACAATAGAAATACACAAAAGAACAGAATATGCATATGTATCTACATTAAATGAAGAAATTGAAAAATTACAAAAATTTGTAATTAAGAATAACAGTGACTGCAAAATATTATCTATACCTAAAGAGACACATTACAATGACCAGTATGCAGTAATTACAATCTTTGACCCGATAATGAAACATTTAGAACAGTATATAAAATAAGATTTTTATTATATTAATAAAGGAGATTAAAAATATGTTTAAAATTGAAGTTGTTGCAAGGATTTATTATACTTGTAATTTATCAAATGAGGATGAGAAGAAAGTGATAAATTATATTAAAGAAAATTATGAAGAATTTAAATTTATGAGTGAAAAAGATAAAATACTTAAAGCTGTAGAAGAGTTATATTCAAATAACAAAATAGATGTATATAAAAATTCTACCGAAAGCGATATGTCTACAGAGGAATTTAACTGGTCTGAGTTTGAAGAAAGAGACGCTGAGGATATTATATCTGGTAAATAATTGCATAAAACAAGGTATTCATCCAGAAATTAAGGAGGTTTAAAATGAATAAAGTTAAGACATCTAATGACTTTGAATTATTTACAAAAATTTATATTACAGGACATGATGGTGAATGTTCCATTAGTGAAACAATAAAAGATTTTGAATCACATAGAGAAGACTTTGAATTTAATTTTAACAACAACGACATAATTAATGTATTTAAGAACTTGGAGAGTAAAAAGCAGATTCAAAAAAGAACGAATGATATTTATTATGTGTGGTAATAACATGATGAAAGTATAATTTCATTCAAAAATTATTTTAATATTTTATATTGACTTTATTAAAATAATTTGATATTATATAAACATAAAATAATTCTAAAGGAGAGATTACATAATGAAAAACTTACAAATTGTCACAGATGAGAGTGTTTTAAGAAAAGAGTGTACACCAATAGATAAGAATGATAATATAAAGGATTTACTTGAATCAGCAAATGGAATGTTAAAACTTATGCTTGAAAAAGAAGGAGTAGGGATAGCTGCTCCACAGGTAGGAATCAATAAAAGATTTTTTATTGCTTTTGTTGAAATAGAAGAAGGAAAGTTGTATCCTCAATTATTTATTAATCCAGTAATAACAAATAAGAGTGAAAAAATGAATGAAGGTTCGGAAGGTTGTTTGAGTATTCCTGATTGCTCTGGAATGGTTAGCAGACATGAATATATAACAGTAAAATATTATGATATTGCTACGGATAAGACAATTCAAAAAGAATTTACAGGTTTTAGTGCTACGGTAATTCAACATGAATATGACCATTTAGAAGGTATTTTATACACTGATAAGGCTGAAAACATAATATCCACAAAACTTCTTAATGGACATGAAAGACATAATGCATTAAAGGAATTAGTTGCAAACTAAATAATATAAGTAAGTAAGGAAGGTGAAGATGTGAAAAAATTAAATGTATCATGGACTGTAAAAAAAATAGTATATAATATTGATAAAGGAAATGTATTGTTTAACCATCCTATTCAACGTAAATCGGGACAATGGTCAGATGAACAAAAAAGTTTATTAATACATAGTTTGTTATCAGATTATCCTGTACCGCCATTATATGCTGTACAAGACCAAAATGAAAATAGTAGTAAATATTCTGTTTTGGATGGAAAACAAAGACTTACTGTTTTACAGAATTATATTAAAGACGGATGGAAATTAATGAAAGAAATGCCGGAAGTAATAATAAATGAAACTACATATGATATAAGTGGTTTAAAATTTTCACAACTTCCAGAAGATGCAAGAGAGGAATTGGAATCAGCAAATTTATTAATGTACATATTTGAGGATTGTTCAGATGATGAAATTGAAGAAATATTTTACCGTCTTAATAATGGAACAGCATTAACTAAAGACCAAAAAACTCGTATAAGATTAGGTGATAGGCTTGCTAGATTTATTGATGAAGTTTTAGAACTAGACTTCTTTAAGACTAAAGCATATTTTTCACCATATCAATTAAAAAGAGCTGAAGACCAAACATGTATATTACAAACATTAATGTTGCTTGTTGATTACAAATATAAAACATTTAATAATAGTGATGTTTTAGAATTTGCAGAATATTATCGAGAAAACTATAAAGAAGATGATTTGCAAGAATGTATTAAGCTATTTAGATTGCTTGATAACGCATTTACTGAAAAACATAAACAGATTAAAAAAATTAATATACCTATGTTTGTAATGGCATTAAAGGCAACATTAGATATGGATTCTTCCTTTGAATTATATTCTGGTTGGGTAAATAAATTTATTGATAGTTATAATCCAAAATGTGAATATGCACAGTATTGTGGACAAGGAAGTACTCATAAAGATAAAATTTTAAAACGTCTTGATTTAACTTATAATGATTTAATAGATTATATTTCTGAAAAGGAGGTACACAATGAGTTTTAATATAGATATTAAAAAAATAAAACCTCATCCTAGAAATAAAGAAATTTATGGTGAGGAAAATATTAATGAACTTGCAGAACAAATTATAAAAAGCAACTGGATAAATCCTATTCTTATTAATGATGATAATATAATTATTAGTGGACATAGACGTTATCTAGCATGTTTAATAATTGGTTTATTAGAAATTCCTTGTGAACGTATTACATTTAAAGATAAAAACGATGAACTTGAAAGGCTTCTTCTTGAGAATCAATATAGAGAAAAAACAATCTATCAAAAAATGAAAGAATCAGAAGTTTGGCAAGAGATTGAACCAGAATTAGCTAAAAAAAGGAGATTAGCGAATTTAAAACAAAATTCCGATAAGGACAATTGTCCTATTCGGCAAGATGGTCAAGTTCGCGATATTATTGCTGAGAAAGTAGGATTGGGTTCTGGACGTACATATGAAAGAGCAATGCCTGCTGTAAAGAAAATAGATGAATTAAAATCACAAGGAAAAGAAAAAGATGCTGAATTTCTTACAGTTGTTTTAAATGGAAGTGTAAGAGGGGCAAAGGATTTGTCTGAAATAGAATCATTTGATGAAATATCTAATGAGATTAAAGAAAAAGTAATTAATAAGGAAATTCCTGTGATAAATGCAGTAAAACAAATACGAAATGACTTAGGAATAATAACTGATAATAAAAAACAAACAATAAAAAAGAATAGTGAAAAAATCAAGAAGACGAAAATTTGTAATAAATGTGGGGAAGAAAAATCAATATTAGAATTTTATGAAGGTAAAAATTATTGTAGAGATTGTCAAAATTCTAATAGAACAAGACAGTTTAAAGATGTTCATGGTAATATTATTCCTACAGACAAAGAAAAATTAAAAGGAATAGATTTAGATGCTATAGAAGCTGATATAAAAGATACAAATAAAAGCGTTAAAAATAATGATTATGACACTATTACTATGGAAATACAAGCAAATATAAGTATTTTTATGAACTCAATAAGAAGAATTGTAGAAAGTGAAGATTCTTATGAGGAAATGGATATCTGTAATAAAAATAAGTTATTAGATGCTATTAATATGGTGGAAGACACTATTAATATAATAAAAAATAAATTAATTTAAAAGGAGATTACAATTATGACAATGAGTAGTAATGTAGTAAAATTTAATGAAATGAATTTAGGAACAACAGTACAGGTTCAACCGATTTCAACAAAGAATTTAACTTCTGGTGCAAAGTATCAAAGAACAATAGACCATAAAAAGGTTGAGAAGATAGTGAGTACTTATGACCCTCATAAGGTTGGAGTTATTAAAGTAAGTTATAGAGACGATAATTACTGGGTATATGACGGTCAGCACAGATTAATGGCACTCAAGACAATAAATCATGGTAAAGATTGTATGGTACTATGTGAAGTACATTATGGGCTTACATATGAGGACGAGGCAAGATTATTTGCTGAACAATATGATGGTGCTACAAAAGTAGATATAGTCTATCAAATGGGAGCATTACTAGAAGCAAAAGATGAGGACGTTGTTAAAATAAAAGATATTGTTGAATCTACTGGATTGCAAATACCGTTTACCAAGTCTAAAGGAAATGACAAAATAGTTGCTGTTAGTAAAATAAGAACTATTTATAAAGATTTACAAGAAGACGGATTAAGAAGAATATTAACTCTTATTAAACAAACATGGAATGGAACATCTTCATCACTTGATAAGTACGTATTAGGTGGTATGCATCAATTCTTAAAGACTTATAAGACAGAAATAAGTGACATTACATTTATAAAGAATCTAAGTAAGATTGAACCACTTATGATTAAAAGAGTGGGAGATAGTGATATGAGTGCAAAGGGAGATTTAAAATATGCAAAAGTAATTCTTGATTATTATAATAAGGGGTTAACATCAAAAAGTAGACTAGAATATAACTTTAAAGGCTAATACATATTTTATTTAAAAGAGAACTTGCATATATCAAGTTCTCTTTTTGTTATAAATATAATTTTTAATGTTGACTTTATACATTTAATTTGTTATACTATATTTAAAGAAATTAATATTACATATTGAAAGGGTGATTTTATGACAGGTGGGATTGTAGCAATACGAAATATAGAAAACAACAAAGTACATATTGGTAGAACATGTAGCTTAATAAATACAAGAAACAATTTTGAAAGACATGTAAGAGGATTAAAATATCCTCCTAATCAAGATATTAGAGAAGATTGGAATAAATATGGTAGTAAGAAATTTATACTTGAGATTGTAGAAGTTATAGAAGATTATACTTCTTCAAAAGGTGAAAGCAGAAAGAAATATTGGATAAGTAAGATTAATCCTGATATGCTATATAACATTAAAGGTGTAATATATAGTGAATCAGAAGTTAATCTTCCACAATTCAATTTTGATGAAAGCATATATGCTTATTAATATAATTATATGATAGAACGAGTATTTTAATTAGTATTTTGTTATTAAAATAATTTATAATAACTATTGCATATTAGATTATTATTTGGTATAATATAGTAAAGAGATGAAAGGTGGTACATAAATATGAAACTTTGCAAATTGTGTAGTAAAGATATAAGTGAAAGACATCATTCAGCAAAATATTGTGTAGAATGTGCTATAAAGAAGAATTTAGAAGATACATATAATAGAAATTGTAAAGACTGTAAAACCAGATATTGTAAATAGAATTATGTTATGAAAGAACAGATTTATTCAAATATTTCTATTTGATTTGTGGTATCTCTAATTATTTAGGCTTAACCATAAGCATATAAATCAATGCTTAATGCTATTATAAATTCTTAATATAATGATTGTCAACTATTTGCTGAAATTTTTACCATCTTTAATAAAAGTACATAATACAGTATAATAGAAGCAATTAATTAGAGAGGTGGTAAATTAATGGCAGTTAAAAATAGATTAAAAGAAATTATAGATGAGCGAGGTATAAAGCAAGTCTGGCTTGCTGAACAAGTAGGTATATCATATAAAACACTATCTAATATAATAGGTGGAAGATATAACACTAGTTTAGATGTAGCATTAAAAATAGCAGATGTTTTAAACGTAAAGGTCGATGATATTTTTTATTTAGAAAAATAATGCTTAAATTTAGATATTATTTTTCATAAAAACTCTTGACATGCAAGATAATTTCCTTTATACTTAAATTACAGGTTGCAACCAAGTAGTTTAGTGTAAAGGAGAATTACATATGTATGATGAGTTACTAGAACAATTGAAAGTATTAGATAAATTTAATAAAGGCAAAGTATCAATCACCTTAAACTTTGGTAATTCCTGTATAACCTACACTTATATGAATTTCAGTTGGGATGAAGATGCAGGATACTTAGTCATGGGAGATAATGACACAATTCACGAAGATGCTACTAGTATAGATTTTGATGATATTTTAGAAGTTGATGAGATGAATGATGATTTAGTTGAATTGACACTGGAGAATGGAAAAGTAGTTATTATATTAGATACCGAATATTCACTATGCTTTAAATGCGGAGAAAAAAGACCTGTGTTCTATATGAGGGCTTATGGTGAAAATTCAGAAGAATATGATATAAGAGTATGTCAGGATTGTTTTAATAAGATGATTGAATGTTAAATATGAACGGAAAGGAGGAGTAATTATGACTGTTGAAATGAGAACTATTAAATTTTATTCTAATAATAAGACAACTAAAGAAGATTTTGATAAAGGTATTAAATTTTTAACTGAATGCCAGGAAGTTCAAAATAAGTTATTGGAATATTATTGGAACAATTTCAGTTTAGTAATTGATTCTAAAAGTTGGATTGATTTCTATAACACAAGAGTTATGATTACTGCTCCTTCTATTAAGTTTCAACACTATCAACAAATACTTCATATGGTTTATGGTACACTTAAATCTTTACAGGAGAATATTATTCAGAAAATTCACTTTAAATTTGAAGATAAATTACAACAACGTATTTATAACTATTGTAGTAAGTTTATTTTTGATTGGAATAGGCTTGAAATATATGTTAATAAACAAGTTAAAGAGTATAAAAAGAAAGATAAGAAATACTATGAGTTTTTATTAGAAGTTAAAAACGTAATAGATAATGAACAATCTTTTTTGATGTTACAGCAGGATATAGAAAATAAGTTTTCGGAAATTAAAAATAAAATAAATTTACCACAAAAGAAAACTAAACAGATAATTGCAACTACTCTTCATACAATAGACATTGAAAAATATGATAATTATTGGATATTTATAATTGATACTAATCATTTTATAAGTAAAAAGAAAATGGATAAATTCAAAATAGTAATTGATATATCAGATTATCATAGAAATGTACTTGACAAATATTGTTTAAAGAATACTTTTACTATAAAACTAAATAATTATGGCAGGATTGAAATTACAGGAGCGTACGAAAAAGAAATAGATTATCCAGAATCTAACCCTAAATATATTATTGGAATTGATATAGGCTTAAAGAATTTAATTGTATCGTCTGATGGTGAATTTATTGAACAAAATAAAACTATTGTAGAGAAAACTCAAAAGCTAATTAAAAATCAAGCTAATAGACAAAGCTTAGAAGCTCATATGAAAAAGAAACTTGATGATGAAAATTTTACTTTACCTGATAAAAACTATATGAAGAAACAAAATAAGCTTAGTAGATTCGTACAATGTGATAATCGTTACAAGGTTAAACAATTTCTAAAAGGTAGGGAAGACACTCATATCATTATGGAAGATTTACATTTAAATGATGCTAAGACATATAGCAAAGAAGTAAATTATATGCTGAGAAGAATGAGGATACAAGGCATTAAGAATGATTTATTGAAGTACACAAAAGAGATGGGGATTAAAACAACACAAATAAATCCTAGATATACAAGTATTGATTGTCCAATTTGCGGAAATAGGGATAAATTAAATAGGCAGACACAGGAAACATTCAAATGCACTAAATGTGGTCATACAGATAATGCAGACCATAATGCTAGTGTGAATATTGAAAATAGGTATTTAAAGGTATAAAATATATAAAAAGGCTTTGATTTAATGCCTGTGGTTAAGCGTACTTTAGTACAGATACCATTAATTGCTTTAAAAAGTGAATGAATCAGTAGTTTTATTTCGTTAAAATAGTTAAAAGCAACCCATTGTGGTTGCAAAACACAATAGCAACCAAATATTATTGCGGAGGTGAATAATAATGAATATCAATGAAAATAACTTGAAAAACTATGTTGGATTTTCTGATGAGCAATGGAAAGAAGCGAGACCTTTAATAATAGGTATAGCTAACAAATCAAATAAAAATTATAGTGAAATATTAAAGATATTATTAGAAATTGCAAAAGCAATTAAAGGCGAAGAGATGTAAAAAGTTATTGATATTAATATAATAGTATGTTATAATTGTATTATAAAATAAATTGAAAGAAGGTATTACATATGAAGGACGTTAAAAGTAGTTCATTAAAACCATTAGAAATTTGCGAATATGCTAGTACTTGTGAACATACATGTAATGGTAAGAATGAACAGAGGGATTGTACCTTTAGTTGTGGATTAAGACGAGGTTTATTAATGTGTGACGGTTATGATATTAAATTTGGATTACAATAGAAGAAAGGATTTATTCACTAATAAAATAAATTGGGAGGTACATAATAATGTGTAAATTTAATAAGGCTTGGATAGGAATTTGTAATAAAGAAAATATAATTGGTGAAGAATATTGTGAAGAACATTTACAAATCAAATGTTCGGTTTGCGGAGAACAAGCTACACATGATTGCCATGAAACTAATCAGTTTGTATGTGGAACTCCTTTATGTGATAAACTTGATTGTAAGCTTATTCATTTTTATCAAAGTCATGGTTATGCTTTTGGAGAACTTGTTGAGTTAGAAAAAGAATTAAATATAACTCCATTTAAAATAATAGTTTCAAAAATTAATTATGGTATCGGAAAATTTGCAGAATGGTGCAATGAAAATTATAGAGACAGGTTAGAAGTTTTACTAATGACATATGATAAAAACAATAATGTAAAATTTTATAATGCTCAACATAGATATTATATTAAATTCAAAGAAGAAATTATCAAACTTTTTGAATATTCTTGGTATGAAGAAATAATAAAAGAAAAAGGTATTTATTATTCTGAAAACCCAATTTATATTCAGAATAAATATTTAACAGATATTATTGATACTTTTGAAAAAGTATTATAATACACAATGAAAGATAGATTTGGTAACGAAAGGAGAATAAAATAAATGTATACAGGATTTGAGCAGGATTTAATTCTTGCCTGTAAATGTCATTATGGTTCAAAAGGAATAGAAAAGGTTATTAGAGATTATATAGGATATGGTGAAAATCAAGAAATAAAACTAGATTCTAAATATCATTTTATATCCGAGTTATTTTTGAAATTGTGTAATAATGGTCATCTAAAGTATATATATTTATTAGATAGATTATCACCTAGAAATATATATGACCAAAAACATATGGAATTCCCTTTAAGTAAAGTCAATTATAATTTATATGATTTACCTAGAATAGTATGTGACCATATGATTGGAGAAATTCAAGGAGTAAGAGTTAAGGATGGCAATAAAGTATTAATAGAATTGCATGAAAATAATAAAAAATACATTGAGGAAGAAAAGGATGAGAAAAATGAAATTTCTAAAGAAGTTATTTTGTAAACATCAATATAAATACATGGGATTTTTAAATTATGAGGAAGGTACATTTCATACATTTTATTGTAAGAATTGTAACTATTTAAAATTAAGGAAAACATTATAGAAACGATATTTTATCATGTTTGGAGGATAAGGAATGTTAGCTACTGAAGGAATTAAAATTGAAGGAAATAAAGTTATTATTAAGGACGAATTAACTAAAACAGCTTATAGAGTTGATTTTGATTACTTGGTGGATATTATTCGTACTAAGGTTGCTAAAAATAAATTAGAGCCAACTATAGAAAAACAGAAAGGAATTCAATGGTATGATTAATATGGATTTCGTAAAAAATGCAAATAAAGCAATTTGCATTGATAATACTGATACTCAATATTTAACATTAAATAAAAAGTATTATGTACAAGAAACTTGTAATGGTAATTGCTTAACATATAATGATGAAGGAGTATTACATAATTATTGCATTGATAGATTTAAATTATTAGCTTAAAATGGTTATTTGGTATTAATATAATTATAGGAGGAAAATAACATGTTACATGAAATTTATAATTCTGAAGAGGCTATCAAAAACTACATAAAAGATTTAACAACATTACATGAAGTTTGCGACTTCAGACATGATAGAGGTTATCATAAAAATGAAAGAATGAAGGATGTGAAAGTTCTTGATGGTTTTATTTGGCTTGATACATGTGGGAATGCAATGGTGAAAATTAGTAAAGATGCTTATTCTCCAATTTGTTTGCCAAATAAGGATGATATTTGTCCTGTATGCGGAAAAGGATGGAGCATATATACCATAGAAGATTATATAACAACATATGACTATAGTAATGAAAAAAGACAGTTTTATCATAAACAATGTAACTTCATAAATAATCTCAATATAGAGCAAAAACAATTTACAGAAATATTTGATATGGTATATCCAAAGGATTATTATTTAAAAATCACACCAAATGAATATTGTCAATGCAGTAAGTGTGCTCCATGGTTTATTTTTACTGTACCTCATGGAGATATAAAAATAGGATGGAGAAAAAGAGTTATAAATATTGAATGGTTAAACAATTATAAACAGTTCTCAGAAAATTTTGAATCTGAAGATGTTACAAGGGGTTTTGGGAAATGGGGAGATGATAGATATATTCATGCTTGGGGAATAGAAAAGGCTATTGAATATATTAGTAAAGCAAAGGAATCTATTATATAATAGTGTTATGAAATGTGAAATTTATGAACAATTGGGAGGTATAGAATTATGTTAGTTACTAATAATATAAAAGTTGGAGACAAAATGTATTTTAAAACAAGTAGAAATATAGGAACAATAAAAAATATTGAAATAGGAGAATGGGAGTCTCCTCATGGTTCATGTAGCATAATAGAATATATTAAAAATTTTGAAGTAGATATAGATGGCAAAATCTTTAATATTAATCCAGATGATAGAGATATAATGTTTAAAAAAGATTTGGAATATGAAATATCTAAACTTGAAAAATATAAAAAGATACTTGAAAAAATGTGACAAAAGACGGAATTTATCATGAAATTTACAAAGGTTTATGATATACTATTTCTATCTCAATTATCAAGGAGTTAGTCCTATGCCAAAATGTCAATTTTGCGGTAAGCAAATTAATTGGATAAAAACTAATACAGGTAAGTCAACTCCTGTGGAATTAGAGCCTATTAATGTTGTTGAAAATAAAAATGGTGATACTGTTATAGTTACTGATAAAGGACAAGTCATTAGAGGTAATATTGTTGGTGACGCTAATGAAGAAGGATATTATATAGGCTATGAAAGTCATATAGTTAAATCACCTTATTGTAAGAAACCTGATTAATGATTTTTAATTAAATAATTAAATACAAAAATAATTTATTTTATATATTGACATACTTATTATAAGGTGCTATACTATAGATGTGGTAAGAAATTACAGATTGGAGTGTTAAATATGACTTATGATGAAGTTGAAAAGACAATTAATATCCTTAGAAATAAAGGAATGTTAATAGATATTAATCTTCCAATTAAAACATTAAAGTTGATAGCAGAAGCATATGATATTGGGATTGAAAGTATTAAAAAAGGAAATGATGGATATATTGATTTCGGTGGCGTAATTGGTATCAAACCAATTAAAATAGTTAATAAAAATGATAAATTTGGATATGTTGAAGTTAAAATAGAAGAGTGAATTTATTAACAAAATATGTGAGGTTTATTATGGATAATGAAATTAATATATATGATATAAAAGATTCTGCTGTATTTAAATATAGACAACATGCAATCAAAAATGCAAATATTGATATTGACACTTTACAACGAAAATTAACAGCATTGATATTAAACGCCCAATTTAAAAAACAACTTACAACTACTAGATGGTTATATAGATTTGGAGCATTCCAAATGTATACCAATGAAGATATTTTTGAAATAGAAGACATAAGTTGGATTGATGATACTCATGAAGGTTATCGTATAACAAATGAAATGCAAGCTAATTTACGGAATACATATATTCAATTAGGATTAAATAGTAAAGGAACAAGTATGTACGAAAATGTTATAAATAAGTAAATCTATCACAAGTTCGAGGTGATTAAGTATGAAAAAATACAAAACTATTACAATAGAAAAATATAATTGGTCTGGTTCTGAAATTCTCATAGTAGATTTTCAAACTAAAGAAGAAAAGGTATTAAAGGATACAGATTTAAAATCAGTTATAAATGATTTAAATCAAGATGGTTACGTTTTATGTGGTATTAATGGTAGAGAATATTATATGACTAAAGAAATTAGCGGATAGAAGTGCAGTTTGGTCACAAAGTATAATTATTTGGAGGATAATATTATGAAGTATAAAATTTGGGATAAAGTTAATAAAGAATATCTTGATTTAACTAAATATTGCGTCAATGGTTTTGGAAATGTAATAACTACAAATGGACTAGTAATGATTAATCAGAACGATTTTGAAATTCAAGTTGATTTAAGAAGTTGATACCAATCGAAGATTTTGTCATGAGATAGGAGTTATATATGGATAATAATTTTATGAACCAATATTCAATATATCGTCCAGATTATAAACCTTGGAGTTTAGTTTATATCTATAATGATGGAAGAAAAGTTGCTCAATATAGGGCAAGTTTAGAAGATATTGAAGAAGGTAAAAAGGCAAGACCATATGGAATACAGAAAATTAAAGTAAGAAAACCATGGGAATGTGAGGTTTGTGAAAAGCAAATTCAAAAAGGTGAAGAAGCAATTGTATTTACAGGTAGATATGAGTATAAAACTTATGCTCATGTAAATTGCATTAATTTTTATTAAGATAAAACTTTGATTTTATTTAACTATAGAGGAAAAATATGAAACCTGAAAAATGTTTAGAAGATGGTTGTAATAGTAAATCAGGTATGAAAGGTTATTGTGACAAACATTACATTAGACTTACAACTATAATTAATAATCTTACTGATAGTGAAGTGGAATTAAAAAACAAATTAATTCATAAGCTTAATATACTTGATGAAATGTATCCTAAAAAAGAAAAGAAACCAATACTACATAATATAAGAGAAAAATATTCTGCATTTTGTTGTGTAGATGGATGTAATAGACCCCATCATTCAAAAGGATATTGCGAAAGACATTCAAGGCAAATTGAAAAATATGGGAGATTAACTCCTGAACTTGAAAGTAAAACATTAAGACCATTGAAATTATGCAGTGTAGAAGGTTGTAATAATATACATTTAGCAAAAGGTTATTGCAATAAGCACTATATAGAATTTAGGAGATATGGGAAAATATTATAAATTACTCATTTTATAGGGTATAATCAGTCTAATGTGTACCAAATGAAAGGAAATGATATTGTGAGTACTGTTATAGAATGGAAAAGAATTGAAGCAGGAGAATATTGGTCAAAGGATGATAGATTTCATATCTTAAAGACTTGGGATAGAATATATAATTCACATTGGGAATTATATGACAGTATAAGTAAACAAGATTATCCTTGTAATAGCTTAAAAGAATGTAAACGGCGAGCAGAATTAATAGTAGAACAAGCATGATTCATAGATGTAGTTATTTCGCCATTTGAATATACTGTGAATATTATAATTATTAATATAATAGGAGTGTGATATTATAATGAAATGTCAAAATTGTAACTCAGCAGAATATCAAGATGCTTTTGATACTTGTATAGAGAATGGTCATAAGCATAGAGTTTATATATGCCCTATATGTGAAGATATTTTTACTGAAAGGATTCTACCTAGACACAATAAATATAGGTTTAATAAAGCCAAATTAGTTGATTTTATAGGTATTACAAGTGCATCTATAACAATATTCTTTATAACATACTATATACTTAATAATATAGGTAAATTTACAACAACTTTTTAATGATATTAAAATAATTTTTTTAAAATTTTATTGACAAATAAATGGTATAGTGGTAATATAATAACATAAAATATAAAAAAAAATAAACCAATTCACAAAGAACTATTACATAAAAAAAGAAAGGATGTGAATTGGTGAAAGAAGACAATATAAGTAAAGCTACAGTAATTCAAAAACTGTTAGAAAGCTTAGTCCAACAAAACCCAAAGTACAAGGAGAATACAGAAGGTATACTTTACCTCAAACTTTTAAGAAATAAATTATTAGAAGGGAGAGATAAAGAGTGCCAGTAGATGATTGGAGATTAGATATGTTGGCATATACAATTAAGAAAATGCTGAATACATATCATGATTGGAGACATACAAATAACGGTAAAAAGCTATTAAAAGAACATAAAAAGCTTAAAATTAAGCTTAGAAATCGTTTGACAGATAGTACATATTATATAGAGTAAAGCCCTTTTTCATGTGTCCTCCTTTAGCAGTTTGTGGGTATCTGTAAAAACCCTCACCTCCCTAATAAGAATGGAGAAAAATAATAGGAATATGTACATAAGTAGAGATTTTACAAAACGACCTGTAACAGATTTTATAAAGAATGTGAAACCTATTTTAAATGATAATTTAATAGCTGAAGAAGTATATAATGATATGGGGTATTGTGTGGGCTGGAATATAAAAACGTTAGTAAACAAATGAAGTATTTAGTGTTAATATTCATTAAAGGAGATATATATTATGAATAAATTTATGGTAAAAGTAACATTAAAACAAACAAACTTATCTGGTTATACATGGATTAATAATAAACCAAGTTGGGTAGATGCATATGTAGAAGTTGACGCAGAAACATTAAACGATGCTATTGAATTAGTAAAAGAAACATATGGTGATGAAAATAAATATTGGATTAAATCATCTGAAAGTTATATGATGTTACCTCCAATTATAAAATAATAACACAAAATACTTGATTCATTTAAAAAAGAAAGGATATGAATTAACATGAAAACAGTTACAGTTATACCTGCAAAGAAAATTACTTGGGAAAGAATTTATTCCGCTTTAGGTTTTTGGATGTATTATTCTTATGACAAAGATGGAAACAGAATTAAAACAATATATTGGTGTTGTTTGCCTTTTAAGTTTTTTAGAAAGTTTGATTTGTTTTCATACAAATGTAATCTATAATATTACAGAATTCTGATTTCATAAAGATACCAAATAAATATTAATGAAAGGAGGTGTAAAATGTTATATAAAACAATGATAGTTCCTGTTAATTGTAATAAATCAGATTATAATTATCTTATGCAATGTAATAAGTATTCAGGAATAGTTTGGAATACTATTGTAAAAATGGATAAAGAAAACAGAGAAAAGTATGGTAAGTCTTTAACTCGTTCAGAGTTACAACATAGTATGAAGAAAAGTGTACCAATAATTATGGCTATAAGTATAAATTATGTAATATTGAAGTATATAACTGCTAGAGATGCTATGTTTAGGTCTATGAAAGCGAAGCATAAAAATAGTAATACTGTTAGATTACCATATAAAGAAAAGAAATTTTATAATACAATTTGGAGTTATCAAAATTTTAAGATAAATATATCTAAAAATTATATTACACTAGGGAAACCAATACTAGTAAATGATAATGGTAAAAATCGAAAACAAAAACCAATTAAATGTAATATAAAAAATATTCCAAACAATATAGTAGAGATTGAATTGATTTATCGTAATGGTTTAAAATTAGCCATTAAATATAAAGAAGAAAATAATAATGTTTTAATTCAATCCAATAATGAAGCAGCTATAGACCTTGGTGAAATACATAGTATTACTTCTATTGATAGTAATGGTAATGCAATTATAATCACTGGTAGAAAGATTAGAGCTATTAAACAATTGAGAAATAAAGAGTTAGCTAAACTAAAAAGTCGTAGAAGTAAATGTGCTAAAAGGAGTAAGCAGTATAAGAAATATAGTAAGGCAATTTATAATCTCAAATATAATACTGACAATAGGATATTAGATTGTGTTCATAAGATTACAAAGCTATATTTAGATTATTGTTTACAAAATAATATTTCAAAAGTATACTATGGTGACTTAGACAATTGTACAAGAAGTACAAAAGAAAATAATCAAGGCAATACAATGGTAAGACAAAAACTAAGTCAATGGTGTTACGGACTAATTATGTTACAACTACAAAATAAACTATCAAGATATGGAATTGAATTAGTAAAAGTTAAAGAATATTATACTTCAAAGAAATGTCCTATTTGCAGTAAGTTAAATAAACCTAATGGTAGAAATTATGAATGTGAGTGTGGTTATAAAATGCATAGAGATGTCAATGGAGCTATAAATATTCTTAATGATAACAGTAATTGGTATGTAGATAGATATACTAATCTAAAGTATCTACGTATAGCGTAAGCTGAAGTAGTAGATGTGAAGGTTACTCACCTAGTTAATGACTGGTAGCCTATAGATTTTATATAGGAAAGGTTAGATAAAAATATTTGACTTGTGACCAAAATCCTATTTTATTCTGATTTTGAGGTACATATGATAGGTAGATTTGATGGTATTTATTGTAATACTCCATGTTTAATTGAAATTACAGAAAACGAAATAACAATTACAGGAGTTGATTTAAATGAAAGATTAAGCCATGATAACTATTTAGAGTTAGTTAACAATGGTTTTATAGAAATAATATATTAAATAGAAAGGTCGTGTACATATGTCTAATACGGTTCTACAACAAGCTAAAAATAAGTATATTAAAACTAATAATATACATAGGTTTGGATGGCTAAATATTAATGATATTGTTATTCCTCAGATTTTTATTGATGCAGGAGTCAATGATTACAAAATACAAAAGTGTATTGATTATTATAATAAAAATGGTCATATGGATAAACCTGTTCAAGTTTGTGGAAGAGAACATTATTGTAGAGATGGTTTTAGTAGGTGGGTAGCTTCAATTTATCTTGGATTAGATAAGGTTTGGGTTGAATACATATTTTGATTATTAATATAATACATAAAGGAGTATATTACATATGCAATTAAATGATATTGATAAGGGGTATGCTGAATTATTTGGTGCTATATGGAAACAAGCTGTTCAAGATGATTATAAAGAGAATAAAGACGTTCCATTGAAAATAATTCAAAAATGTGTACTATATGAAGCTAATAAGTGGAGAGTTAGGAGATAATTAATGGTAGAATTCATTCTAGGGACATTTATAGTAGTTTTAATTCGCAATAAGATAGTCAGTAATATAAACAGTAAGGCAGAAAAAGAATTGTATTCTGTGTATCATTTTAAGCCTTTGTTTAAACATTGGAGTATTTATCCATCATTGATTTGTGTTATTATTTACTTATATTTAGAATATTGTGTTTTTAGAAGAAATTTTTGGTTTATTCCATATCAGCAATGGTTTAGAATAATTACTATTATGTCATATGTTCCATTAGTTTATAAATATAAGTTGCTTGAGAGTATATCCAAAAAGCATAAAAGCATCTGTTTTTCACCTTATTTAATTTCTCTTTATCTTATCCTTTTAGGTACAGGGTTAAATTTGATAGCTATGGCATATAACAATTGGAAAATGCCTATATTTCCAACGATGACGTATTCCACAGGTTACGCGACTACTTTTATTGATAATAAGCATATTCTTGGAAACATGTATACAAAATTAATTCCTTTGACTGATATATTTGATAGTGGATATATGTGTTTTAGCTTAGGTGATGTATTTTTTAGAATGTTTAGTTCTATTTTAATATTTTTTTCAATAAAAAAAATAAATAAATATTAAAATAATTGTTGACTTATTTATGCAATGGTATTATACTATAAATGTACCAAATAAAACCACTACATAAGGAGTGAATAAAATAAAATGCAAAATTGGATTAACGCTTTATTGAATTGTTTATTAGTATCAATTCCAGAAGAAATAGTATGGGTTACATTAACTCTTGTTTTACTAAAAAGATTTGATTTATTAGATTGGCGAAGATGGAAACGAAATATAAAGTGGTTAAGTATTCCAATTATACCTGTAGCAATTTCTATTAATATATTAAAATATATTTTTGTTATACCTAGACTAGTAATGAGTATTAGTACATTAATTATGTTAATTTTATTGATTATTTATATAGTTAAAAAAACTGATAAGCTTAAAAATACTAAAATATACAAAGTTATATTATTTACATTGTTTGGAAGTTGCTTAATTGCTTTTACTGAGGCAATTTATATTCCTATTATACTATTTATGACAAATTTAAAAATATCCCAAATAAATATAGATATTTTGAACAATTTTTTATTTTCATTACCAGAAAGAATAATTCAAATTTGTTTTATTTTATACATCATTTATGGCAAAACATATAAGTTAAAATATAACTATGGTTTTAAAATTTTTGAAAATAAACTTAATGTTTTTAGTTTATTTTCAATTATTATAATTTTAGTAGTATTTTGGTTAATATCATTAAATGTTTTTTCTAATCAGGGTATATTTAGAGATTTCCCTATTAATTTAAAAATTTTATTAGGTACTGCAATGAATCTTATGCCAACTCTATTTTTTGTAATAATGGTTATTAATAATTTAACTTTTATTCAAAAAAATATTCAAATAGAACAAAAATACTCAGATATGTTGGATGAAAAATAGAAAGTTGGGGTGTTTTAAATGAAAAAATTGAGTGTTATTGTCAGCTTAGTTACACTTATAGGTATTATATGCTCAAATATGGTGGCTTCATGGTACTTGCTTAGTCAGCCAGAAACTCCATCAATACTTTCAAAGTAATTTAGGTTACTAAAGAAAGTATTAATTATCTTTTATATCGTATAGGAAACTTATTAAAGCCCTATACGATATAAATATAATTATTTTAAAAAAACTATTGACAATGATTTGGTAATAATATAAAATAATTACATAAACGATATTACAAAAAGGAGTTTAAAAAAATGTTAGAATTGTTTAGAAAATTTAATGTGAATGAGATTACCAATATACCAACAGAAATTGAAATAATAAATAAAAGATTATCGTATGAATTAGAAACTGTACTACAAGATACAACAATAAATATGTTTGCTAGACGTTGCAACCTATTAAGTACGATTCAACTAGAAGATATTTTAAATTTAAAGCTTACTCAGAAACCATCAAGAGAGCTACTTAGAATTATAGCTAGTAACAGTAATGGAAATGTTACATATAGAAGGCTATATGAAATTTGCAATTATTCTGAATTTGATGAAGAAGAAGACAAACGGTGGTTGGATTTTAAACCGAAAAGGGGTCAGATATATTATATAGATTTAGGATTTTCAATTGATAGTGAACAGAGTGGAGTAAGACCATGCTTAATATTACAGAATGATGTTGGTAATGATCGAAGTACGACATTAGTGGTTCTCCCAATTTCGACACGATTAAAAAAATTCGGAAAAACACATGTAAGACTTACTCGTGAAAACGGGTTAAGAGAAGAATCATATATATTAGCTGAACAAATACGTGTAGTAAGTAAACGTAGAATATATTATAGTGGTTGTGCAAATTTAATTACAACTTTATCAGAAGAAAAAATGGAAGAAGTAAGAGTAGCTGTCGAGTTTGAATTAGGTCTTGAAGATTTATCATTTAATGAAGAAAAGGCTTATATATTAGCTAATGCAGTAAGAACTTTAAAAAGAAATATTAAAGTAAAACAATCAAGAGATTTAATTGACATATATAAAGAAAAATATAATGAATTCATATCATATTGTAAAAAGTTTAACAGAGACCCAGAGGTTGTTTATAGTAGCTATAAAACCTTAGATATTCAATATGCTTAAAAGAAGGAGATAGAATACAGAATGCAAAATATATTTACATTTAAGTTTATAGATGCTTGGTCAATATATTGTGCAAAACGATTATATGAACCAATTAAAGATAAACCAGAAATACTTAGACAACTAAAAGTATTAATTGAAAATATAAAACATGTAACATATGATGACAATGAATTAAATGAACAAAGTTATATAGATATTTTTCAATATGCTTTTAAAGCGATTTATGGTGCAATTATTAAGGGTGGACTGTTACTGCTGATAGCATCGTTATTGAATATATTAGTACCAACCTTGGTAGTAACAGCTTCCTTTGGTATAATTAGGGTGTTTGCAGGAGGGTTACATTTTAAAAGTTATACTCTATGCACATATGTGTCATTAATTTGTTTCCTTATTGGAGGGGTAATAGGAAGTGCCTTTAAATATAATTTATATATTAATATAATAGTATATATCTTTGCATTAACTAACTTTTTATTATATGCTCCAGTAGAAAATGAAAATCTCCCTATCAAACCCCACAAAAAAATAATATTTAAACGAATAGCTATAGTAAATACAACTATATTGTTACTCTTAAACACAATATTCTTATACAATATATCTATAACAGTTGGTGTTTTTATAGCAGGATTAATTACTCTTCCTATTTTTAATAGTAAATTTAAATAAAGTTTTGACAAAATAAATGACATATATGTTACATTTTCAACAATAATATAAAGTCTTATCTTATTTTGTCGATTTATAATATATAAGGTCGATATCTTATATTTGAAATGTCGAGAGATTAAGCGTATTATAATTTTTACATAGATATATTGCAAACAGGGAAATTAACATTTATAATTGATTTAGAACATATGTTCTTTTTAAGGAGGGAAAAAGAAAATGAATTATTGTATGCAAGATTGTGAAACAGGGAACTTTGTATCAAGTAATTCAATTTTAATTGACGGAGGTAAATTATATTATTCTACTTTTACAGGTAGAGACCTATGTGGAGGGTTAGAATATAATTTAACACAAGAACAGGCAGAAAAAAAGATGAGCAATTTTATAAAAAAAATGAACAAATATGGATTACATAAAAATTTAAAAATTGTAGGTGTAGATATTACCGCTTTAAACATAGGAAATATATATACTGTTGAGTATGTAATATAATTGAATAAATCTTAAAATAATTTGTTTATTAGCTTGACTTTTTGTACATAATATAATACAATTCAATTATTATATTAGATATTTACAATTATCTATTGAAAGGTGTGTATTGAAGTATGTACAAAGAGAAGCAAGAACAACTGTATTCAAGGATTAATAGTATTATAGCTAATACTGATTATCGAATATTTAAAGAAGCTGTAGGAACTGAGTTGAGAAAAAGAGGTCTAGATTCTAGCATCATAATATTAGCATCTGAAATTATCATGAAAAATGCTAAAGTTGAGCAATTAGTTAATGAAGAAGATAATGATATAAAATTATTATTTTTCTTTGCTGATGCTCTTAATAAGGCTTTAAGTGATAATGAAGGTGCTATTATTATTTTAGAAAATTATTTTTTAAAAAGTGAAATAGAAGAATTAACGGATTATACAATTAAAGAAGGTAAAGAAAGTATTTTTCCACTTACAATTTATGATGTTACTCAGTTTAATGACCACCATTGGGAAGGGAGTATAACTGCTCAATATCAAGATAAGTGCAATAGTTATAGAGTACCTTATTATAATCCTAATACACAGCGTAACCCCAAGAGAACAAAGAAGGGTGATAAAATAAATGTTGACCCTAAAAAAGTACTTGCTATTAGAGATGAATTATTAAGTGGAGAGTACGAAACAGATTCAATTATCTGGAATATTTTAAAAACTGGAGATGAAAAGTTTACTTATAATCCTAAAAATAGAACATTAACAATATTTGAAGGAAGTATTATTAATATAGTTGATGGACAACACCGAAAAGAAGCTAATTCTGCTGCTATAGCTATTAATCCTAATTTGGATTACAAATGGCCTCTTAGTATTTTTAATGTTAGTGAGATTAAGGCACATAGTATAATGGTTCAGAAAAACAAACAGACGAAAATGCCTGAAGAATGGATTCAAACAAAAGATTATAGTAGATATGAAAATGATGTTATTAGTAAGATGAAAGATGAAAAATCTAACCTTTTTAAAATTATGGGTGAAGATGAAAAACAAATTGCCAACAATCAATCTTTAGTTAAAAAATCTAATATAGCATTAGCTATTAAAGAAATTTATCAAGAAGAAATATCTGATAATGATGACAGAAGACAACTAGCTAGATGGTTGTCAGAATTCTTTGATTATATGATAAAACTATATTCTTATGAATTTATTGAGGAGTCTTTAAAAGTAAAAGAAGTTAGTTTTATAAATTGGAAAAATATGTTTTTTGGCTATATAGCGTTATCGAGAGCTTTGAGAAATAAAGATAATTGGCGTGAAGTATTTAAAGAAAAAATGTCTTCTATAGATTTTAGTAATACAAATCCATTATGGCAAACTTTTGGAATATTAAATACAAAAGATGCCAATGCAACTTTAAGGAAACATTTGTATAATTTATTTAAGGAAGGTGTTGAATAATGAGTTTTGAATATGTTAAATTTTCAAATATAGATGAATTAGTTTTTCAATATAACCAAGAATTGAAGAAAGAGTATTTAAGACAAAAACCATTAGAGACAGCAAGAAGTGATTATAAAACTATGGTATCTGTTGATGAATATGAAACATTATTAAAAAAACCTGTATATGATTTTTCGCTAGTAGAACGAAATGAATTGATGATGATGAAATTCAGAAATACTACTGTTCATGCAGTTCTTTCGACAGCTTCAAAGATTAAAGGATATATAGATTATTGTGTTAGAGCAGGTGAAGTACCTCACAATCAAAATATTTTTGACACTTTTATTAAATCTGAAGCTATGAAATTTGTAAGTAAACATGCTACTGAATTTAGATATATAACTCCAGAACGGTTAAATGAATATATTCATATTTTAAAAAATTGGCAAGACAAATGTCTAATAAGATTAATAAATGAAGGGGTAAGGGGAAGAACGGTTAAAGGTGGAACATTAGAAGAAATTATTAATCTACAAATTAAACCTAATAGTGAAGACACAAAAAATTGTATTTTAAGATTAGTAGGTAATGATGGTTCTTTTCGAGAACTTCAAGTAACTCGTGAAGTAATGGATTTAGTTTTAATGACATATCAGTCAGAAGAATATTTACCAAATAACGGAATTGATGATAAATCTGTAGAAAAGAAAAAAGGCGCTAAAAAATATACAATTAATAGATATAAAAATTATGTATTTTGTGCTTTAGGAAATAGTAAATTTGGAACATTAAATCCAATAACAATAAATGCTAGACTTCAAAAAATTCAGGAATATTGTGATAATCAATTTATTACTGTCTATAATTTATATATGAGTGGAATGATAACTAAAGCAATAGAAATTTACAAAGAAAAAGGTGAATTAACTTCACAAGATTATATAAATATTTGTTTTAAGTATAAATATGGTGGAGATACGCCTGAAAAATATATGTCTAAATTGAAATATGAAGTAGAAACCTATTTAAAAGGTGGTATTCAAGATGCTTGAGTATTTAAATAGAAAAGAAAAGATTCTTGTTGGTCTAAAAAACGGATTGACTAACAAAGGATATTCTTTTAAAACACTTGCAGGAATTAATGGTAAAATTGATTTATTACAAGAAATAAAAACAAATTATAACTATGAAGTTTTAAAGAATCTTATTGAAAGTACAAATTACTCTATAATAAATCAAATCAAAGATGTAAAACATGGATTAGATAATGTTTCTATCATAAATGATAGGAAAAGTGATTTCTATTTATATGCTATTAAAACAGATGATATTAAAGAAAAAGATAATGAAGTTTTAAGAGAATCTTTTCTAAGTGATAATACATTAATTTATATTGCTGAAAAAAGCATTGGAAATTTTTATGTTATTTTTAGTAAAAAGAAATATGAAGGTAAACACGAATATATTGCTAATCGTTGGCAGCAAGGGAGATAATACTATGAATATAGGAGAAAAAATTCAAAAATTAAAAGAATCTATGAATTTTAAGGATTATCAAGAGTTTGGAAAAGCAGTAGGACTACCTGGAGATTGGATAAAAGATGCTTTATCAAAAAAAGAATCAATCACTACAGTTGATATTACTAGATTAATTAAAATTGCAGAATACTTTAATGTTACATTAGATTGGTTGTTAAAAGATAATAATGAATGGGTTATAAAGTATAAAGAAGGATTTAAAGAAGGACTTACATCTGATGATATAGGCATAATGCTGGATGAAATTGATAATAAATTATGTGAAACGAATAATAAATTTTATGGCTATAATATGAATAAAGATACTATAATTTTATGTAAAGATGCTTTAGATGAAGTGAAAAAGTTAATTAAAGATAATTTATAATAATATATAAGGGCTATAAGCCCTTATTACAAGATTAAGTGTAATAAATTTTCCTCTGACAATGATGTCATCTCTAAATACCTCTATTACATAAGAATTACTTAAGGGGATGACAGAATGCAGTTTAGAAAAATAGAACAGAATAAAGTGTATGAAACATGGGAGTTTAGAAGTAAAAATGGATTAGTTGCATACATATTTAGAATGCCAGAGGATTTTAAAAATAATGAGTATTATCATTTTAAGATTTCTGGTGCTAAAAGTAAAAAATATATGGGTTTTCAATATCAATCAATAGATGAATTAAGATTATACCCATCTTTTGAAGATACGGTAAAAGCTATAAAAGAATTTTGGCATAAGAATTTCAAAGGCTAAATTAGCCTTTTCTTTTTATTATAAGCAATAAATATTTTATGTGTTTCCAGCTATCCAATCTTCAACCGCCATAATAGTTTTATTTAAACCATTATAGTAAAGTTTATAATCTATCGAAGAATAATATGTTCCATTAGGAAATGTTATATAAAAATAATAATATTTATTTTCAGCAGTTGATAAAGTAGGTAATAGTATTATTTTCACGAAATATCTTTTTTCGGGGTCATGATAAGTCCATGTTTCAAGATATTTTCTGCGTTTTAATTGAATAAATTTCATTGGTATAAAAATCCCTCCTTTTGTTAAAAAAATTATTATATATATTATTCGTAGAAAGCTAAATTTTATGGGTATATAATTCTTTGTATTATTAATTAATTGTTATTAAAATAATTTTTTATTTATATTGACATATTGTTATAATGGTGATAAGATATATATGTAAGATAAAGGTAAATAAAAAAAGTGAATAGAGTTAACCTTTGGTAATGTTTTTGAAAGGAATTTAAAATGAGAGATGAATTATATGCTTTTAGATGTAAAGAATGCGATTTCATCTATCTTGAACCGTATAATATTTCAGATAGATTTAGTAAATATCCTAGTTGTCCAGATTGCGGTTGTAAAGATGTAGAAATATATGAAGGCGAGTTGTCAGAAGATTTACAAGAATTTGCTAGTCAATATGCTGATGAATTAGAAAATGAAGAAGATGAGTAGTTTGAATTAAAATTGTGTTTCATTAAGAAAGGGAAATTAATCAATGCAGATTTAAATGGAGCGTATCAGATAATAAAGAAAGTAATACCAAATGCTTTTGCTGATGGTATAGAGGGTGCAGGTTTACATCCGATTAGAGTTAATTTAATCTAATAAATCACTTTGTAAAAAAGTGAATGAATCAGCGATTTGATGATATATAAGAAAGGAGAAGCTTATGGAAAACAGCAATAACATTGAATTATCTTTAGAAGACATATTTTGGATTGGCAAAGGTTTAGCTAATACTATAAAGGTATTAGAATTAGAAAATGAATATACTAACCTTATAAAAGAAATTCAAAATATTCAAAATAAATTATGTTCTTTTATTTACAGAGAAGATGCTAAGATTAATGATAGAGTAATTATGCAATTGATAAAATAGACAATTTAAGTGATTTAAGGAGGTAATGTTATGTATATTGATAATAGAGGTATTCATTTTGAAGAAAATGATGAAAAAGAAAAGATCAATTATGGAGTTGGTTATAGTGATGGTTATAAAGCAGCATTAAAAGTTATGCAAATACATTTAGAAGATTTGTCCAACAGAATGATATTAAAAGAAGATTGATGATAGAATGTAGATTTTGTAATATAAGGAGTAAAAATGAATATTAATTATTTAAAAAGAATACGAGAAAAATATCAACAATTACAAGATAAATTCTTTGACGAAGATGATTTTGATTGTGCTGGATTTATGGTTGGAGAACTTGAAAAAATTGATAAACTAATCAATGAAAAAGAGGAGTTTAATATTAAATCTTTTCTATATAAAATTTACACAAACAATAATAAAGAAGTTATGTGGATTGAGTCTACTGCACCAAAAGACAAATTTAAATCATTGTTACAAGCTTATTTTATGACCACAAAAATTAATGGAAAAATTGGAATTGGATTTGGAGAAGTAATAGAAAGTAGTGGATATAAATCTGAGTTATTATTTGAAGGGATAGATAATATTCCTAATGATTATCAAGTTATATATTTAAGTGATATTAATATTTTTGATATTTAATAGAGGGAGTACACATATGAAATATATAGAAGTTAGTCAAAATAAGTATAGGAATTTTATACTTAATAGTGATTTAAATATATATGGCGTTTCTAATGGAATTGTTGAAGTTACATATATAAAACCCAATGATTGTTTAGCTTTTAGATTTCAAAAGGGAAATCAAAAGTGTTATATTAGAGAAGATTATATTTATCTTTGTGAATAAATATATCTTTTATAGCAAGCATTGTTTTTAGGATATTAATATAATTTATTATATTGACAATTACATATATTGGGAGTATAATAAAATTGCATCAAAGGAATAAGCTTTTTAAATATATAAAAAAGTGAGGACTAAATATGGATAATATAATACAGTTTAAAGATTTTGAAAGACCTGTAAAACGAAATGAAGATGAATGTAGAGAGTACTGGCAAGAACAATACGAAAGAAGAAAAGAAAGTCGATTACATATACATGCGGAAGAAATAGAGAGTAAAGTAATAAATAATGAAAATGTTGTTAATATAGTAGGAAAACTATTAAAAGTAACATTTAAAAATATTGAACAGGTTGAGCAATTTGAAAAACAAGAATGTGAAAATCAACCATGTGAAAATTCTTGGATGTCATGTAAGGAGAAATTCAATAAATTTCCTTGTGTTATTTATTGTAGATTTACAAAAAGAGGTATTCTTGAAGGATATGTGGCTCAATATATAACTAAAGATGAATATATTGCTGAGTTAAAAAATCAATTATTACAAGCTGTATAGTACTTAATATCTTTGAGTGGTTGAAGCAGTAGACAATGCATAACATTCGGATATTAATATAATATGACTAAATATTAGTTTTATAATGAAAGGAAGTGATTTTATTGTTAGAAACTATATTTTGTATATCAATTCTTTGGTTTACTCCTAGTTTAATTTTATGGTTGGTTGTTTTTGATTGGTTTTGGAAACAGGAAGTATTAACTATTGGGCATATTATATTTGCTATATTTACATATCCAATGACAATATTGGCAGTAATAGTCTATTTATTATTCCTATTAATAATTGGGTTTATTAAATTATGTAACATAAAAATTAGAATAAGATAAATGATTCATTTGGTCACGAAATAATTTAGAAAGGAGTTTTAAATATGTGTAAAAAAGTAATGTCAGCTATAATCATTATACTAATAGTTTTAGCTTTAATTGTGATTGGAAGTGTGTTATTACCAACCAATTTAAAAATGTTAAATACCTTATTAGGATTTATATATGGATTTCTTGCAATGAAAATTTATTTGAGTATTAATAACATATAAAAAAAATACATAAAACATCCATTTTATAAAATAAAAAAATATAAAGGAGAATAATACATATGAGTGAATTTCTTACTAAAAGTGAAAACGATGAATTAATAAAGAGAATTGAAGAAGGAGATATTTTACTAGCTAAAATTACTGATGCTTATAATGAAGCTGCTAAAGATTATAATAAAGCATCTTCCGAAAGAGAATCAATGAAGGTTGTTATTAGACATTTATTAGGATGGGCTGAAGAAGAAGGTCTAAATATTCCATATGAAAAATGGGATGAGGTTATTGACAAAGCACACGATAACGATGGTTTCTTTACAGCAATGTTAGAATGGTTCGTAGACCATATGAATGATTTTGGTGAAAACTATGGTGTTGAATTTGAAGATTAAACATGATGAATAATCAATTTTATGATGTTATAAGAAAGGAGTTTATATGATTTATATAATTTTAGGTTATATAGTATCAATTGTTTTATCATTTTTGATTTTACGTTATGCTTTTATTAATATGGAAAAATACGCTAAAGAATCAGCACCTATACCAATAATAATTTTTATGATGTTAATTCCAATAATAAATATATTTTTTGGATTAGCAATTGTGAATGCCTTTGTAGAAAAAGATTGTTCTGATATTATTAATAAAATATTTAGGATAAAAAGTTGATTTCATAATAATATAATATTAAATAAGGAGATTTTAGAAGATGAAGTTTGAAGATGTTAAAATAGGAATGAAAGTAGTTCCTTTTAAGAAAACACAAGGACAGGTAAAATTAGAAGAATCTATGGAACAAGCAAATAAAATTAAGCAGAAATATCTCTTTATGTATCATGTATAGATAATAATGAAAGAAAAATCGGATTATGGCATGAAAAATATTGTTCTTGTAGAGATTGGTTCGATGCATCAGATTTTAACTTATACATAGAAAACGAAAAGAATGTAAATGTAGAACAATACATATTTGAATCTATGCCATTTATAATCAATTTTAAAGTTACTGATAAAAATAATAAAATTACATATCAAACAGTTAATACGGAGCACTTAAAATATAAACTTATCATTAATGGCACAACTACAGTAGTAATTCTTAAAGATGGTTCTAAAGGTGTTTCTAAGTGTTTACCTACAGACATATATGATAGGGATAAGGGTATAGATATTGCATATAAAAAGGCATTAATTAAATCATATCAAAAGGAATTAAATGATTTAATGAAATAACTGTTTTAAGTGGTTTTAGATTGGAGGTGTTATTATTTATTATTTTGCAAGTGAACAAAATTTTAATGGAAAAACTTTATACCCTAGAATTCCAGAGCATAGAATGCAAAAAGAAGATTTTTCAACAAAGAGAATATGTGTTTCTAAATCAATTAATGGGTGTTTAACGGCAATAGAACCATGTGAAGGAGATTTGTTATATATACACTGGTGTGAGTCTAACAATGTTACACAACCATCAATAAACCAAGTTGCTGATGCTCCTTTTACTGGAGAAGAATGGATTTTAGAGCCTGTGGTCATGAATGCTTTTATGACAATTAGAATAATAAAGCGTTATTCTAATATGATTAATAATTTATCCAACAATTTATATACATATGAATTAATAGAAGGATAACATAATGAAACACTTCATTTATTCAGAATGAAAAGGAAAAACATATGATTGAAGCAATTTTAGTAGCTTTTATAATAGCTATTGTTAATAATATAAATGTCATACCAGTTTTAACTAAAATATTTATGATACCTATATACATGGCATCAGTTTTATATATTGTAATTATTGTCTTAGAACAACTTAATATTTCTAAACATAGTAAGTACTTTACCTTCAGTATATTAGGCTTAATAGTCATTCCAACTATGTATTGTATATTTGTTTATCACCTATATTTTTACATCTTAATAGGGTTTATATGCTCTGTAGTAGGTATGCTACTTAATCAGATAGTTGTTAGAGCTAATGGTAATAAAATGCCTATGTTTTTAAGTTTATCAAAGTTAACAGGAAGTATTGATTTAGAAGAACTTAAAGTTAGTCAAACACATCAACTTGGAGATAAGAATACAAAATTGAAATTTTTAACAGATATAATTGATTTGGGATATAACGTTTTTAGTATTGGTGATGTAATGATATTTAGTATTTTTGGCATTGTTATGTATGGAATCTTAATTAATATATAATAGGAGGAGTTTTATGATTAAACTAAAAACAAAATGGTATAATATCATAGGAATTAGTATAGGATTGGCTTATTTTGTGTTAATGTTATTGTTGGGAGGTATGATTCATGGATAGAGTTATAGAACGTTTATTAATTGAAAATGGACTGAAAGAAATTAATAAAAAGTTTGGTAAAATAAATTGGGAATACATAGCTCCAGATATTGATTTAATTTATGAAGGAAATAATTTCATATTTAAGTGTCCTAAAGGTATTATTAATTTCGGTTTTGAAGAAATATGGACATGGTTATATGATGAAGATTATGCAGGATGTATTCATGATTGTGATATGTGTTTGACACCAATATGTTAAAAGAAAGGAGAATAATTATGTTTAAAATTTTTAATAAAAAAGAAAAACATCAATACTTAGAAGAAATATATAATAAATATAATTTAGTAATTAAATTAAAAGGTGCTTCATATGAAAGAACGTTTTCTACAGAAACTTCTGCAATACCAGATTCATATAGACAATTATTAGGTTGGTATCACAGCCGTATATCGGATACATATAGTTTTAGATATAAAGATGGAATATTAAGTTTTAATAGAAGTAATATTGAATATATTAATGTTTTTAAATCACAACATACAAGAAAAATATAATAGAAAGATTATTTTATTAGAAATGAGGGTGTTTATGGGAATAAGACTTAATATATATGAGAAATCTCCATACGAGGGATTAGGCACAGAGTTATTAAATGGAGGTTCCTTTGGTTGGGGTATTACTTCAGAATTAAATGATTGTGAAATTGTAAATAAATACAAAGATGACTGTAAAAATAGAAATAGTTATAGTGGCTGTTTTATGTGTGAATGTTCAGATAGTGATTATACAAAAGTAACATATGAAAAATTATTAACAATAAATAAGGAAATATTATATAGAAATACAAATATTATTAATGCATTTTGTTTAAATAGGGATAATTGTATTTTAGAAAAAGAATGTGGATTAGATTGTATATCGAATAATCATAGAAATTGTATATGGGTAAATTTTAGTTAGAATGAAAGACATATTTCATGAAGAAAGGAAATAATTAAAATGATAGAGAGAATATTTTGTGAAGATAATTCATCTAAAAACTATGAACAATTATCTGAAGAAAGAAAGTTAAAATATCAGGAGTTTTATAAGGATACTGCATGTTGTCCTGAGAAATATGTTATATCTGTAGATGTGGCTTCACCAAACATCAAAGACCAAAGTTGTGTAGTTAGATATAATTATGAAGAGTATTTAAAAGGTAATTTAGTTATTGATAGTGTTAAGTATTTTTAACCACTTCACGATTTGATATTGTTTTATTTAAAATTATATTGCTCATATGAGCAGAAAGATGAGGAAATTTTATATGAAAAAGAAGTTAATAATAATTATATCTGCATTAAGTATTATGTTGTTTTTATTAACAGGATGTGACACAGAAGCAAGTAGAGTTTCTTATAATTTATCACAAGAAGCAGATAATTTTAATGTAATTAGACAATTAACAGTTATAAATTGTATACAGGGTGATGTGTTATTCCAAATGACGGGTAGAATTTCCATAACTGCGGATACTGCTGATAATCAATTGGAAGTAATTGTTGAAGATTCAGACGGTTCTTATCAAAAGCATTTTATTGGATTAAGTGATAACGTTACATATGTTGTTGAACAGAAAAACTTTAAGAATGTTGATAAATATAAATATACTTTGAATTATAATCCTAAGATGTGGATTCCTGTAGATGTAAAAAATATAGATTAAAAAGTAAATAAAATGTATTTTCTATTGTTAATAATTTATTGGATATTAAAATAATATCTATTGACAATACTAAAATAATATGTTAATATATAAATATGGAGCGAGGACTACAGAAAAACTCGATTCGGTGTACATAGCAATTCAAGTGTCCGAGAGAATGTATAAATACCGAATGATATGCTCCATTTATAAGGGGAAGTAGTTTAATTGGGAGATGCGTGGCTAAAAGCTAGGTGGTATTGGTTCAAGTCCAGTCTTCCCCACCAAATGATTGAGAGGATAGGAGATGAGGGTTCGAATCCCTTCTGATGTAGTTCAAAGGTAAAATACTTATCTAATCAATCAAATTATAGGAAAGTAACACAATGGATAGTGTGTACGGCTTTGAACCGTAATATGAAGTTTCGATTACTTCCTTTCCTGCCAAATATTTATACTTTAGTGGTGGAATAGACATAATAAATAGGAATGTTTGTATATGGTAAAATCTATAGTTCCGCAATCGGAGCTTGGATAATAGTAGACATTATCGTGTGAATTAGTATGTCAGGACTTAAAATCCAATGGCATACTATAGTAATAGGAGCATCATGGAGAGAACCATGTTTTAACAAAAACTCGTTAGGTTGAGAGCTTGGCAACCATGTAAGGTGCAAATCCTTACCTAAAGTATAAATATAATTTAATAATATTTTTGTGTTATAAGGGATGTGATTTTAACAATGATGTTTCCTAGAGAATTTGATTATGCTAATAGAAAGCGTAAACTATTATCTGAACGAGAAAGACGAAATATTGAAAGACGGAATAAATTGCAAGCTTTAATAAATGATTCTGCCTCAACCGATTGTGAAAAAGCTGAAGCCAAACGAGCTTTAGAAAGAATAAGTGAATAATATGCGACTTTTATTAAAATTTAGAAAGGATTAATAAATGGATAACTTACATATATTTTCAGTTGATAATATGGAACAATATCTTCCGCATGTTGAGTATCATGGATATGGTGGATATATACAATCTTTTTGTGATTCATTTAGCAATTGGTTGTTTCCAAAAGCCAAAAGTATATATTTTGATGGTGAAGAAAAACAGTTATGGCTTAATATGATTAATAATGCACGCAAATTACAATTGTTAGATAATCAAAAAACTTTGACAATTAAAAAGATGAATTGGTATACTAATAAACTTGTGGATTTGCTAAAAACTGATGAATGCAATTTTGATTGTTATGTTTACTTTTTAGATATTATAGTTTCACAATATAAGGATTCTAAGTATAAGAATATTGAAGTTACATTAAAATGTGAAGATAAAAACGGTGAAGACATACATATTAAAAAGTCTTTTGAAGATTTTAATTTTTTAAATTATATATCTGAAGCTAACTATCTGAAAAGGGATTATTCAAATAAAATACTGGCATACTCAGCAAATCTAGCCGAATTATATGGTAAATACTTTGATGAAGATGGTTTAACATATGATAAAAAAGGAAGACTTTTCGTTTACTTAAGTCCAACCTTACATGGTACAAAAGCTATTCAACATGGATGGATTGAATGGTAACGTGAAATTGATAAAATGAACTTTCTATCATATTTTAAAAGGAGAAAAGAATGCTTACATATAAATGTATAATTAACAATAAAGAAGAAAAAAATATTACAAGTTTTTCTGAGCCTGAAATTGGTCAAGTAATTTTATCTCCTTCAGGTGAACAATACGAAATTCTAAAGATAGAATTAAAAAATAATTTATATTATATTGCAACAAAATAATGCATTCATTATAAAAATAATAGGAGGTTTTAATGATATACGTTATGTCAGATATACATGGAGAATATGAAAAGTTTCTTGCCATGTTAGAACAAATAAAATTCAACAACAATGATACTTTATACATATTAGGTGATGTTGTTGATAGAGGTAGTGAATCTATCAAGTGTTTGCAATATATTATGCATAAACCAAATATAAAAATGATTTTAGGTAATCATGAAGAAATGATGTTACGTTCATTGATTAATGGAGATAGAGGTTATTACAATTGTTGGATGGGTAATGGTGGATATAATACTTTAAGAAAATTTGATGATTTATCTATTGATTTTCAACATAAAATTTTAGATTATCTCCAACAACTACCACTTACAATTACTATCTCTGATTTCGAAGAAGATTACATATTAGTTCATGCAGGAGTTAATTTTGACGAAGATACTCAAGATAGAGAAACTGTGTTATGGGCTAGAGATGAATTTATTTACGGGAATGATAGATTTGACGGTGTCACAGTAATATTTGGTCATACCCCTACTAAATATATGCAAAATATAAAACCTTATAAAATATGGAATACGGGCAATGGTAAAATAGGAATTGACTGTGGAGCTTGTTTTGAGGGTGGACAGTTAGGTTGTTTAAGACTAGATGATATGAAAGAGTTTTATGTATAAAACATGACCAAATACGAATATTATCTCAATTGATAAAACATGGCAATATACTAAAGATATTAAAGTACAAAAGTATTATTAATATTAAAATAATCAGGAAAGGAGTATATTGCTATGTTAGGAAAATTAGAAGATAAGCTAGTTGAAAAGTGTAGAGAATCCGAATCATTTGCATGGGGATTAACTGCATTTGGTATGGTTCTGATGGTTGTAATAGCAAGTTTATAAGATTACATAATTACAGGGTGGTAGGGTGGGGAGATAAAACATATGAATGAAAAATTTTGGGAATTTATAAATAATCATTGGGTATTTTCACAAAGAGAAAAAGATATTAACTCTATGACGGGATTATTATATGAAATGAATAGAAGACATAATTATACAATAAAAGTAGATTATGAAGGAGCTTATTTAGATTTATTGTGCTTGTTTGAAGATTATGTAGAATTTGTGAATGGAAAACAGGAGGAAAATTAAATGAAGGAATGGTGTATGGCTCATCCATGGATGACATTCTTTATAATAATTGCATTTTTAATAACAATGGAAAATGTATTTGTAGTTATAAATAATAAGATAAAATTAAGAGCTATAGAAATTGAGAATAAAAAATAGGTTTGATATAGATTGGAGATTGAAGTAGATGAAACATACAGGATTATATTGTTTAATATGTGAACCGCTTGTTGAGTTAATAGAACAACCTACTGGTATAGTAGATATATATGACCAATGGTTTTACCAAGATTATACCTGTCCTAATTGTGGAGCATATCATAGATGTTCTTCACAATCTGGTGATATGATTCAAGAAAACTTAGATATAATTGGGTAGTTAATGAATATTAGATTTTATCCTATTAATATAATAGAAAGGTATTAAAAATGAGTGAATATAAATTAATAAATGTAAGAGTTTTTCATCCTGCGGCTAAAGACGTTAAAGAAAGATGTGAATATACATATTGTAATAATTGTGAGAATTGTGAATTATATAAACAAAGAAAATGCCTACATGACTATAGATATTTTGGTTGTATTCAATGTCCTTATGGAAAATATTCTCAGGAACAAGGATATACTCAAAAAGCGAAATCATTTTATAGTTGGATGAATAATAAAAAAGAGACTTACAAAGATGTTTTAAATGCAGTTGAATTTTATACCGATAAACTTGCAAAAGTCGGAGAATACATATATCTTCCATATCCTCATTTAAAAAACTATGTAAATTCTTTAAATGGACTAATAAATGAACATTTTTTAAAAGAAGCTGATTTTACAAGTCAGAAAATATTAGAAATTATTAACTTTAGACCACAGGCATTAATGGGTGGAGAAATAAGAGATTTTCAGATAAAAGAAGTGCCTAAGTTTATTCAACATTTAAAAGAAGAACTTCCAGAAAAATATAATGAATTTGTTAAAACATATCCAGAGAAAACTAAGCAATACTCAGAAATAGCAAGTAATTATATTGGAAGAAAAGCTTATATTAAAACATTAAAAATAGGTACTGCTGTAGTAGATATACATGGAGATAGTTTTATATTTGATGGAGAGTACTTATATAATGAAAATTTTAAACCTAGTTTTGCTCCATTTGATACTAAAGGTGGATTATTTAAGTTTAAAGTTACTGATGATATGGTAGTAAAAATAACAAACAATGAACAAGTAATTAATACTACAAAATTTATAGATTAAATCAAACTTCGATTTCATGGAAAGGACGGTAAGTATGGAAAATAATATATATTTTATATCTACAAATGATAAACCTGTTAAATTAATAATAGAAAATCAAAATGACACAACAACAAAAACAGAGAAATATAAAAAGACATTATATGAAGTGCTAAAAAACGAATTGAGATTTAACCACACACTAAGAAGAAATTTAACTAAACAACAAATACATACAGAAAATGGTAAATTAAAACATGGAAGATTTAATGAAGTTATTAATTTCTTAATTAAAAGAGGAGTATCAAAAGAATATATAGAAACTGAAGTTAATCAAGAAAGAGAAAGAGTAGTATTTAGTACAAGAATAAATATTCCAATCAGCAATATTTCAGACAATAGATTTGGAATTATCAATTTAACATAAAATTTCTATTTTATAACATGTAAGGAGTGATAAATATGCCATTTTTAACAGGATTGATAGGATGTTTAATAATTAGTTTATGGGTAATAGGTCTTATTAAAGGCAATGAAGTAGCTTGTGATTGGTATGGAGCTAAAGGTAATTGGTTTATTTTTATATATTTAGTGTTATCAGTTTTAATTGCTGACGGAATATTTAATATTATTACTAGAATATAGAAAGGGACTACATAATGGATAATAGGATAAAAGTTTTAGATTGGGTCAATTCTGAAAGAGATAGACAAGAGTCTAAATGGGGAGAACAAAATCATACTCCTGAAAAATGGGTAGGGATTTTAGGTGAAGAATATGGGGAGTTTTGTGAGGCAATAAATGAAACAGTTTTCTTTAATAATACTACTAAAGGTGGTTATGAAAATATGAAAAATGAAGCAATACAGACTGCTGCTGTAGCAATTGCTTTTGTAGAATGTTTGGAAAGAAATAAAGAAAAGTGGGGTTTATAAAACCAAACCAAATGACACTTCTATAGCATTTAAAGAAAGGCTTTTATATGAGAAAAGATGGATTAACTGAGCAAGAAGGAAAAATAATGGATTCATTAGTAGATGCTTGGAATGAATTTATTAAATTAGATAGACAGCATCCTTGTGAAATTAATGATTTTGCAGACGGAATACATAGATGTCAATATCAATTGACTATGAGAATATTAAGAAGAGATTATCCAGAAGGATATCCAATAAAAATATAATTCTAAAGGAGATAAATATATGAAAATTGAAATTAAAGGCGATAGTAATAGTAAACAACTAATAAAAATGCTTGCATGGATTGAATTGTTAGGTAATGTAGGGCACAGTGCTTCATTTAAAGTATTTGCTGATGGAGATGGTTCTACTAGATGGAAGTTCAAATTTGAAGATGAAGAACAACAGAAAGAGTTTGATTTATTGAGAAAAGAATTGTGTAAAGTACATATTGATGGAAATAAGGATATAGAATATTTTTCTATATAACATGATGAAACAGCTCATTTATCATGAGTGGAAAGGATAAAAATGTTAGAAAATATGAACACAGCTAGTCCATTTTTAACAGGTATAATTGAAGGTGAATTTATGACTTATTGTTATCAAGTTAAATGTGGTAGTAAACCTATAGCATTCACAACTTTAAAAACTAAATATATTGATTTAGCGGTATCTTATGTAAAAGAGAAATACAGTCTTAATACTTATATTGAGGAAATAGAAAATTGTCCTGAATGGAAGATTATTTATATATACAAGCATGATTATCTAATAGAAATAATTAAATACTTACCTAAGAATCCTCAAACTTCTTATGACCATTGGATAATTGGGAAAGCATGTGGATATTCAGATGATGCTATTGGCGAATTTCTTAGTAAAAGAGTTGTAAAATAATATAATAAAAACCCAATTTGCTTCTGATTTTTGGAAAGGAGAATATTATGACAGCATTAAAATTGTATAAGTTTATTCAAGAAAATGATATAGAGCTTCGTTGGGAAGATGAAGAATTAATTGCATGGGTTGGATTTCATTGTATTAGTGAATTTACAGACATGATAGGATATGATTATTTATCAGATGGAGGATTAGATGCAAATTTACAATATCATTGTCTTGCTTTAGATATTGTTCCTATATGTGAATACTTTGATATTGAACCTACAGATATATTAGAAAAGGAATAATAAAAACACAATGAAATTCCATTTTCATGTGGTTTGAAAGGAGTAATTTAAAACTATGAGATTAATAACAATTGTTGAAAATAAAATAGATATTGGAGATATTTTTATTTTTTCAGATTGTAATGCATTCATGATTAGTAAATTAGAAGATTTATATTTAGCAACACAATTATTAAATAATGGAAATAGAGAGTTAGGATTTGTTGATTATTCTGACAAGAATATATATAAATTAAAAGAAAGATTATGTCATGATTACGGAACGCCAAAAAATATAGTTCATATGAAAGATGTGAATTTATCTATATTTTAGATAAAACCATTCTTTGGTTGTAATATAGGAGACTTAATAAAGAAATTTAAGGAGAAATTGTTATGGGAATGTATACAGGAATTAGATTTAAGGGATATGTTAAACCTCAATTTAGAGAAGATTTTGAAGGAATAGCATTAAGCGGTGATTGGAATGAATCTAACGATGAAGTATTTAGAACTTTTGGTCAGATAGGTAGGTCTGGGTTTATACCATGTGGCGGTTTATCATATATGCCTGATGAATGGGAAGTGTATGATGAATCATTAAAGGGTTCATATGATTATTATCGGTTAGCAAAGGCTACCGATGGTTTTGAAAGAACTTGGAACAAAGATACAGGTTATTGGACTTTTCAATGTAGCTTAAAGAATTATGAAGATGAAATTGAAGAATGGTTCAAAATCGTTCCATATTTTATTGATAAGATAGAGCATCTAGAATATTTCTATGAAGAATGGACGTATAGCCAACAATATGATTTAGTTGATGGAAAAATCGAATTAATAAATGATAGATTTAGAAAATACGGATATGAAGATTAATATTAACATAAATCTTATCTTTTATGCACTTTTAATATTATTATAATTTTTAAGGAGAGTGATTACTATTTCGAAAATAGTAAATGATAAATATTATACTTCGCCAGAATTGGCAGAATACATAGTTAATAAAACAAAAGAAGTAATAGGTGTAGAAAACATTTCAGAATATTTAGAATCATCAGCAGGGGCAGGAGTGTTTTTAGATTATCTTGATAAACCTTACATAGCTTATGATATTGAGCCTGAAGATGATAGAATTATTAAACAAGATTTTCTTAGTCTAAATTTAGATTACAAAAAGAATAGATGCATTATAGGAAATCCACCTTATGGAGAAAAGAATGTTTTATCAGTTCAATTCTTTAAAAAAGCTTTAGAGTTAGGTGACTATATAGTATTTATACTTCCTATTAGTCAATATAAAAATAATTATCAAATGTTTGAATTTGATATGATTTATAGTGAAGACTTAGGATTACAACATTATACCGATAGAGATTTACAATGTTGCTTGAATATCTATAAAAGACCTAAAAATGGTTTAAATAAGAAACCGAACTACAAGCTTAAAGACGTTGAAATAAAAGAAAATAGGCGAACAGGACAACAAATATCCGATATTAAAGATTATGATGTGGGCATTTGTTCTTTTGGAAGTGGAATTATAGGTAGGCAACCTCAATATCAAGGACAATATGCTAAAGAATTTTATTTTAAAATACATAATGATAACTTGAAAAATAGAATAATTGAATTAATATCAACTACCGACTGGGAATTGGAAGTTTGTAACGGAATAAGTGGTCAGACTAATTTAGCTCAATGGCAAGTATATAAATACATAAAAGAACAAATTCCAGAAATTCAGTAAGTTTGTCACATAATTATAATATGATAATCGAAGTATACGAGAGATTGTAAGAGTAAACAGAAGTTATAGTTTACCAATTTATGAATGAAAACGCTGATTCATTCACTTTTTAAAAGTGATTTATGGTATCTGAACTAATGTCCGCTTAACCAACAAGCATATTGAATCAATGCTTAATTAGAATTATAATAGTAATTGTAATAATTGTCAATACTTTTAGTATTTTATCGTTATTAATATAAATTATGTTGACATTGTAGTTCAATTAATGTATACTAATAATTGTAAGATAACATCTCTTCCCCGTTACTACATAATATTATATAATAGCTTATGGGAGAGTGATATATATGGTTAAGAATAGGTTAAAAGAAATATTAGATGACAGAGGAATTAAACAAAAATGGTTAGCTGAAAAAGCAAATGTTAAAGAAAACACATTATCAGGTATCATAAATAATAAAACCGTAACAAGTGTAGATATAGCAATAAGAATTGCAAAAGTTTTAGAAATGCCTGTTGAAGATATATTTCAAGACCAAGATTCATTTTAACAGAATTATTATTCATTATTCTGAATTTTTATATTGACATATTGAATTTATTCCCTTATAATAAAAATGTAAGTTAAAGGTTGCAACCACACTTACCAAATTTATTATAAGGGAGTGTCTAATATGAAATTAGAAAAATTGAATCAGTTGGGTAAAGAATGTAGTTTAAGGAAATTATCTCAATTCTTAGGTATGAGGGTTGAAGTAAGTATTAATACTCATACTCATAATAACAATTTAATGTGTACATATTTCTATGAAAGTTTCGATTTTGATGCAGGTGAATTTATACTATGTCTATTTGATAAGAAAGATGAAACATTAAATACTAGGATTAATAATGAATTAATTTTAGAAGTAAAAAATCTAACTGAAGATTTATATGATGATGTAATTCATATCTATACAAATGATTTTATCTTATCCATTACAACATTAGAACAGAAACTTATCCTTCCTAAATGCAATCATTGTGGCAAAGAAATTGAGCATAATGAATACTGGTTATCTGGAGCTTATGGTGATTTGAGATTATGCGAAGATTGCTCTTATCCATTATATCCAATCAGTGAAGAAAATTAAAAATATGAGTAGAAAGGAGGAGTAATCATGGCTATGGAAATGAGAGCAATCAAATTTTATTCCAATAATAAAACTACAACTGAAGATTTTAATCGAGGCATTAACTTTTTAACCGAATGCCAAGAAGTTGAAAATAAGCTATTAGAATATTACTGGACTAACTTTAATGAAGTTATTAGTGTTAGAACTTGGATTGATTTCTATAGTAAAAGAATTATGATTACTTCTCCTTCTACTAAATTTCAGCATTATATGCAAATACTTCACATGGTTTATATGCAATTAAAAAGTTTAGAAGAAAAAACTAAGCAAAAGGTTCACTTTAAATTTGAAGATAAAATGCAACAACGCATTTACAATTACTGTAGTAAGTTTGTTTTTGACTGGGATAGACTTGAAAAGTACATTAATAAACAAGTTAAAGAATATAAAAAGAAAGATAAGAAATATTATGATTTCTTAATGGAAGTAAAAAATATAATAGACAATGACTTATACTTCTTAACTTTACAACAAGATATTGAAAATAAGTTTTGGGAGTTAAAAAACAAAATAAATCTACCTAGAAAGAAGTCTAAACAAATTTGGGCTACTACGTTTCATACCGTAGATATTGAGAAGTATGAGGGTTATTGGATTTTTGTTATTGATACTAATAAGTTTATTACTAAACGTAAAATGGAAAATTTCAGAATAGTAGTAGATATATCAGATTATCATAATAGTATATTAGATAATTATAATTTAAATAACACTTTTACTATTAAATTTAATAATTATGATAGATTTGAAATTATTGGTGTATATGAAAAAGAAATTATTTATCCTGAACCTAAACCTACTAAAACAATTGGTATTGATATTGGCTTAAAGAATTTAATTGTATCTTCCGATGGTGATTATATTGAGCAGAATAAAACAATATTAAAGAAAGCTCAAAAATTAATTAAGAATCAAGCAAATAGACAAAGTTTAGAAGCACATATGAAAAAGAAATTAGATAACGAAAATTATACTCTACCTGATAAAAATTATATGAAGAAGCAGAACAAACTAAGTAGATTTGTTCAATGTGATAATCGTTATAAAGTTAAACAATTTCTCAAAGGTAAAGAAGATACCCATATCATTATGGAAGACTTACAATTAAATGATGCTAAGACTTATAGTAAAGAAGTAAATTATATGCTTAGAAGAATGAAGATTCAAGGGGTTAAAAATGATATTTTAAAGTATACAAAAGAAATGGGTATAAAGACAACACAAGTAAATCCAAGATATACAAGTATTGATTGCCCTATCTGTGGAAATAGAGACAAACAAAATAGACAAACACAAGAATTATTTAAATGTACTAAATGTAGTCATACAGATAATGCAGACCATAATGCTAGTGTTAATATTGAAAATAGATATTTGAAAGCACAATGAGGATATGTTATGAATGATGGATATTATGAAACAATTGGATTTTTAGGACAAAAATTTACTTGGTATTTTTCAAATGATTCATGTGTTGTAGTTAATGAAGCCACTGAAGAAGAATGCGAGTTTCCTATTTCAAAAATTAGTATTACAAATGATACAATAAAAATTAAAGGAAGCCATTCTTTTACAATTTTACCTTTGGATAACTAAGTGAATATTTCAATAAAAAGGCATTTATTTATATGCCTGTAGGTTAAGCGTACTTTAGTACAGACACCACAAATCACTTTATAATAAGTGAATAAATAACGTGTTTTATTTACTTTTAGTTATTAATATAATATGGAGGTTAATTTTTGGCACATAGAAAATATAAAGATACTCATAGAATAAATGAACAAGGTTTAGAAGAAAAACAGTGTAGAGATTGTAATGAATGGCTTTTAATGAATAATACATACTTTAACACAGTAAATGGGAAGAAAGATAAATTAAATGACAGATGTAAAATATGCCAAGACATTTATCAAAGAATCAATTATTTAAAAAATGCCGACAAACAAAGAGAAAAAGCTAAAAAGAGAAGACTTGAAAAACTACCTGAAATTACTGAATATTTTTTGCAGTATTATAAAAACAATAGAGAGTCTATGAAAGCAAAAAATAAACAGTATAAAAAGGAACATTCTGAATATTATAAAGAAAATAGCAGAAAATTTAGACAGTCTGAACGTGGTCGTGAAAGATGTAAAATTTATAACAGGAAACATAGAATCAAAAAACACCAAATAACTAATAAGGAATGGGAAAATTGTAAAAAGTATTTTGATTACAAATGTTGTTATTGTGGGCTTCCATTATCAGAACATTATTATACCAGAAAAGGTATTACAAAACTAGGAGATTTTCACAAGGAACATATTATAGATGATGGGAAGAATGATTTAAGTAATTGTGTTCCTAGCTGTCAATCTTGTAATAGTAGTAAAAGAGAGTACTCTTTACATACATGGTATAACCCTCAAAATCCTTTTTATGATAAAGATAGATATCATAAATTGTATTTATGGATTAGATATGATTATAAAAAATACATAAAAAAGAAAAAGATAAAATAGGAAAGGAGAAAATTAATATATGATATATCAGTTTACAGCTTATTATGGAGCGTTAATAAGAGATAAGGTGATTTACTCTATGGAATTAAGCTTCAATGATTGTACTAAATTTTTAACTGAAGATATTGATAGTGAACCATATAAAGATTACATAGCTAAAAAGATTATTGCTGATGGATTCAATCCAAATGATTTCACTTTTGATTGGTTAACCAAAGAACAGTATAAAAATAAAATTGAATCAAAAGTTGATGAGAGATATGAATTTGATGAGAATAATTTTACTAAGAAAGGAATAGAATAATATGTTTAAGAAATTAAAAATTAAGTATAAAAAGTCAAGTCAAAATGTACATATTATATGGATGACATGGGGCAAGAAATTTAGATGGATAAGTTTTGAATGTAGTACTCCTGCATGGTGGCTACCTAAATATGAGAAGTTTAATAAAGGTACTAGATTTGGATGGTTAGTATTTGCTATTGGTACAGGAGTTGTTACTAGAGAACAAATGGACGCACTTAATATGATGCAAATTCAATAATATAATGAAACAATGATTTTCTTCACTTTTTTCCTAACTAACATGGTGAGATTCCATGTTAATATAGACTTCATATAGAGTGACTTACTATTATGCCCCTACGGGCTTTATATAGATTTAAATAATCTTATGAATATTAATATAATATGTAACACTTGACAATATTAAAATAATATACTATAATAAAGAGGTGGTAAACAAATGTGTGAAATGAGAGGATATAGTCCAAGAGAATTTAAGATGATACTTGATAAAAATGGATGGAAACCGAACCATCAAAAAGGGACACACTGTACATATATTAAAGATGGAATGTCATATCATATTACCTTTTCTGATAAAGGTAAAGAATTGAGTAGGCCATTGGTAAAACGGATAATAAAGGAAGCACATTTAGTTGTGTGATTAGTAATATAATTATAGAAAGGATTTATTACATATGTGGATTAGAACACAGGATAGAAAAATATTAGTAGAAATTAAAACTAAAATTGAAATTATTCATGATGATGAAGATATAGATATACCAATTGGAATATTTAATTTTGATTCAGGGCTTACACTTTTAGGCGAATATAAAACTATGGAGAGAGCATTAGAAGTTATTGATGATATTCAACTTAAATTATCAGAATATGAAGCATTTAAGTCAAGGAATGTTTTAGAAAGTGTTGATACATGTTTTTGTATGCCGTTAGAATAGTGTACATAGAATATATGTATGATTCTGTTTTTAAAGAGAGGAATAAATTTATGAATCACGAAACAAAAGAAATCATAATTAATAATGATGTAATCCCCGTAGATAAAGAAATGGCAGATGTAATAATTACCTTAAATAAATTAGGATATAAAACCAGTGGTTGTTGTATTGGCAATGAAGGAAATAATTCTGCATGGATAATTATTCAAGAAATAAACGAAGATAAAATGATTAACTTAATGAAAAAATTAGATAATTGTTGTTATCAGTTAACTAAGCAGTTATATAAGAAAAAATCAGATAATATAATTTATGTACAATATAAATTAGAAACACCAGAAGGGAATATACCTAATAGGATATTGTGGGTTAATCAGTGGGCAAATATTCTAGAATGGTGTGATATAGCTACACAATGTTATACAGATTATAAAACTCAAAATCAAATTATAAATTATAATACTGTAGATAAATTATTTCAATAAAATGTTTATTTTATTTAGAGTGAGGTGATTAAAATTAAATTAATTAGTAATGTAAAATTAATATCAAATAAGAAAAATGGTAACTGGTTTTTATGGTTTACCCATAATGAAAAGCATTATTGCATCTTTTGGGAGTGTTCTAAACCTGTATGGTGGATTCCAAAGATTGATAAAAGTACTACTTATATAAGATTTGGATGGTTACTATTTTCTTTTGGTTTTGGTAAACATCCAAAAGAGAACAAGACAAAGACACTTGACAAATTATTTTATTAATGTTAAAATAAATTTAGACAATATGAAAGGAGATTTATGCAAACAAAAATTGAAAGAATACAGAATTTAGTAAAAGAGCTTAATACATATAGAAATGAATACTATAATCTGAATAAACCAAGCATATCTGACTTAGAGTATGACACAAAGTTTGACGAACTTTCTAAGTTAGAGAAGGAACATGATTACATATTATCAGATAGCCCTACACAGAGCGTAGGATATGAAGTTAAATCAAAACTAAATAAGAGACAACATCCTACTCCATTAAAGTCACTTGACAAAACAAAGTCTATAGATGAATTAAATAAGTGGAAAAATGGTAAAGATACAATTCTGATGATAAAGGCAGATGGTCTTACAGTTGAATTAGATTATGAGAATGGACAGTTTATAAATGGTTACACTAGGGGTAACGGAGAAATAGGAGAAGAAATAGGACACAATTGTAGAGTTTTTAAAAATATTCCTTTAACAATCCCATTCAAAGGAAAACTGCGTGTCTCAGGAGAAGCTATAATTCATTGGAATGACTTTAATAATATAAATTCTAAACTAACTGATGATGAAAAATATGCCACTCCAAGAAACTTAGTGAGTGGTTCAGTTAGACAATTAGATAGCAAAATATGTTCTCAGAGAAATGTTTATTTTTATGCTTTTAATATTTTAGAATGTGAAGATATGTTATATGATTCAAAATTTGAAAGATTTAATGGATTGTATAGATTAGGCTTTACAGTAATACCAACTATAAATTTATGGAATAATTCAATTACTGAAAATAATATAAATGAATTAAAGAATCAAGCTAACAAATTAGGAATACCAATAGACGGGTTAGTAGCTAGTTATGACTCAGTTAAATATTCAAATAGTCTTCCTATAACATCACATCATCCTTTACACAGTTTGGCGTTCAAATTTTACGATGAAACAGAAGAAACTATATTAAGAGATGTAGAATGGAATACTACAAGAAGTGGTCAGATTAATCCTACAGCTATATTTGATACAGTAATAATTGATGGTACAGAAGTAAGTAGAGCATCACTACATAATTTATCTATAATAGAAGGTTTACAATTAGATATAGGAAATCATATTTTAGTATCTAAGAGAAATCTCATAATCCCTCATGTAGAAGATAATCTTGATAGAGATGAGAATATCTTATCTTATCCTTCCGTATGTCCTTCATGTGGTGGTAAAACTAAAATAAGAAATACTGGAACAGCAGACTTCTTATTTTGTACTAATGATGATTGTTCAGCAAAGTTACTTAATAAGTTTGTAAACTTCGTTAAGCGTGATGCAATGAATATTGAAGGATTATCTGAAGCTACACTTGAAAAATTTATAAACAAGGGTTGGCTACAGAAGTTTGATGATATTTACTATCTTGATGAACATAAATCTGAAATAGTTAGAATGGAAGGATTTGGTTTAAAATCATATAATAATCTGATAGAGTCGATTGAAAAGTCAAAAAATGTTAAATTAGAAAACTTTCTTACAGCACTAGGTATTGAAGGTGTAGGACTATCTACAGCAAAGTTGTTAACAAAGAAATTTAAGACTATTGATAATTTACTTGGTGCAAGTAGAGCCGAATTTATGAACATTGATGGTATTGGTGAAATAACTGCTAATTCAATATATGAATATAGGCTATTACATATTGGAACAATTCAATGTTTGAGAGATAAAGTTAATATTATTGAAGAAGAAAAGAAGGAAATAATAAGTTCAGACTCACCATTCGCAGGGAAAAAGATTTACGGTACTGGTACATTTGCTAACTATAAAAAGGAAGAACTTAAAACATTACTTGAGAGTTTAGGTGCTGAATTTGCAAATGGTTATGCAAAGAGTCTTGATTACTTGATAGTAGGTAGTTTAAAGGGAAGTAGTAAGGAAGATAAGGCAAAGAAAGATGGAATATCAATATTAACTGAGGATAAATTTATTAAAATGTTAAAATAATATAAAGGAGTGTTTGTAATGAATATTAAAATGAACAGATATGCAATTGTTACAAAAGAAAAGCCTTTTGAATTTGTAATGTCAGATTTACATCAAACAAATGATATTGAAAAAGCTATGTTAAATGATTCAGAAAAGATTTGCAATGATATTATTAAAAGTTTTTCATGTCCAAACGAATATGAAGTAATGAGAGTTGAAGTTATATATAAAATATAGAAAGCGAGTGATTATATGAAATATATGAAAATAAAAATGACAATGCCATTTAAGAAACATTGTCGAGAATGTACTGAGTACATAAAAAGAAAGTATAATACAATTGAAAGAATTATATGCTATAAAGGTACAAAAGAATTCTTTGAAATTGTATTTAAAAATGGTAAAAATAAATTTATCAAGGCTTATACACTATGGCAGTTTGAACAATGTATTTAGTTCATGCTCAAGATTAGCTTTTGTTTCTAAATCAAATGTGTGGTCTATAATCAAAAAAGACGAATCTCCATTAGATTTAGTTTCAAAACTACAATATAACCCCTTTAGGGTAGGTATTTCTTGTACTTTACTATTTCGCATTTTAGTTTTTAGTTCTTTTTCTGATATGTTAAATTTAAATACAGTATCAGGCATTTGTCAACATCCTTTCATTTGCTATTTTAAATTTAGAATACCATATATTACATTTTTTAGCAATTAGTCTAATAACAAAATGCAATGAAGATTAATTTTATAGTATTATAAAAATAAAACATAAAAGGAGATATGTAAAATGGGATTAGATATTACGGCATATAAAAATTTAAAGGCAGTACAAAATCCAGAAGTTGATGAGGATGGATATCCTGTTAATTGGGAAACAGAGTATAAAGCTGGAGCAAGTATGGATTGGTCAGAATCAGTATGGAAAGGTCGAGGTGAAGGTTTAGATTCACAGACAGTATATACATATGAAGATGAATATGATTTTAGAGCAGGAAGTTATTTTGGCTATGGTTCATGGAGAGAATCACTAAATGAATTTAAGGGTGATACTGCTTTTCAGGAATTGATTGATTTTGCAGATAATGAAGGTGTTATAGGAAGTGTAGTTTCTAAAAAACTATTAAATGATTTTGTAACATATAAAAAAGAAGCAGAAGAATTTTCTAAATCGTTAGGAGAAAATAGTGAATGGTGGTTTAATAAATATTGTGATTGGGAAAAGGCTTTTGAGTTTGCTTCCAACAATGGTTGTGTAGATTTTCATTAAAACCACATAAAAGGTCAGTTCTATGGCAATATTAAAATAAATATTAATGAAGGAGAAATAAAATGACACTCAAAGAATTAAATGAAATTTTTACAACTTGTAAAGAAGAATGTGCTGGTACTGGTGTAGGTTGTGTAGCAATACAAGTTCGTATGGATGGTTTTCCAGAAGATGAAATAATAGTCAATAAGTATGAAAATATAGATACAAAATTAGACTATTATAATAAAACTTATGATGAAAATTGTAATCACAAGTTTGCAAAAGGTATTCGTATTGTTAATGCAACTTGGACGTATTACTTTGATGAAATTGGTTTGTCTTTGGCAGGAGAATAAACATGACCAAATGTTAGATTCGTGTAAAGTTATTAAAATAAATTATTTATAAAGGAGATTATTATGGGTATCGGAATAAGTAATGTAAGTAGTTTTCAAATGATAAATACTAAAACTGGAGAAGTTGTATTATCAGGCAATGTTAATAATTTAAATGTAAAGGAGAATATTAAAATGGAAGAGAAATTAAACAAGTATTTAGTAGAAAATGAAATTAAGGTTGATGAAAATGGAAATTTTGAAATGTTTGTTGTGGTTGATGCAGATGATAAAGACCATACAGTAGGTACAATATTTAATGGAAAAGAAACAGAAGTATATTCTGAAGAGAGAGCATATGAAGATTTGAAAGAAAATAATGTAGGAGGTTATATTTCTTCTAATCCTTTTTTATTTAACATACCAACGTTATTTTCATCAAAAGTTGAACCAAAAAAGAAAACTACTATCAGAGATGATTTATTAAAACTTGAAGATAAGATGTTTAAAGTATTGGTTAATGTAGAAAATATAACTGATTTAATAGGAAGAGTCGTATATGTTAATAAATATAAGGTTTTAGAAGAAATAGTTTTAAATTCAACATTAAAGTACAAAGTAAAATCAATTAGTTCGGATAAAGTTACTGTTTTACTTTACAATAGCTTAACTGAGAAATCAAAAACAATTGAAATTGATTGCAATAGCGAAGTAAATTCTTTAGAAGATGTAAAAGAATTAATTAATAAGTATCTTGAGAATGATGAAAAGAAAGTAGCCTTAATTAATTCAATAATTGAAGATGGAGCAGAGCTATAAATTATTTTGACCAAAAGGAGATTCTATAATATTATGAATAAATTTTTTAAATGGGCAGGATTATTATTTTTTGTTGCAATTGCAACTGAACTGGTATTATACATATTAGGCAAATACACACCTTCAAATTTTAGTATAGGAACATATATGTTTATTACAGCAATTTCATTTTTAGAGATGTTTATGGAATATAGAAAGAATAACAAATAAGTTTATAATACAAATATAAATATAATTTTAATTAAAGAAAAGGAGACTAAATAAAATGGTAAATGTAAGTGATAATTATAAGTTAGTAAACATGGAGATTGATGGTGAAGAAAGAACAGAAAGACTTGATGAAAAGCCTTGGAATGTAATGGAAGTTGAGTTTGAAGGAAAGACTACAACGATTCAGGAAGGTGATGAAATTAGGTTTGTAGTAGAAACTGGTGAAATTATTGAAGGAGTTCTCAATAAGATATCTGGTAAAGCTGAAAAGACTAAACTACAGATTAATCCCTTTGGTAAGGAATATGAACAGATTTGGTCGGTAGTTTCAATTAAGGAAGGTACATTGAAGGTTATTGAACAGGAAAAGTAAGAGAGGATGATAAAATATGAAATTAAATGAAACAGCAGAAATGATGAATAGTGCAGATTATAAGGAAAGATTTAGAGCAGAATATTTACAGTTAAAAATAAGAATGGAAGGATTAAGTGCTATGCTTAAAAAATATAAATCTGGTGAACTTAATTTTACTCCATCTTGTAGTTATGATTTACTAAATGGACAATATAAGGCTATGGATTTGTATGCTTCATACCTTGAAGAACGTGCAGTTATTGAAAATATTGATTTAGAATTCTAAGAAAATAAAATAATAGGAGTACATAATGAAAATGAAAGCAAATATTAAGCGTCCAATAAAACGCTGTCAATCTCCACCTATAGTATAATTATAAAAATATGTGTGTATTTATACCAATATAATGCCTATTACAAGACTTAAAAATGTATAGACATACAGAATAATGTGATGAAATGAATATTTTATCGTAAGTTAGTTAAAAACAATATTAAAATAATTTATAATAAGGAGATTACATATTTATGGCTAAAAAGAATGAACCAGTCCAAGTTAAAAAGGGTATTAGTACATTTAATCTCGTAGGTAAGGCTATTGTGAAAGATTATACTTTTACAATAGATGCTTCATCTAATAATTCTGATTGGGTTTACAATAGATTAAATTTACAAGTTGATTGTGGTTCTAATGGAATCATAAATGCAGAATTAATGGGTGGTTATGGTTCTGATAAGAAAAGAGAAAATAAAATTTATGTACATGGTAAAAAGAAAAATGAAGAAGGTAAAGATGTAGATGATTATTCAAATCAATTTACTATTGATTGGGATGATAGACTAGACGAAGATATGTTTGAAGAAATTGGAGATAATTGTTTTCTTACCATAGGTCTTGAAAAAGAGAAGAAAGGTGAAACTTTCTATAAGAAATTTCTTTCAGCATACGATGCAATTGAATATGTAAAAGAACATCTTGAAGACGGTACAGTAATTAATGTTAAGGGTAGTCTTAATTATAGTGAATATAAGGGTAATACTCAAATTAAAAAGGAAATTACTTCAATTGCTCTATCTAAGGTTGCCGATGACAAAGATTTTAAAGCAGTATTCCAACAGACAGTTCTTATTGATAAAGATAGTATTCAGAAATATGATTCTGAAAAAAATGCTTTTCCAATAGAATGTTATATTCCTGAATATGTATCAAAGATTCAAACAGAAAATAGTAAGATTGATGTCCCTAAAGAAAAGAGAAATATACTTTTCAAAAAGACATTTGATTATGATTGTGGAAATAAAGAATCTGATAGAATACTTACATTTCTTAAAAAGCATTTTTCAGCAAAAAAGGATAATGTACATGAAGTTGCTTTTGAGGGTATTATCACCAAGAGTGGTTCATTACAGACTGTAACATTAGAAGATTTACCTGATGATATTCAGGAACTTGTTGAAATAGGTGCTTTTACTGAGGAAGAAGCAATTGAGAAGTGTGTTGGAAATGGTAATAAGGTTGAGAATTATATATTCAAAGTACCTAAGATTAAAAAAGTTGGGGAAGAGAAGACTCCTACCATTGATAAAACAGAAGATAAATATAAATTTGAAGATTTAAGATTTTACTCTGCTTTGGTAAAGGAATTAGTCCCAGATGAAGATTCTGAAGATGAAGATAGTGAAAATGATAGCGAAGATTCATCAGATGAATTAGATATGGATGCATTGCTTAATGAATTAGACGAAGATTGATTTCTTCGTCTAACCTTCCTATAATAATTAGAATTTAAAATAAAGGAGATTTGATATGGCTAAATTTGGTAAGAAGAATGTTATTAAAATAGACCCCTTAGCATATAATATTTGTTTGTTAGGTGAACCTAAGATTGGAAAAACTACTGTTATTAAAGAGACTTTAGATAAATTAGTTGGAGAAGATGGATATATATTTCTAGAAATGGCAGGAGAAGCAGGAGCAGATGCTATCAATGGTATAGTTTATGAAGATGTTGATGACTGGGATGATTTAGAAAGTATTATAGATGACATAGAAACAAATAGAAATACAGATTATGCTGGTTTAAAATCTATTGTTGCCGATACATATGACGGATGGATTAAATTAGCTGAAAAAGAAGCTATTCGCTTATGGAATAGAGACCATCAAGATAAGAAAGCAGATTCTATAGATGCATCGTGGAATGGTTTCCAAAAAGGTCAGGCAAAAGCATTTGAATTAATGTTTGATATTGTTGTAAGATTAAGAAAAATTGGTATTTCAATGATTATTATTGGTCATGTAAAAAATAGAGATGTTACTGATATAGCAACTGGTACTACATATCAAACATTGACTTCTGATGTTGAGAAAATATATTTCAATCTTTTGAAGAAGAAAATGCACTTTATAGGTCTTGCATATTATGATAGAACCATTATTACTGAAAAAACAGGTAAGAAAAATATTGTTACTAAGAAAGAAGAAACAGTAAATAAAATAGCTGAAGAAAGTAGAAAAATTAAATTTAGAGATGACAACATGGCTTTGGATAGTGGTAGTAGATTTGCAGATATAATAGAAGAAATACCACTCGATGCAGATGCTTTAATTAATGCTCTTAGAGATGCAATAAAAGCAGAGTTTGAAAAAAGAGATATTAATAAGTCAATAGATGAAATTCAAAAAGAGCAGGAATTAGCTAAAGAAACAAAAGTTAAGGAAAATATAGAAAAAATTCAAGAAAAGAAGCAACTTGAAAATGATTCTTCTGAATTTGAAACCTTAAAAGAAAAGATTGGAGAATTTATCAAAGATAATAAATTAGACAATCCTATGATACTTAAACCTGTTTTAAAAGCAATGACCGCTTATGGCTATAAGAGTGCATCTAAAATTGAAACTCTCGAACATGCGAGAGAAATTGCAGATTTAATTGTTGAGTAATTATTAAAATAATATATGAGTAGGTAATGAAATTAGTAGTTGCCTACTCATAATAATATAGGTGATATTATGGCAAAAGATTTAGATTGGGATGAATTATATAATTACGTTAAAATAGAAATATTAAATTATACTGATAAAAAAATGCCTAAAGATATGATTTTGCGACTAATTGGCTTAAAAGATGGAAAATTTTTTGCCAACAATAATGTAAAAATAGAAGCTAAATATGACTACAAACTTATTTTATTAACTTTCAAATTAATGAAAGGAACGATTTTAAATTATTTAAATTCCGTAGAATTTAAAGATGAAAGACATAAGATAAATTGTATAATGAAAATAATTGAATCTGAAATTAATAATGTTAAAGATAGGATTGAATCTAAAAAAAAGAGTGAAGAAAAATTATTAGAAACAGATTTTTCTCATCAGGTTCATGAACAATCAAACTATACAAAAAAATCAACACAAACGGGGAAATTAAAAAATTTATGGTAATGGAGTGGATAGTTTGACAACGGCTAAAACTAGCAAAGAAAAAAAGAAATTAACTCCTTATCAAGAAGAGTTAATAGAGACTATAAAAAAAATAAAAGAATTCAAATTGGCTGTAGAAGCAAATGTTGTATCAATTTTATGGTCAAATAAAGATTTATATTATACATATTTTAATCTTAAATTATCAGATTTTAGTAGTAATGTTTGGAAGGTTTTTTGGCAAATTGGATATGATGTGGTTATTAAAGAAAATAAAGTACTAGATGAAATAACAATTAATTTTTATTTAGAAAAACATGCAAAGTTAAAGGAAAAATATATAGAATATGGTGGATATGAAACTATTGAAAAAGCTAATGAATACATAAATAAAGATAACATTGATGGCTATGTTAAAGAATTATATAAATGGAATACCGTTTTAGCGATGGCAAAAGAAGGATTCCCTGTTTCTAATAGATTAAGTGAATTAACTGACATGAGTATAGATGATATATATGATGAATATGAAGCAAAATTAAATCATTTGTTTATTAATGCTGAAACAGAGATAAAAAGTTATAGCTTATCTGATGGTTTGGATGAATTAATTGAAAAATTAGATGAGGGTATGGCTGTGGGAATGCCTTATTATAATATGCCATTAGTTAATAAGGATACAGGTGGACAACAACTTGGAAGTATTACTATGTTGGCAGGAGTAAGCAATGTGGGTAAATCAACAGTTGCAAGAAGTATGACAATTCCAGCATGTATTGATTTTAATGAACCATTAATAATTATGATTAATGAGGAAGGTAAGGAAAAATGGCAAAGAGAAATGCTTGTATGGACAGCTAATAATATATATAAAGAAGATTTACAAAAATATATTGTTCGAGATGGAAAATTTACACCAGAAGTTAAATCATTATTAAAGAAATGTGCTAGTTGGATAAAAGAAAAAGACAAAGATAAAACAATTAGAATTATTCCTTTTCCAAAATATAAAACTTCTACAGCTATTAAAGTAATAAATAAATATTCAGCTCTAGGCGTTAAATATTTTATACTAGATACATTTAAAGCTGATTCGGGGAATATTTCAGCACAAACATGGTTAGAAATGCAACAAAATATGGTTGATATTAATGATGCTGTTAAGCCAGAATCAAAAAATGTACATATTTTTATAACCTTACAATTGCATAAAGGGTCTACTCGACAAAGATATTATACACTAGATAATATTGGAGTTTCTAAAAATGTGGTTGACGTTGCATCAACTGTAATCATGGTGAGAGATTTATATGATGATGAATATGAAGGTGAAAAACACGCATTAAAGGTTTTTAGATTGGATGGTAAAAAAAATGCCACACAAATTCCTGTACATTTAAATGATAAAAAAAAGACTTATCAAATCATATTTATTGTTAAAACAAGGGAAGGGGCAGCTAATGCATATCAGATAGTTATTGAACACGATAAGTCAAGAAATATAATTAAAGAAATTGGTGTAACAAATGTTCCAATGGATTTTTAAATTATTAATATAATTAATCGAAAGGATGTGTGAAGGTGAGTGCTTGCTGATGAATTATTAGAATATATATATCAAAACGATAAAGTAGTTTTTATTTTAGAATTAGTTGGATGTCATCATATATCTTCTCACTCTTTAAAAGAATATAGATGTGGATTGCCAAATCATAGTAATAAAACAACTGTGGCTATAAAAAAATCAGAAACACTAAAAACAAAAATATATTCTGAAGAAGAAATAATTCGAGGGAACTTATTTACATTGATAATGTATATTAATAAATGCAATTTTTCAGAAGCAAGCAAGTTTCTTCATAGTCATTTAAATTTAGAATATACAAAATATAATAAACAAGAAATAGCAAAAAAAGAAAATCCACTAGATATATTTTTAAAGGTTAAACCAAAGAAAAAGTATACAGTAGATGTACAAGATATTAAATTTATTGACCAAGAATTTATATCTGATTATACACCTAATTTACATATATCATGGATTAAAGAAGGTATTATAAAAAGAACTGCAAGAAGATTTAATATTGGTTATGATTATAACTCTAAAAGAATAATCATACCTCATAGATATTGGTGTGGAGAAGAAAATGAATATATTGGTATAATAGGCAGAACTACATTAACTTCTCAGCAATGCGAAATTCTTGATATACCTAAATATTACCCTTTAAAGGCTTATCCTAAAAGTATTAATTTATATGGTTTAAATGAAAATTATAAATCAATTCAAGAAAAAGGTTATACAGTTGTATTTGAAGCTGAAAAATCAACACTTAAACGTCATAGTAGATTAGATGAAACTGGTGTTTCAATTTGTTCTCATGATTTAAGTGATGAACAAGTAAAAATATTAATTAGTTTAGATGTAGAAATAATTATAGCTTATGACCAAGATGTTTCATTATATCACATAAGAAGTCAATGTGAAAAGTTTTATGGTATTAGACAAGTTTCATATTTATATGACAAGTGGGATTTGCTTGAAGAGAAAGAGTCTCCAGCAGATAAACCCAATAAAATTTATAATTTTTTACTTAAACACAAAGTCGAATATAATAACAAAGAACATGAACTATATATAAAAGAAAAAGAAGAGAGGGAGAAATCAAAATATGTCTGAAAGATTAAGTTATGAACAGCTTGAACAAATTAAAAAAGATTTAAATGTTTTTGATATATATTCTTTTAGCAAAGTGAATTCATTTAAAACAGACCCATATGGTTATTTTTTGAAATATATACTAAAAGTACCCGAAGATAGAAATGATAGTATATATTCAGTTGTAGGTAATATTGTACATGATTTAACAGAAAAATTTCAAGCAGATGAAATTACCAGAGAAGAAATGCTAGAAACTTACATAGATAAAACTTTTGAATTAGAACAATTGGGATTTAAGTTTGATAGAACTGATGAAGAAAAAAATGATAACATATCAAAAAAATATCACGCATGTAATATCCACTTCTTAAAAAATTATAAGAAAATTGAAGGTTTGGATGGTGTATCAGAAAGTTATATAGTCGTAAGAATAGGAAATTTTGTATTTGTTGGATATATAGATTATAAACATCTAGAAATTAATGATAATCAAAAGTATCTTTATATAACAGATTTTAAAACAAGTACAATATATAAAGGGGATAAAGTTGATAAAGAAAAAATGCAGTTATTATTATATTCTTTAGGATATATACAACAAGATTGGGATATTAAAAATATAAAAGCTAGATGGTGTTTTACTAAATATGTGAATGTTGATGTAATGCAAAAAAAGAAAGTTGATGGTAAATATACTTGGAAATCCAGACAAATTGAAAGAAGTGAATTAGGAAGTAAATTAAGTGCATCAGCACAAATGTGGTTAAAAGACACCAAGAGATATTCAGAAGAACAAATAAATGACTTTCTAGTTGATATGTTGGTTACAAATTCAATAGATAAATTACCTGAAGATATTCAAAATAAATTTATAATTTCAGACTGCTATGTTTATATAGACATATCTCAAAATGAAATAGAAGAATTAACCCAAGATTTTATTAAAACAATTCATGATATGAAAATAAAAGAGGGAGAATACTTACGTTCAAAAAATGAAAAAGTATTTTGGACTGACATAACAAAAGAAAATGAATATTTTTTATCTGTATTGTCAGGATATTCAACCAAATTACATAAACCATATGCAGAATATTTGAAACAAAAAGAATTAGATAATCAAGGGTTTAATGTTAGTAATAAACCTAAAATTAACAATTTAGATAATGATGATGTTGACATATTAGCATTATTACAACAACTTGAAGATTAATAATATAATATTAAGGAGACTAAATGAATATTTATACAGTTTATCATTTACATGATGATACAAGTAATTGTAATGGGTATGCCGATTCGTGTTCAAACTTTAAAGAATATATTAAGTTAGCTAAAAAACAAGGAATGAAAGCTATTGCGTTCTCAAACCACGGCGGCATATACGATTGGATAAAGAAAAAACAAGAATGTGATAAAGCAGGATTAAAATATATTCATGGTATAGAACTTTATTTATGTAATAAGTTGCAAGATGATGATAGAGGTGGACATATTGGTTTATATGCTAAAAATTGGGATGGAGTTCTAGAATTAAATAATCTTATATCTGTTTCGACAAGTAAAGGTGTTAATTCAGATAATTCTGATAGACATATGTATTATAATCCAAGAATATCACTTGATGAAATTATGAATACTAGTGATAGTATAATAATAACATCAGCTTGCTTAGCATCTCCTTTAAATAAATGGGATACTCCAGAAAAACATCAAGAGTATGAATTATTATTAAACTGGATGATACAAAATAAACACAGATGTTTTTTAGAAGTTCAATATCATAATAATATTCACCAAATTGCATTTAACAAAAAATTATATCAAATAAGTTTAGATACTGGAATTCGTTTAATAGCTGGTACTGATACCCACTCTTCTTCTAAATATAAAGCTGAATGTAGAAAGATACTTCAAAAATCTAAAGATAGTTTTTACGGTGAAGAAGATGAATTTGATTTAACTTGGAAAACTTATGATGAGTTAATTCAATGTTTTAAAGAACAAAATTCTCTACCAGAAGAAGTATATTTACAAGCTATTGAAAATACAAACGTTTTAGCAAATATGGTTGAAGACTTTAAATTGGATAAAACATTTAAATATCCTACATTATATGGTGATAATGTTAGACAACAATGGCAGAAATTAATTCTTTCTAAATTCAGCGAAAAAAAGAAGCTTGGTATTATTGATTGTTCACGAATAGAAGATTATAAAAAACATATTAGCGAAGAATTTTCTGTAATGTGTAAGTTGGGAATGGAAAGCTTTATGATGTTTATGTCTGAACTGTTATCATGGTGTACAGAAAATAATATTCCATATGGAACTGGTAGGGGTTCAGTGTGTGGCAGTGTTATTGCTTATTTAACTGACATTACAGATGTTGACCCTATAAAGTGGAATACAGTTTTTTCTAGATTTTGTAATGCTGATAGAATATCTTTAGGTGACATAGATGTGGATTTTGCACCAGAAGATAGAATAAAAGTTTATGAGTATATAATAAAAAGATTTACACCTGAAAAAACAGCTTACATAGCCGCCTTTTCCACATTAAAAGACAGAGGTTGTATTGATGTTCTTGCAAAAGGTCTTAACTATAAAGATTTAGACAAAGTAATGAGTATTAAGAATCAATTTGAAGAGCTATATAAATCATACGGTAAGATAATGCAAGAAGAAGTTAATATTGAGGAACTTGTTGAAAATGGTGAAGTTGAATCAAGTGGAATAGATTTTGAATATCACAATGTTTATTTGAGTCACATTAACAATGAAAGTGCAAAGCACAAAGCGGATTCTTTAAAAAATACATATAATAATCTTATTGCTGAAAATTCAGATTTATTTTACTATTTGGATGGATTAAAAGGAACAATAATAGCAAAAGGTAGTCATCCAAGTGGAATAATTGGTTCACCAATTACACTAGCAGACAATATAGGTCTCTTTTATAAAGATGGTGATATTAATATGCCAGTATCCACATGTGCAATGAAATCAGTTGATTCTTTAAACTATGTAAAGTTTGATATTTTAGGTTTAAAAACAGTTGGTATTATTAAAGATGCTTGTAGATATTTAAATATACCATATCCTAAATCACATTTAGTTAATTGGGATGATGAAAAAGTATGGGATAATATGATACTATCTCAACAAGGAGTATTTCAATTTGAAGGTGATTATGCTCATAGATTATTAAAAGATTTTAAACCTCATACAATTAATCATATGTCAATGGTTAATGCCGCATTACGCCCATCTGGTAAATCATACAGAGATAGATTGATAGCAGGAGAATTTAATAATAATCCTTCAGAAGAAATAGATAATTTGTTGAAAGATAATAATGGTTATTTAATATTTCAAGAAGATACTATTAAGTTTTTAACAGATATTTGTGATTTTACTGGTTCAGCAGCAGATACTACAAGAAGAGCTATAGGAAAAAAAGATAAAGAATTATTAAAACAGCAATTACCTAAAATATTAGAAGGATATTGTAAACATTCTAGTAAACCTAAAGAAATAGCCGAAGAAGAAGCCAAACAGTTTATTAAAATAGTTGAGGACAGTTCAGAATATCAATTTGGATATAATCATTCTACTGCTTATTCAATGAATGGATATGAATGTGTGATGCTAAGAACATACTATCCGTTAGAATTTATCACAGCATATCTTAATAGGGCTGAGAACAATGATGATATTAATAATGGTGTGGATTTAGCAAAACAGTTTGATATTCATGTTAAACCCATTAAATTTAGATATTCGAAAGCAGAATATGCTATAGATAGAGATACTAATACAATATATAAAGGTATATCTTCAATTAAGTATTGTTCAGAACAAATTGCTGAAGAGTTATATCTACTAAAAGATAACATCTATAACTTTTTCTCTGAGTTATTAATTGATATTAGCTCAAAAACTACGGTTAACTCAAAACAGTTAAGAATACTTACATTATTAAATTTCTTTTCTGAATTTGGAAAAACAAAAAAACTATTAACTATTATAGATATGTTTGATAATGTTTATGGTAGAAAGCAGATTAAATTTGCAGATATAGAAAAACTTAATATTCCAATTAATTTAATTGAAGAATTTTCAAAAAGTAAAACCGAAAAAATGTATAAAAATATTGATACTATTGGTATTTTAAAGAAATATGAAAGTTCTGTTGAAAATAAAGGTATATCATTAAAAGAAAGATTACAATATGAATTTGAGTATTTAGGTTATATCGAATATATAAATAATGAAGTTTCAAACAATCTATTTTATGTCCTTGAACTAAAAACTTATGCTGATAAAACTAAACCTTATTTACAATTATACAGAATAAATAATGGTGAAACAATTTCAGCAAAAATTACAAAAGGTCAAATATTTATAGATAATCCATTTAATAGTAAAGCAGTATTATTAATTAAAAAGTTATCATTAAGACCTAAATCTAAATTAGTTAATGGTAAATGGGAAAAGTCATTAACCGAGTTTGATAATATAATTGAAGATTATGATGTATATTAAAAATTGAAAGGATTGATTAAAATTAAAAATAAAAACACCGTTTCATTTAGATATGTTCCATTAAAGCAGAATTATCCCAAAACTTTTTCTATGAATATGTTTAATGAATTTAGTGAAGAAGAAAATGAAACCACTTCTGAAATAACTTATAGAATATATGCTGGCGAAAGTAGAGATGATAATGTAAAATACAACTCTTATTACAATGTTAGTATACTTGGTAATTTGCCAGAGTTAACTATAGGTGTAGATTATGATGTGGTAGCAGTAGAAGAAGAAAAGAATAATGAGCCACAATATAAAGTTGTGTCAATTAAAAGAAGAAAACCTATGAATGGAGATGGTGTTAGATTGTTTTTGTCTGAGATATTAACACCATCTCAGGTTGAACAAATTATGACACATTATCCAAATATTATAGATATAGTTTCAGAAGGAAAAACAAGTACAATAGATATAACTAAGTTACATGGTATAGGAAATTATATATTAAAGGTAATCGAAAGAAAAATATTAGAAAATTTTAAATTTGCTGAAATTATTGCAGAATTTGAAGGATTATTAAGTTTTGAAATTCTTAAAAAATTATCTGAAGAATATACATCTATCGAAGAAATAAAAAAAGAAATTAAAAATAATCCTTATGAGTGTCTAACAGACTTAAGTAGAATTGGATTTAAAATTGCTGATAAAACCATAATAAACTTTGATAAAGAGTGTAAGAAAAAAATTAAGAATGGTGAAAATCCTCCAATTACTTTTGATTATGATATTTTAACATCAAAACAACGTGCGTATGCTTGTGTAGAATATCTTATTAGTGAAAATGAAAATAATGGACATACCAAAATGTTAACTGAAGACTTAATTAAATCAGTTAAAGATTTAGCCCCTGAGTGTTTTTCTCATATTTTAAATGTCTTAAAAGATAAAAGTAAGTTTGTTTTAAAGACTCCTTATGTAGCAAGAAAAAACACATATGAAACAGAATTATTTATAGCAGAAACTTTAAAATTCGCTTTAAAAGAAGATAATAATATTAAGTGGGATATTAATATAAGTAAATATCAAAAAGATTTTAATTTAACTGATGAACAATTTAGTATTTTAAAAAATGTATGTGAAAATAATATTTGCGTTTTAAATGGAGCAGGTGGTACAGGAAAATCATTTACTATAAAAGCTATTCTTCAAATGTTAAAAGATAATAACATTGATAATTATTTATTAGCTTCTCCAACAGGTAAAGCAGCAAAAGTAATAAAAGCGTATACTGGGGAAGATGCAAGAACAGTTCATAGAACTTTAGGTGCAAAAGGGGATAATATATTTGAATATAATGAAGAACATAAATTAGAAGTAGATATTATATTTATTGATGAGTTTTCCATGATGGATATATTTTTAACTAAACATTTATTTGAAGCAATAGATTTTACGAAAACCAAATTAGTATTAATTGGAGATTCTGCACAGCTCCCTTCTGTATCATGTGGAAATGTATTTCATGATATATTACAAAGTGATATACCTAAAACTACACTAACTAAAGTTTTTAGATATGGAATCGGTGGGATATCAACCGTTGCAACTAATACAAGATTAAGAAAAGAAACTATCACAAATGAATATGATAAACAGGTTGTATTAGGTGAAGATAAAGCATATGTTTATTTTAATATGTCACAAGATAAAATTATAAAAAGTATGCTTACATTATATAAAAAACTACTAGAAACAATTCCTCCTGAAAATATCAGTGTTTTAACAAGTTATAACAAGGGTGACTATGGAACAATCCTTATCAATAATTATCTTCAAAATATAGCAAATCCAAAATCTAAACAAAAAGATGAACCATTTGTAAGAGTTGTAGACACTAAATTTTATATAAATGACATAGTAATGCAGAATGTTAATAATTATAAAGCTATAGTATTTATAGATGATATAGAAACTTCATTAAAACAAAAATGTCAAACATTTATATCAAATGGTGATGTAGGTAAAATAATTGATTTAGATACTCAAAAACAAATAGCAGTAATAAAATTTGATGATGCTATTGTGGTATATACTGTTAAACAATTATATGATTGTAGATTAAGTTACATATATACAATACACAAATCTCAGGGAAGTCAAAATAACACAATAATTCTTTTAACTCCAAAAGCACATACATATATGTTAAATTCAAACTTAATATATGTAGGGGTAACTAGAGCAACAAATAGAGTTTATCATTTTGGAGAATTAGAAACATTTAATCGTGCTGTTAAGATAAAGGCTAATTTTGATAGGTTGACATTCTTGCAAGATTTATTAACCGATTTATAAATATTAAAATAATATATTGACAACTTTTTAGAAAAGGAATATACTGATAATGGAAATACAAAATATCAAATGCCAATACATAATGGAAAATAAGGATAGATATATAGTAAGTAAGGAAGATGGCAAATGGGTGCTTCATTTGGTTGATAGTGATCACCCTAATGGGAAATTTTTGACAAGGAATAAGGATATTGAAAAGATATGGGAGAGAATACCAGAAGGTATGACTTAAAAACAAGATATAATATGATTTATAGAAATTTCAATTTTGAAACCCACTAATATCAAGGGCTTCGGGACACGAAAAGTGAATAGAAAGCACATTTTATTGTTTTGTTAAAATAATTTGAAAGGAGTACATAATGAATAATATTGAATATGCTTGCCAAAGAATTGGAATAGACGAAAAACAATTAAAAATATTATTTGAATCTATAGTTGGAAATAAATTAGAAATCCCTGAAAAGATATATATATTTCATCATTGTAAAACCATTCCAGATATGATTTATGACAGATATAATTGGGAGGTAACTGATGGTAAAGACACTACTTTATACTTAGGAGACTTTGACGGACTTAGTGATTTTCTATATAGAAATAAACATATAATAAATGATTTTGAAGATATGTCTGATTGGAGCATGAATAAAGTAATTAAAAATATTTTAACTAATACAAATAAATTTTTAAAAACAACATAAAAGACAAATTTTATAATGTTTAAGAAAGGAGATAAGCAATATGTTTTGGACTAAGAAAAATAAAGTAGAAGTAAACCATATAAGAGTATGTGAAGTTAATCAAGGGTTGCCTGAGTGTAATAGTGTTAATAAACTTAGAGAATATCAGCAACAACTCAAAAATATAAAAAATTCTTCATTAACTGATATCTCTGCAAAATACTTGAATGTTGTTAATGATAGTTATTTAAGAAGTGAGTTATATTGTATTGAAGTTATATTAAATCAATTAATTCGTCGAACAGATAATACATATATTAATTTTGAAGAAAGATTTAAAGCTTTCGGAAAAGAAATTGATGACTATATAAAGAAAGATTGTATAATAGATGATTTAATTAAGAAAATAAAAGTTGAGAAAAACATATTAGGAATTGAATAGAATTCAGTATTTATAGCATTTAAATTGGAGGTTTTTTATGAAAATTTGTAACAACACAACAGGAATACGTGATTGTAATGATAAATATTATAAATATGGGTTATGTATTAAGAATAGAAAATGTAAAGATTCTTTATTTGTAAATGAAAATGTTATTAAACAATTGATAATTGAAAAATGTGAATATAATAAAATATTTGCTGATTGTATAGATAATCTTATTTATGAAGCAAAAACAATATGAAATGCCGTTTTTATTTTACATGAAAGGAATGAAGTTTTTATGGAAGGATTTGTTATTGATATAAATAAATTTAATCCAACACCTGATTATCAAGATTTTAAAAAAATAGATGAAACTATAAATTATTTATTAATAAAAAGAATACCATTTGTTACAACTCAAGATATAATAGTTTTTCATGAAGATATTTACTTGAAATATAAAGATAATATAAATTATTGTGTTAATGAATTACAAAATGAATTTTTAACAGAAACAATTAAAAAAATATAAAGCATATAAAATGCGTTTCATCAAAAGGAGAAAACATGATAAAGTATAAAGGGTTAAAATATAGAAAATTCATTAACTTTATTAATAAAGAGTTGCCAACATTTAATATTATAAAGTTAAAATTATTAAAAGGTTATGACACAATTGAAGTTAATAAAACTGATAAAGTTTTTGCTCTTTATTATGTTGAAGAGAAAGCAATATACTTACCAACATCAAATGAGGAAGAAATTACATATACAAATTTAGCCCATGAATATGTTCATGCATGGCAAGACGAGAACAATAAAGACTTTAGTGAAGAAGAAGCCGAATTAAAAGCAAGTGAATTATATAATAAGTTTAAAATAAGATAAAAATGTGTTTTTATTTAAAAAGGAGAAAAGAGGATATAATGATAAAAGTAGGAATTACTGAACGTGGAGATGCAGGATTAGATTTCTCATGGGTAAACAAATTACTTGATGTAAACATTATTATTACTAAGAATTTAAATGATATAATAATTCAACATCTTATTGATAATAAAAATAAAATAATATTACATATGACTTGTACTGGACTTGGAGCAACAAAAGTAGAACCTAATGTTCCCAATGTGAAATTTACTCACAATCAAATATTAAAACTAATTGATAGTGGATTTCCTGTAAATCAAATTGTTTTAAGAGTAGACCCTATTATACCATTACAAATTACATTAGAGCAAAGGGTTAAAAAAGTATTAGATTTATTTAAAGATACAGGAATTAAGAGGGTTAGATATTCATTTTTAGATATGTATCCGCATGTAAAAGAAAGATTAACAAAAGCAGGATTGAATTTACCATATAATACATTTTGTTGTCCAAATTATATGAAAGAAGATGCTTTAAAGTTGTTAAAAGAATATGAAAATATTTATGAATTTGAAGCATGTGCTGAAAACACCTTTCATCAATTAGGATGCATTTCACAAAAGGATTTTGATATTTTAGGGATTGAAGAAAAAGCAATACCATCAGGATATCAAAGAAAAGGCTGTTTGTGTATAGCTGGTAAAACTGAATTGTTGACCAATAAAAAGAAATGTCCTCATGGATGTTTGTATTGTTACTGGAAAGGATAATGTAATAAAATTGGGATTCTACGCTAAAAAGAGAGGATGAAATAATATGAGTGAAATAAGTATTGGAGAAGAAAATTATAACTATTTTACAAATGGAAGATATAAAGCAAATAATTCTCCAAAAGCAAAAAGTATTAAAAAGAAATTAGAAGATAATGGTCATACTAATGTTTTTGTATGGTATGAAAAGCTAGGTAAAGCAATGGAAATGTGTGGTTGTAGTGGAGGATATATGTATACTTCTGACCAAAGTCCAATAGAACCTATAGGATATTCCTTTGATGAGGCAATGATAACAATAGAGAAAAAATGGCATAAGATATCAAAATAATTGTGATAAATTCTCAGATTCATTCACTTTTTAAAAGTGATTTGTGGTATCTGAACTAACGTCCGCTTAACCAACAAGCATATTGAATCAATGCTTAGTTATAAGTATAAGGAATATTGTGGCAAATGTCAATAAGTTTTACTAATACTTAATTAATATTAAAATAATATCTATTGACAATACCGTTTAATTAATATATACTAATAATTGTAAAAGCAACATCTCTTCCGAACCATTACATAATAATGTATAATTAATATGGGAGAGTGATGATATGCCAAAGTTTAAAAATAATCATATTGGATTTAATGTAAGTGATAAATTAAAGAAAAAGACAGAAGAAGTTTCTAAAGAACATGAAATGAGTTTAGCTGATTTTATGAGATACATTTTACAAAAATATATAGATGAATACGAAATCAAGAAAAACAAGTAGATATTAAGAGCAATAATATTCTAGTTTAGCTTATTCGGTTTATATTAAGATATTTAACCTGTTTTAATATCGTTAGTAATTTGATATTTAGTAATTATTCCCTTATAATAAAAATGTAAGTTAAAGGTTGCAACCACACTTACCTAAATTATTATAAGGGAGTGTAGATTATGGTTAAAATGGATTATGAAAGAAAGTGTGAGTTAAAAAAATTACAACAGTTTCAAGGACACAGAGTTGAAGTTAGTTTTAACACTCATACACATGATAACAATGTGATGGTTACATTTGTTTATAACAACTTTGATTTTGATAACGGCGAATACATATTGTGTCTTTTTGATTCAAAGGATGAAACATTGAATGCTAGACTTGAGAAGAATCTTATAACAACTGTAACAAACATTGATGAAGATATATATCATGATGTTGTACATATTTATACTAATAATTTTATACTCAGCATAACAACTCTTGAAGAACCCATACGCCTACCTAGATGTAATCATTGTGGAAATGAAATTGAATATAATGAATATTGGCTTGATGGTGCTTATGGTAGGTTAAGACTTTGCGAAGATTGTTGTTTGGATTTGTATCCTGATAACGAATAGAAAATTAAATAGAAAGGAGGAGTAATCATGGCTACTGAAATGAGAGCAATTAAATTCTATTCTAATAATAAAACAACAACTGAAGATTTCAATAAAGGTATTAACTTTCTATCTGAATGCCAAGAAGTTGAAAATGAATTGTTAGAGTATTATTGGACTAACTTTACTGAAGTTATTAGAGCGAAATCACAACTTGTTTTTTATAAGAATAGAGTCATGATTACTTCTCCTGCTACAAAATTTCAACACTATCAACAAATTTTATTTATGGTATTTAGAACACTTAAAAGTTTAGAAGAAAGAATTACTCAAAAAATACATTTTAAATTTGATGATAAAATGAAACAAAGAATATATAACTATTGTAGTAAATTCGTTTTTGATTGGGATAAACTTGAAACATATGTATCTAAACAAATTAAACAGTATAAAAAGAAAGACAAAAAGTATTATGACTTCTTAATAGAAGTTCAAAAAATTATTGATAATGAACAGGCTTTTTTAAAACTAAAACAAGATATAGAAAATAAGTTTTGGGATTTAAAAAATAAAATTAATCAACCTGTTAAGAAATCTAAGCAAATATGGGCTACAACTTTTCATACTGTAGATATCGAAAAGTATAATGATTATTGGGTATTTGTGATTGACACCAATAAATTTTTAAGTCCTCGCAATATGGATAAGTTTAAAATAGTTGTAAGTATTTCTGATTATCACAGAGATATTCTTAATTCCAATACACTTCAAAATACTTTTTCTATTAAGTTAAATGATTATGGTAGAATCGAAATTTTTGGAGCATATGAAATTGATATAAATTATCCAACACCTAATCCTGTTGATACTATTGGCATAGATATAGGTTTGAAGAAACTTATTACATCATCTGATGGTGAATTTATTGAACAGAATAAAAACATTGTAAAGAAAGCTCAAAAGTTAATTAAGAATCAAGCTAATAGACAGAGTTTGGAAGCTCATATGAAAAAGAAATTAGAAGATGAGAATTTTACTTTACCTGATAAAAATTATATGAAGAAACAAAACAAATTAAGTAGATTTGTTCAATGTGATAATAGGTATAAAGTTAAACAATTTCTCAAAGGTAGGGAAGATACTCATATCATTATGGAAGATTTGCATTTAAATGATGCCAAGACATATAGTAAAGAAGTAAATTATATGTTAAGAAGGATGAAGATACAAGGCATTAAAAATGACATTCTAAAATACACAAAAGAGATGGGCATCAAGACTACACAAGTAAATCCTAGATATACGAGTATTGAGTGTCCTATATGTGGCTGTATTGATAAAAAAAATAGACAGACACAAGAAACATTTAAATGTGTTAAATGTAGTCATACAGATAATGCAGACCACAATGCTAGTATTAATATTGAAAATAAATATTTAAAGGCACAATAATAAATATAAGGCTTTAATTTAACGCCTATAGTTAAGCGTACATTAGTACAGATACTATAAATCGCTTTTAAAAGTGAATGAATTGTAGGATTTATATGCTTATTATATAAAATATAAAGTGTGGTGATAATAATAGCAAAAACAGAAATGACATTAAATCTAGAAAAAGAATTGTATTCAAGTACAAACAAAATGGGCGTGTTTGGTTGTTTTGAAGTTACTATAGGTTGGTATGGCAAAGAACGTGTTGATTATATTACATATGATACTAAAGGGGTTTGGCGTTGTTATGAAATAAAAGTGTCTAAAGCAGACTTTCATAGTAAGGCAAAGAAAACATTTGTTGGACATTTTAATTATTATGTTATGCCAAGAGAATTATATGAGGAAGTTAAAGACGAAATACCGAAACATATAGGTGTACATATTGGTAGTGGTTGTATAAAGAATGCAAAGAGACAAGAATTATCTGTTGATGAGAAAATATTAAAAGATTCTTTAATACGTTCATTGTGTCGAGATGCAGAAAAAATTTATACTTCAGAAAATGTTAATTATATTAATAGACTTAAAAAACAAATATCAAATCTTGAAAAAGAAAGTAAAGAATGGAGAAAAGACTACTACGATTTATATAAAAAAGTTAGAGAATTGTATGGTAGAGATTGGGATAAGGATTTGATTAATTTTGATGAGTAGGACTATAATTATGAATAGAAAAACACTAATAAACATACTCAATAATTATGATGGAATTGTAGCAAAAGAAGTATCTAAAGAAGAATATGATAATTTAATCATAGAAGATACTATACCCGTTTTAGATGATATCAAAGGTATAATAATTAAGAAATCTTATTATCCAGATTATGAAGGTTGTAAGTGGTTGATTACATACAAGATATTGGCTGAAATAAAAGTAAAGAGTTTATAAAATCGGGGTTCTGTTGTGTTTTTAGATATTAAAATAATATTTGACAATTCTCAAACTTGATATTATAATTATCTTGAGGTGATAAAATTCATCAACTTAAAGAGAGGAAAAAATATGTTTAAAAAACTTAAAGAATGGATTTTAAATAAAATACTCAAAAGAGACTATACAATGACTTATGTTATGGGTGTAGATATTTATGGTACAGAATATGGCTATAAGAAAGAAGGATATAGAGATAAAAGTGGTCAAATTCACATTAGTAAAGTTACACTCTTTGAATAAATCAGCAATTCTATGATAAATAAAGGAGAATTTTTATGATTAATTGTAATGCAGAATGTAAATATGAGTGTAATGGAGAATGTATTTTACATCCAGACAAAATAAAACTTGTAATAAGAAAATATAGTGATGATTTTAAAAAACAATATTTAGAATGTGATTCTCAAATTCTTGAAGATAGAGACATGGGAATTAGATAAAATCAAACTTCTATGATGATTGGAGAAAAAACATGAATGATATAATAATAAGTTTACTTAAAGAAAAGATAGATTATTATTCTCATAATGCTAAATTGTTATATGATGATTATAAATATTACTGTTATGTTAAGGCTTTACGTCAGGAACTATACAGCACATTAAAAATTAGAAATGAATTCAAAAGAGCATTAAAAGAATATAAGAAACTATTACATAATGTACAGATAGAAAAGTATAAAAAAGCAATAAAAGAATATAGAGAACATCCAGACAAATATGCAGAAGATATTTTGGGAGTAAAGCTATATCCATATCAAAAAGAAATATTAAAATATTTTTATAAAGCAAGATAGAAAACTTAATTCATCACAAATTGAAAGGAAAACAAAATGAATAATAATTTACCTTGCGAAGATAATGATTGTGCATATTATAAAATGGATTACCAAGATAGAACTTATTGTAGTAAGAAAAATAGATTCATAGATAATGAAACAGGTGAATGCGAATATTTTACGCCTTCTCAAACTTGTGATTTGTGCAAACATTCTTATATGAAAGTCTATGAAACTGGTTCTATAGATGATATTGAATATTATTGTAAATTACAAAATGGGAAATTAATATATGATGATTTAAGTCCTTATATGATAAATTTTGCAGATTTTCCTAAATGTAATATAAACAAATTTGAAAAGAAGGACTGAATCAATTCACCATTTTAATCACTTTTAGAAAGGAGGTAATTATGTCTGAGGAAAGTTTAAAACTTAGTAAAACAAGAAAAGAATATTGTGAATACATATATTATAGAATACTAAATAAATTAAAAGAAGCCAATGAACATCAATTACTAGCTTTTGCTATGTTAGGTATGCATTTATGCTTAAGACAATCTGATATTCTTAAATTAAAATGGGAACAAATTGATTTTGAAAATATGAAAATAAACAATGTGCATCTTCTTAAAGGTGGTTACATTGGCTCTCTTGATTTAGAAATTAGATTGGTTAGTGCTTTAAAGAAATGGTATGAAAATACTGATGACAAAACAATGATATTTCCTAAATTAAAAAGATATGAAACAGGAAATAAAATTGGTGAGTTAATAGGAGATACAACATTTAATAATCACGATTTAAGAAGTATTGGTTTATGTTTAAAATTGCAAGGGGTTATATATTAGCATGAAAATATCTTTTATTTAAAAAAGAGGAGTAATATAAAAATGTTAAATGTTGATAAAAATATAATTAATTTTATAAATAGTGATGAATATAAGTGGTATAAAGATGGTACAAAAAATGGAATTTGGATTGGATTATTTTTAGGGTTTTGGCTTGGAATGTTAATGATGACTATATTAGTTATAATAGGATTCTTTAAATAAAACTACTCTTCTAAACACATTTTTATTGAAAGGATTGAAGAAAATATCTAAATATAAATATAATGATTATCACAAAGAGATAAATGGAAAAGAATATAAAAAATGTACATTACATAATGAGTACTTTCCTAATGATTCTGAATGGTTTATTTGTTCATCTGATTTTTTCTTTGTTAACAAAACAAACAAGACCGATGGGTTATATCCCTATTGTAAAAAATGTTCAAGTAAAAAATATATGAAATGGGAGAAAGAACATCCTGAAGAATATTTAGCACATAATTTCAGACAAAATCGAAGAAAAGAAAAAATAGAAGCAAGAAGAAAAATATCTCAGCAACGAAGAGAAAATGGTTACTATGATGATTATTTTGAATTGAATCCAGAAAAGAAAAAACAATATGCTGAAAATCATCGAGACCATGATATAACAAATGCAGAATGGATAGCTAATAAAAACTTTTTTAAAAATGAAAATGGGGAATGGGTATGTGCCTATTGTGGAATGACAGAAAAGGAACATAAGACTATTAGAAGAGAGCAACTTCACAAAGAACATGTTGAACACAATGGATATAATGATGTAAGAAATTGTGTTCCTGCTTGTTACACTTGTAACTCTAGTAAATGGCAATATGACATGGAAACTTGGTATAGAGAACAAACATTCTTTAACGAAGATAATCTTGCTAAAATAAAACTTTGGTGTTCAAATGAATATAAAAAATATATTGAAGATAAACCACCATATATTATAAAACGAAGTAGAGTAAATGATGATAATGGCAAATATCATTATGAATATAATTTATGGACTGTTGATGTAATGAGAAATATAGTTGAAATAATTTATACAGGTAATAAGAAAAAGGATATGATTAATTACATAAACAATAATAAATTAGAAAATTGAAACATAGGCGTAGAGCCTATTCTACGCCTTAAAAAACATGATGAAACATGAAATTCATGCTGTTATTGGAAGGAATTAAATTATGAGTTATGTCAATGATTATCAAAAGAAGCGCAAAGATGAATATTTAGAACAGGGTTATGATTTAGCACAAGCTAATATTAAATTTAAACGTTGGATGCAAAATCACACTACTAAACAAAAGAAAGTATTTAAAAGAAATGGATTAAAATATATTTATGTTAATTATACACCTTATATAGATTCTGGATGCGAAAAGTGGTATGTAGATATTGATTATAATACAAATATATGCTATCTATATCATAAAAATAGAGAAAATGGAACATATCATTTTCAACAAGAATTCAACAAAGGTAAATTTATTACTGATAATTTGATTAATATTTGTAATTATATATGGGGACATTCAAATAAACATATTCAAAAAGATTTTAATAACACATTAAGAGATAAATTATATAAAGCAGGAATTGAAGAAACACTATTGAGTTAATATGAAATTGGACTTTCATTTGGTTTATTTAGTTATGATATAAAAAAAATAATTTTTTAATATGAAAGGGAAGAAAATAATGAAAGAGATTTTAACAACTTTTGGTTTACCTATTTTAACTGGTATATTTGCATTTTTAGGTTCTATATACAAAAGTAGAATTGACTTAAAAAAGCAAATAGATTTAAACAATGCAGAATTAGAAAAAGTACGTGAGCAATGCAATAACGAAATCGAAAAAATCAAGGCACAAGCCGAGACTCAAGCACAATTATATGAAAAGAATGCACAAACCGACATAACAACTACTTTTATGAATACTTTATTTAAGAATCCAAAAATTTCAAATACTATTAATGATTTTATGATTAAAGAAATGAATAAATCATTTTTGTCAAAATAAAACCCTTGCTACATAAGGGTTTCAGAACACAAAAATGTGATGAAATGGATATTTTATAATGAGGTTAATTTAATTATGGATAATAAAGAAAAAGAAAAAATTAAGAAATTTGCAGAAGCTTTATTTGATAAAAGAATGTTAGAAATATTAAAACCCTATCAATATAATCAGAAGATTTGTAAATTTATTGAAATTAAAAATATAAAATAAAAGAATAATTAGTGAGGATATATGAATTTACATAAGTTTTTTATAGATAAAATAAATGAAGAAATATATAAAGCTCTAGGAGTTAGTGACTCATTGTTTGTGTCAACATCAGCAACAACCACTAATAATTGTGCCGTGTCAATAGAAGAAATAAAACTAGCATTAGAAAATGTAAGACCTGAACATGCAGTTTTACTTAGTAATTATGCTCCACATGGAACTGATATTTTTGAAATCGAGAATCCTTTGCCAGATAAATATTTCTGTAAAAAATTACTTTTACTAAATGCAGATTGTTATGAATCTTTGCTTAAGAAAATTTTAGAAGAATATAACTGTGATATAAAAGTTTATAGATAAAATTATGTTTTGGTCATATTATTAGAAAGGAAATTTTTAAATGAAAAATATTGAAGAAGTAAGGAAAATTTGCGGTCATTATTGGAATAAGCCAGAGTATAAACCACAGTTAAATGAACATAGATGTCATCATATTGCTGGTAATAGTTGCCCAAATAGTTTTAAAGATTGCCCATTATACAAATTAGTTCAAAAAAATATTATAAAATAATAGATTCATTATGAAATGAGGTAACTATGAGAAAACCATTTAGAGATATTATTGATATGCCTGAATATCAAGCAGGAATGGAAGATGGTTGGGAGACTTTAAAAGATGTATCTAAGTTAGATAAATTCTATATTAAGGGTTTAGTTAAATGGTACGTCTGTAAAACACCTAAAGGAAAAACATTTAAATTTGCTTATAAAGACACACCGAAAGGCAGGATGTGGATTAAATTTAAGTTTGATTAATTGATGTTAATATAATATATTTGACAATATTATGTCCCTATGTTATACTAATATTGTAATGAAAGGGGTGATGCTATATGCTCTATCCAAGCATGACTAATATTAATTAAACGAAGGAGATGGTGAAGTGAAAAAACTTATAACTTTAGCTTTATGCACAGGGGTATTTATTATCAGTATTTGGTCATATAATTCTAATGTACAGAGTGCTAAAATTACAAGCTACGAAACACAAAAAGAAATTGATGCATTAAAATTTGAAAAAGGAAAACAATTACTTAAATCTATTCAGGAAGAGAAAAGAAAAGAAGTAATAAATAATAAAATAATACAAGCGCAAATACAAGTACAAAAAGAAATTCCACTATATGACATACCACTTAATATTGATATACAAAAATACATATACAAAATTAGCAAAGAAAAAAATATACCCCATGAATTAATATTGGGTGTAATAAAAACTGAAAGTGATTTTAGACCTAATCAAACACATAAAAATAAAAATGGAAGCATAGATATTGGACTTATGCAGGTAAACTCGTGTCACGTTGATATATGTAAAGAATTAGGTATAACCAACTTATATGACCCTTATCAAAACATCAAAATAGGAGCAACATTATTAGCAAACATCTATAATAGTTACCCAAACATACATAAAGCGATGATGGTTTATAATATGGGACTTGGAGGAGCTAGGCGAAATTGGAAAGTAGGCAGGAGTAGTACTGATTATAGTAGAAAAGTAGTAAATAATATTAATATAATTTTAGCTTGTAAGCAGGAGTAATAAAACATATGATACGATTGGAACTATGCACTTATACCAGTTGCCCAAAATCTAAAGAATGTTATAGAACTGTTGCCGAAATTGGAATTAACGGTTTTGCAAACTTTAAAAATATTTGTGGTGACTGGAATAATTATAAATATTATTATGAAATAGGTGATAAGCCTACAAGAAAGGAGGAATTAGAAAATTGACAAATATAAATAGATACATATCTGCACAAGAGAAAAATAATACAGAAGAAAAATGTAAAAAAGAATTTATTCAATTCAAGAAAATGCTAAGAAATTTTGAAGATTTAATAGACCATTGGTATGATGAAAAGTGTGAAATTGATAATTCATACAAAAATCATTTAAATGACGAAATTTCTTACGAAGTCGCTAAAAACAAGGCTTGTAACCCTTGTGACTGTAAGGACACAAATGCAATAAAAGATGCATTTCATGAAAAATTAGATTTAACCAATATTAGGAAGCAGTTTCTTGATTCATATCGTGGTGATATTCCAGATGAATCATTAAATTGGATTTACAAAACATTTGCATACATAGAAGTTAATATTAATAATATAATTTCAAAGGAGTAAATACATGGCTGAAATGAAAGTGGCAAAAAGAAAAAAGGGTAAAATAAACTCAACTGATTTAAATTTATTAGTTGAATCTACTACACAAGAAGAAATATTTGAATATGATAAAAATAGAATAATACATACTTTACAAGAAGAAATTGATTGTCCAAATGATATAGCTATTAAAGTAGCAGATATAGTTACAGAAAGATTAAATGCAACTAATACCAAAATACTTACACCATCATTAATAAGAAGTTTTGTTAATGTAGTACTCTGTGAATATGGCTTTGATAAACAACTTAAATCTAATTCAGAAATTACTATATCAACTAACGATGTAGAATCCTTAATCTTTAATAAGAATAAAGAAAACGGTAATACTCCACATAATCCTGAAAGTATTAACTTAGCTTTAGCAGGTTTAGTTATTAAACAATATACTTTGAAAAAGATACTTCCAAAACATTTAAGGCAAGCACATCTACAAGGTGATATACACATTCACGATATGGATATGTATGATAGATTATATTGTTCAGGACATAATCCAGAATATATCAAACGTAATGGAATAAAGAATATGGATAATATTCCTAATGATAGCAAACCTGCTAACTCTGCATGGGTAGTAGCTAGACATATGGCATCTGCTACATTATTCTATACTTCGCTTTTTGCAGGTGCAATAGGTTGGGATTCTGTAAATATGTTTCTTGCTCCATATACTAGAGGATGGGATTATAAAAAATATAAACAATTAGCACAAACACTGATATTTGATTTTGCTCAGTTAGCAGGTGCAAAAGGGGGGCAGGTATCTTTTACTGATTTTAATATTTATGCAAATGTTCCACAATTTTATAAAGATACTTATGCTGTAGGTAAAAATGGTTGTTACATGGTGGAAGATTCTGATGATATTATTCACTATATTTATAATAAATCCGAAGCTGAATTATTTGCTCAAGAAAATAACTATAAAATACTTACATATAAAGATTTTGAAACTGAGTCACAATATATATGTAAAGCTTTATTAGAAGTATCTAAAGAAGGTGATTCTAGGGGTATGCCATTTGGATTTCCTAAGTTGCACTTCCATATAAATAATGAAGTTTTTGAACATGAAAGCTCAAAAGAATTGTATAAATATGCTTGTGAAGTATTAAGTTTACAAGGAAATCCATATATAGATTTTGATAGGAACGCCGCATCAATGTCACAATGTTGTAGATTAGTTATTGAATTTGATAATTCTGATATGGAGCTTACAAAAACTCCTGAAGAATTACGCTTTGTTGGAGGAGAAAATGTATCTATAAATCTTCCAAATATTCCATTGATGTGTAGTAATGATGAAGTTAAAATATTCGCAGAAATTAAACGTAGAATTGACATGGCTGTTGAAGCTCATAAAATCAAACTGGAGTATATTAAATCTATAGTTGAAGTTGAAGGTAGTCCATTAAAATTTTACAAAGAAGGCTGTGATGAAAAACCTTATGTTAGATTTGATAAAATATCTTGGCTTATAGGTATGGTTGGTTTAAATGAATGTATTTATAATTTGACTGGCAAACAGCTACATGAAAGTAAATCCGCTTATATTAAAGGATTAGAAATAATTTCATTTATGAATCAGTATTGTAAAGAATTATCTAAAAAACATAATATGAAGTTTATTTTGGAAGAAACCCCCGCAGAGTCTACCGCAGGAAGATTTGCAAAACTTGATAGAAAAAAGTATGGAGATAAAACATTTGTTAAAGAAAATGATTATGGTTTTTATTACAGTAATAGTATTCATTTTGCTGTTGATGCTAAGATAGATTATATTGATGAGTTACAATATCAGTCCAAATTTCATAGTTTAGTTGAAGCAGGCTCAATGATTCATGTTTGGGTTGGAGATAAAAGACCTTCTCCTAAAGCTATTTCAGACTTAATATATAAAGTTTGGAAGAACACAAAATGTACAGAAATGACTATATCTCCAAATAAAACTGTATGTAATAACTGTAAAACAACTGTAGATGGATTTCATGATTTTTGTCCAAAATGTAATAATACAAATGTATTTTGGATAGCAAGAATTACTGGATATCAGGTTAGAGTCGATAAATTTAACGCTAGTAAACTTGCAGAGTTGTTTGATAGAAATAATCATGATATTGAAAATGATAATTTATCAATTAATTTTCTAGAAAATGATGTACCAGAAACCAATGATATTAAAATATACTCTTTACCAAATTGCCCTAATTGTAGAAAGATTAAAACTTATTGCAAAACAAATGATATTATTTTTACCGAATTCAATACTGAAAATGATTTTAAAGCAAGAGCTAGAATAATTGCTGAAGGACTAGAAAACTTTCCAATAATCCAACTAGGTAATAAATTTATAGAGTATGATTTTAATAAGGACTCAGAAATAAAAGAAATAATAAAGGAATATAATAATTGTTTAAATCAGTAGTATGGAGTTCTACTATTGATTACCCCAATCAAGTATCAACCGTATTATTTGTTGGTACTTGTAATTGGGATTGTAAATTCTGTTATAATCGTAATTTAATCAATAATGAGTCCATTGATTTTAATACACAAATACTACCAAGATTAATTAATAGGAAAGAATTTATTAATCATGTTGTTATAAGTGGTGGAGAATGTACATGTTATAAAGAATTATTAACCATTCTTAATATACTAAAAGAAAAGGGTTTTATTGTTGGTATACATACAAACGGAAGCAATCCAAATATTTTGGCTCAATTAATAAATAAAATTGATTTTATTGGTATGGATATTAAAACAGGTAGTTGGAATAGTTATGAAAGTATTACTAATACTGAAATAGCTATGCACGATATTATAGATTCTATTTATATGATTATAAAATCTAATAAGGAATATGAGTTTAGGACTACTGTTTATCCTCCCTATGTCAATTTAAAAGATTGTGTTAATATAGCTCAGTTACTAAAAAACATTAAAGCTGATAAGTATATTTTACAACAATTTGATAATTCATTTGATAAAAGTGTAGTAGAACCTTATTCAATAAAATATCTAAACGAAATAAAAGAAGAGTGTAACAAAATAATTCCAACATTTATTAAAGGATGGTGATAAACATTTTAAATATTGATAAAAATCCTAATGAACAAGAATATAAAGAAATTACTGCTGATGTAATAGCATGTGATGGATATTGTCCTTGTGTACCTAAAGAGAAAAGAAATAATAATACAAAATGCATATGTAAAGAATTTAAAGAACAAGATTTTGAAGGTTATTGCCATTGTGGTAGATTTTATAAGCATGAAGTATAAAAAATAAGGAGAAAAATAATGAGAAAAGAAATAGAAATTTTTGTAGAAGTTTTAGACGATTCAATAGACTTACCTACATATGCACATGACGATGATTCAGGTATGGATGTTAGAGCATCAGAGGATGTAATTATTAACCCAAATGAAACAGTAATAATACCTACTGGATTAAAAGTAGCTATTCCTGATGGATATGAAATACAGGTACGTCCACGTTCAGGAGTTTCACTCAAAACCCCACTTAGAATATCTAATTCTATAGGAACTATTGATTCAGGATACAGAGATGAAATAGGAGTTATTATAACAAATACATCAGATATATCATTATCTACAGATAGTATTACAAGTTGCTATTTTGCAAGAAGTATTGAAGATAAGGGAAATAAACAAGGCTCTTATGTAATCCATAAAGGTGATAGAATAGCTCAACTTATATTACAAGAAGTTCCTAAAATGAAATTCACAAAAGTCACATCGGTAAAAGATATCGGAAGCAATAGGGGAGGCGGGTTCGGCTCTTCTGGAACTAAGTAGTCACATCTAAATAAGTTAATAGGGGTTAGGTGATTAAATTATTGATAACCCCTATTAATCCTACCTTATTAAATAGGTTATTTAACAATAGTATTTGTAAATTTTTAAAATATATGTATTTCAAAGGAGAAATATTTATGGCAATATACAATTATTTTTGTACAAAATGTGGAGATATTCAATTAGAAAAGAAAATGTCAGAGCCAGATTATAAAATTTGTCCTTTCTGTAATTCATCACTAGAAAGAGTTAATGGAGCTTATTTTAATTTAATGTTTAATGGTAGCTATAATAATTTAAATAAGAAGTAGGAGGTAAAAATGGAAAACTGTGAACTGTGTAAAACAATTACTAATGAACAAATATTTAAAAATACAAGTATTAGGAAAATAGATATTAATACCTATGATTTAATAGCATGGGAACTAATTGGTTTTAATAATGACGAAAAATATCAAGAACTTTATGCTATTCCTATTAAATGTTGTCCTGAGTGTGGTGATAGACTAGGAGATAAATCAATAGAAGAACTTGATTTTACCGTTCGTACATATAATTGTTTAAAAAGAGTAGGAATAAACTTCCTGAGTGAATTACAGCAAAAAACTTATGATGACCTCATTCAAATAAGAAATTGTGGTCAATCAAATATAAACGAAATTAGGGAAGTATTAAAGAGATATTAATATAAATTAGAAAGGATAATTATGGAATATATTAAGAGTCCAATGAATTATATTGGAGGTAAATTTAAATTACTACCACAATTATTTGATAGGTTTCCGAAAAGTATTAATACATTATATGATGTTTTCGGTGGCGGTGCAAATATCAGTCTCAATACTAAAGCTAGACATATTTATTACAATGATATTGTTAATTATGTAAGTGATATGTTTAGTGCCTTACAAGATAATACTTTAACTACGGCATTAAATAAAATACATAATGTGATAAATACATACCAATTATCAAAAACAAATTTAGATGGATTTCTAAGGTTAAGAGATGATTATAATAGAGGAAATAAATCATGGGAAATGTTTTACATGTTAGTGTGTCACTCCTTCAATTATCAGTTCAGATTTAATAATAATCATGAATATAATAGTAGCTTTGGTAAAGATAGAAGTTATTATTCAACAGTTACTGAAGAAAAATTTATCACATTTTTAAATAGATTACATAGTTTAGATATTATTTTTGATAGTAAAGATTTTAGAAAAATAAATTTTTCTAATGCTAATAAAAACGATTTAGTTTATTTTGACCCTCCGTATCTTATTACGACAGGGAACTATAATGATGGTAAACGTGGTTTTAAAGGTTGGAATGAACAAGATGAAAAAGACTTATTAGAACTGTGTGACTCATTAAATAATCAAGGCACAAGGTTTGCTTTAAGTAATGTATTTGAGTGTAAAGGAAAGTCAAATGATATATTAAAAAAGTGGTCAAATAATTATAATCTAGCATATATACATTCTAATTACGGTAATTGCAATTATCAAGCAAAAGATAAAAGCAAGGACAGTACTATTGAAGTGCTAATAACTAATTATAAATATTAAAATAAAAAATCTATTTTATAAAGAAAGGAATTTTAAGAATGAAAATTGATATTAAAGGAAATGGAAATACAAAACAATTAATTAACATGCTTGCGTGGATTGAATTACTAGGTAATGTAGGACATAGTGCTGATTTTAAAGTGTTTGCCGATGGAGATGGCTCTACTAGATGGAAATTTAAGTTTGAAAATGAAGAACAACAGAAAGAATTTGATGCTTTAAGAAAAGATTTGTGTAAAGAATATATAAACACTAACATAGATATAGAACATTTTTCAATATAAGGAAGACAAGTACTGTATTTTGTCATAAACGAGGTGATTAAATGAACCAAAATTTTAACTTTGTATTTTGTAAGCATCATGGAGATTTTGAATATTGCTACAAACAATGTAAAAAGGATTGTCCTTCTGTAAGTAATTTATGGCATAAATTTATAAGAAATCCTATAGTAAATTTAATTACGGCAATAAGATACAAATTTCAGAAATGTAACCAATTACCTACACAATGTAGTTTTCTTTATAAGAATAAATATTGTTTGTTTCAAGATAGAAATTGTTATTCAAACAGAACTAAAAAGTGATTAAAAGACTCATTCTATTATAAGTAGAAAGGAAATTAATAATGGAATTTTATAAAATATATTGTACTTGTTTTACTACATTCTTTTTAATTGCAATGTTATTAAACATTCCAATAGAAGTAAAACAAATAAATCCAAAGCGTGGTGCATTTTTTATGAAGAAATAATTAACACAAAAAGCTTGTTTTATTGTAAAGGAGTTACTAAATGAAATACATAATATTTTTCAACACTAATCCTTATATGGATATACACAGTTTGGAATGGAATTAAAATTGGAATATATAGTGGAAGTTTTAATTTTGAGATTGAAGCATATCCAATAAAAAGATTTTTTAAGAAGAAATAATATAATATATAGCCGTATCCTAGCCCTCAAATATATATCAAATGTACAAATGGTGGTTAGAAAATCTGTGAGAGCTAGGAACACTTCATATTTTGAACGAAAGGTAGGAAATTATACATATGCAAACATATAAAATGAATTGTATTCGCTGTAATAAAGAAATGAGTTATATTCCAGATTCTGTGCTTGAAGCTAGAGGATATGTAGTTATGTATTGTGAAAATTGTAAACAGGAATTTTTAGTACCAGATAGCAATGAAGATTTACATATAATAAATGAGTGAAGAACAAGAAAGGAAATTATTTTATGGAATATATTAAAAGATTAACCGAGCAGCAACAAAAAGTTTTTGATGTAATGTTACATATGGCAAGAGTAAGACAGAGTTATTTATTATCTTCAGAAGATAGGGGTATAGGTAAATCAATTACTCTTAATGAATTAGCCTTTACATTACAGACTATAGGGTATGATGTGTATTTATTAAATCCTCATCCTGTTAAAGATTACTATGTTAATAATATAATTGCTCTTGATAGCAAATCTTATGAGGGACTATTTAGGGAAAATTCTGTTGTTATAGCAGATGAATCAAGATACGAAATGATGGATGATATTTTAGAGTATTGTAAATACAAAAAAGTACCTATTGTTGGATATGTCAATTTTGAAACTAGCCTATAGCAAGGGTTTTAAGACTCAAAAAGTGAATGAAAAACACATTTTATTGTTAATATAAATTTAAAAGGATGTGATTACTATATCAAAAATTGTAAATGACAAATATTACACATCACCAGAATTAGCAGAATACATAGTTAATAAAACTAAAAAAATTATAGGTGAAGAAAAAATTACTGAATATATAGAACCATCAGCAGGTGGAGGAGCATTTCTTGATTATCTTGATAAATCATTTTTAGCATATGATATTGAACCTGAAGATAATAGAATTCTTAAACAAGACTTTCTTAGCTTGGACTTAGATTATAAAAAAGGTAGATGTATTATTGGAAATCCACCTTATGGAGAATTTAATCTTTTGTCTGAAAAGTTTTTTAAAAAATCTATAAAAATTTGTGATTATATTTCATTTATTCAACCTATTAGTCAATATAAAAATAATATAAAGCTATATGAATTTGACTTAATATATAGTGAAGATTTAGGAAAACAAATATATACTGATAGGGAAATTCATTGTTGTTTAAATATTTATAGAAGACCTATAAATGGAGAAGTAAATAAAAAACAAAACTATAAATTAAAAGATGTATCAATCACGAGATTAGATAGAGGAAGTAAAACAATTATTAATGAATATGATATTAATATTTGTTCTTATGGTGCATCAATAGGAAAAATACCTAAATTTATAGGACAATACAGTCAAGAACTTTATATAAAAATATGTAATGAAAAATATAGAAACCAAATAATAAATTTAATTATTAATACTAATTGGAAACAAATAATTGATATGACTGCAACACCAAAACTTCAAATATGGAGAGTATATAAATACATAAAAGAACAAATTCCAGAAATTCAATAAATTGTAACAGTATTGTAATATGCAATTCAAAGTAAATAAAAGTATGAGTGAGTATATGGAAGTTGTAAGTTACTAAAAACATGATAAAATCAGGATTTGGTTGTAAAAATAAAATTTAATTTATAGGAGGATAAAATATGACTTGTATCGTTGGATTAATTGAAAATGGTGTTACATATATCGGTGGAGATAGTTGTGGAAGTAATGGTTATTCAAAAGTTACTAGAGTAGATAAAAAAGTTTTTAAATTAAAAGATACGCCTAATGCAATATTAGGATATACTAGTTCTTTTAGAATGGGTCAATTACTTATGTATGCTACAGGACTTATAGATAAGAGAGATGAACCAAATATTGACCATGAATATCTAGTAACTAAATTTATACCAAACGTTACAAAATTATTTAGTGATGGTGGATATCTTAAAACAGATAGTGGTGAAAAAGAAGGTGGATGTTTCTTATTAAGTTATAAAGATAAATTATATAAAATTGAATCTGATTTTCAAGTAGGAATTTCTATAGATAATTATGATGCTTGTGGGTGTGGAGAAGATTATGCTTTAGGTTCTTTAAATACAACTGAAAATTCAAACTTATCACCAGTAGAAAGAATACATTTAGCTTTACAGGCAGCAAGTAAATTTAGTGTAGGAGTTTCAGCGCCTTTTTACATAATTAATACACAAAATGATGATGTAGTAGAATTTAAAGATTAATAGAGGTGATTATCATTAAAGATTTAGATTTTGATTACATAAAGAAAATGTTCTGTAAGTACAATTGTAATGTAAATAAAGAAATATTCGATACAACAGTATATGTTCAAGAAATTCAATGTCCTAAATGTTATGAATTTTTTAGTAGTTGGCATGATGTAGAAGTTGACTTAGAAGACAATAAACCATGTCAACTATGTCAAATAGATAACTTTATTAAAGAATTACAAAATAATCTATAGAAAGGATATTAATATAAATGAATATTGAAAATACACAAGTTTTTGGTTTTGAACCTGCTTTACGAGCTATGAGGAATCCTATGGATAGTTGGAATAAAAGCGATAGCTATTGTACTGATTATAGTTTTAAACTTCCCAATGATAAGAATTCTAATATCGAACATTTTACACTTGGTAAAAATGATATGTTTTTATCTCAAAAACTATCTAAATCTGGTGGAGAGCATAGAAAACATTTAAGGCTTATCAGTGTTTGGTGTGATATCACTCTCCCTAGATTTATTTGGCAAGAACTAGACACTTATAAACACAAAGAAAATGTAAGTTGTTCAACCATGCATAAACTTATGAGTTATCCAATAACTGAGGAAATGTTTGAACTAGGAGAAGATTATATTCCTGATTCAGTAATAAATTCTTTAAATGAGTTAGTTCAAAAATATAAAAACACAAATATAAATGAGGAAAAGAAAAATTATAAGTATTGGGCAAAAACAATTTTACCAGAATCTTTCTTGCAGAAACGTACTATGTCGATTAACTATGAAACATTATTAAATATTTATAATCAACGCAAAAACCACGAATTACCACAATGGAATACAATATGTAATTGGATATTGAAATTACCTTATTTTACTGAACTTACGGGGGTTAGTCAATGATAGGATGGATAGCTGCACTACTTTGTATAATTGGTAATCTATTAGTAGTTAAAAAGAAGAATGGATTCTTAGTATGGTTTGTTGGAACAGGAGTACTTTTAATATTAGCATTGGTACATCAAAATTGGTCACAGGTATTTTTGTTTTTTATCTATGAAGTAATCAATATTTTCGGCTACATAGAATGGTCAAATTCAAAGAATAAGAATAGGAGGAATTTAAAGTGAAAACTGTGTTTTTAGTAGTTGGTGAGAGCGCAAGTGGTAAAGATTCCGTGGTAAATTTATTAGAACAAGAAGGATATAAAGTCCTAAAAAGCTACACTACAAGACCAAGACGTACAAATGAAGGAAATACACATAAATTTATTACACCTTCAGAAGTAGAACAATTTAAAGATGATATGATAGCTTATACAAAAATAGGTAGCTATGAATATTTTTCTACAATACAGCAACTTAAAGAATCTGATATTTATGTTATTGACCCTAAAGGCATAGAATATCTTAAATCAAAAATTACTGATATAAATATAATTGTTATATATATTAATGTACCTATTGATGAAAGAATACATAGGGCTAGAGATATTCGTAAAGATAATCCACAAGAAATTTTAAATAGATTTAATGCCGAAAAGAAACAATTTGATAAATTCAAACTTCATGCAAATTATGATTATAGTGTATCAAACGTTGATTTAAATAAAGCATATAAAATTGTAAAAAATATTATTCAGATAGAAGGTGATAATTAATGTACTTTTATACGGCTAGTGCTTTAACATATTATCAAAAAACTAACCAATTCAATAAGGCTACAGAATGGAGAAACATATTTACAAAATGGTGTAATGAAAATAATCATAAATTATTTAATCCAGCCAAAACATTTGCTATTGAACAAAATCATACATATAAAGAACGCAATTGTGTTGACCAAAATAAATACTACTTAGATAAAGCTAATATTTTAATTGTTAATCTTGATGATATTATGGAAAGTGCTGGAACTCAATGGGAACTATGTTATGCCTCAATGATTAGAAGAATTCCTATTATTGCCTTTGGCAAATCTTCTTGGAGTCCTCATATTAATTATGGCATATCACATCAATGTAAAGATATTTATGAAGTTATAGAATTATTAGATTTGATGTATTGTCAAGAATAGGAGGACTATTACTTTGAACCAAATGATTGATGAATTATCAAGAATTATTCTTGACCATTTATATGAGTATAAGAAAAGAGAAAGGAAGAATTAATTATGGTGTTTTGGTTAATAGTATTTTTTATGTGTGGTATGATATTTGGTGCTGGTCTTATGGCTATTTTTAATTCTGGAAAAACTAGTGATTTATATAATGAAATTGATGCATTAGTAAAACATAATGAAGAATTAGCTACTGAAAACGAAATTCTTTGTAAAAAAAATAAAAATAATAATAATTCATACCCAACATATAGTTATAAAATTTAATTAGCATTACTATATATATATAGTATATAAAATATAACCCCATAAACATAGATTTCATTGTGAAGGAGTATAGGAGTATAGGAGAATATCTTATACTCCTTTTTCACTTTCTCTTCTTAAATGCTCTGCAAAAAAAGCTTTTGGATATTTAACTTCATGAGCATCCCACTTACCATCCATTAACGCTAAGTAAGTTGACTCTAACGCATATTTAGAATATATACTTACATCATTCCAATCAACATCTGCCTGAGTAAAAAATAAACGATATTTAAATGATAAAATTGATTTAATAGCTGTAAATAAATCATTTTCACTCATATTTTTAACTGCCTGTACCTCTGGTGGTAAATCAGATTCATCTACAATTTCTTTTTTCATTTTAATTTTAAAAACAATAGAAGTATATTTTCTACCAGATTTTTTAGGAGTATAACTAACCTCAATATCATTTAATTCATTAATTTCTTGAATGGATGGTAAAAGAATATATTTCTCAAAATCATTAAAACGAGAATATTTATCACCTAAAATAAACATTTCTCTTAATGTATCAACATTTACATTATAAAACCCTATTAGTTCATATGATTTTAGAATTTCATATATACGAATAGAATATTTAGACTTTAATTTTAAAAGTAAAGGAAGATTAAATTTTTTATATTCACCAACTAAGTCAACTATATATGGAAAAATATCTTCGTTATAGGTTAGTCTTATAATGCCATTATTATATCTGACAGAATCAATCCATCCAGTAATATATCCTTCTTCAAGTTCTCCCGTTTTATCATTAAACTTAGCTGTGACAATTGAACGTTCTCTTAATTTTTGCAGTACATCAACTAAATGTTGGTAATTAAAGTGTTCAAGTTCTAGTAATTTTTTATAATCAGAGACAGGTATTTCTACAGTCCTATTATGAGTATCCTCAACATAAACTATACCTATATGGATAACTCTATATTCAACTACAGATAAATCATATTTTGCCCTAATGAGAATATTAGACTTATTAATAGACAGTTGATTCTTATCAATCTCAATGATATCTTGAACCATATTAATTTAACCTCATTTCATTTTTGTAAAATTTACCTGTGGATATATTATCACTTTCCATACGAAAAATCAACAATTATTTTCGATATATTTTATTCTTTTTCATAATTCTTTATAATAATTCAAAATCTTTAATATTTAAAATCTTTAAAACTTTAAATCTTTTAAGAAAATCTTGTAACCTTTATATTTAGCACAATACGGTATATTAACTACGAGTAATTTTATGCTTTGTACAAGAAATTTTATTTGTAATACATGATAATTTTATGCGAAAAACGAGATTTATTATTTGTAGTAAGAACTATTTTATTTAAACTACAAGAAAATTTACTTCAAGTACATGTATTTTTACTTTAACTACAAGAAAATTTATGGATTATGGCTGTTATGGATATCAAATTCATAAAAAAGTTCGTAATAAACATCTTTAAATACGAAAGATTGTAAAATGTTTCGTTATATAAAGTAAAATATCTTGTAATTAATAGATAATGACGTAATGATGTAAATATAAGTATATTGGGTACTCCCTTACCGAAATTTAAAACTATAGAAAATAATAATTTTACAGAAGTAAGTGGATATGATACACTAATTTTGAGGTGATTATATAATGCTAAACTTTTCAGAAGAGTGTCCACAGGTACTTAAAGACTTTATTAATTATTGTTATTTATCTAAAAATCTATCACAAGGAACTCTAAAACAATACTATTTCGACCTTATGAAATTTATTAAATACTTTGCTAAGTTTAAACCACAAAACTTTGATGTTATAGAAATTGAAAGAATAACATCCTCAGATTTACAAAACTATCTTTATGACACCACTATTGATAAATCTGCTCCCAGTAGAGCAAGAAAAATAGCATCGCTTAAATCATTTTTTAAATGGTTATATGTTAATGAAAAGGCTATTAATCAAAATATTACTGAAGTTTTAAACACACCTAAAATACCAAAGTCTCTTCCCCTATATCTTTCGGTAGAAGAGTGTAAACAGTTATTAGATGCTGTTGATGGAGATTTTAAAGAGCGTGACTATGCTATTCTCAATACATTTCTATTGACTGGTATTAGGCTTAGTGAACTATGTGGTATTAATTTATCTGATATCAAGGATAATGTATTAAAAGTCAAAGGGAAAGGAAGAAAAGATAGGTCTATTCCCCTTTCTTCAACCTGTATCCAATCAATTGAAAATTACATAAAAGTTAGACTTATACCTAAAGACGATAAAGATGCTCTTTTTATAAGCCGATTAAGAACAAGAATTTCGCATAGTTCAGTTGAAAAACTAGTAGACAAATATATTCAAAAAGCTGGACTAGACAAAAAAATGTCAGTACACAAACTTAGACACTCTTTTGGTACTATTTCTTATGAGTATGGTAATAAAGATATTCGTGCTTTACAAGAATTAATGGGGCATGAAAGTATTCAGACAACCACTATTTATACTCATGTTAAGCAAGAGCAATTAAGAGAAATGATTGAGAATAATCCATTAAATAAAAAATAAGACCCTATTTTGGGTCTTTATTTTTTAAACCATATTTTTTTATGAAAGCTCTAATTCCCATATCAAGCACTTCATCATGAAATAAACCTTTAAATATTTTTGCATCATCAACAATATCATCTATTAACCAAGCAAGGTCTTCTCTGATTGAAAAAGTTACATTTCTTCTAGTATCAGCAGAATATTTTCTACGCTTATTGAGCCTATCTATTGGTGTAGGGTTATCAATTTTATGACGTATTTCTTCTAGCCTGTTTAAATAATATTGTTCTAATTGTGAATATTCTTTAACCTCAACAATATTTTTTTCTTCATTCCCTTTTACTTTTGGTTCTTGATTTTGTGATTGAATAATAGTTACTGTTTGTGCTTGAACTTGTTCAGCTTTAACTTCCTCAGTTTGTTGTTCGTTTATGGAAGAAGAATCACTATCTTCAAGCTTTATTTCTTCCTCAAAATTAGTTTTATCATTAATATTTTTTGAAATATCCATGGAAAATTGTTCTACTGGAGTTACTCTTTTGGGTTTAGGAGGATTGGTTTCCTTTTTTTCTTTTGATAAACCACTAGGCATCTATAAAACACTCCTTTACGAAATTCTTATATGATTGTACTTTATCATCATTTTTATATCTAAAAGTTGGTGGTTCGTAATAATAATCAGCTTCTGCAAGGCGGACAACTCTTGGTATTACTGTGTCAAATATTCTTACTTTATCCAAAAAGTTTTTTCGAATATCTTGCAAAATTGTTAATGATAGATTAGTACTTGCATTATACATTGTTGGTAATATACCTAGTATTTCAAGATTTGGATTATGATTTTCTTTGACCGACTCAATAGTTTCCATTAGTATTTCTAAACCTCTCAAACTTCTAAATTCAGTTTGAACAGGAATTACAATATTATCAGCCGCAACCATTCCAGATATGGCGAATATACCTAATTCTGGTGGTAAATCAATCAATATATGAGTGTATTTCTTTTCAAGCATAGAAATTTTGTCTTTAAGAACATAAAATGGATTGCCGTACTTTTTTTGATTAGTAATTGAATCAATTACAAAACTACTTAAAAATTTGTTTGAAGGAATTAAATCTACACCAAAATTAGTTTCATAAATGCAATCATTAATGTTACATGTACCATTAAGAACATCTAAAATAGTAAATTCAATATCTTCTGGTTTTTGAAAGCCATAACTCATTGTTGTACTTGCTTGCGAATCAAGGTCAATTACTAATGTATCTCTATTGTATTCTGTACTTAATAAATGACCAGTACAAACACAAGTAGTACTTTTGGAAGCTCCACCTTTCTGTAAACAAAAAATGGTAATCAAATAAACACACCTCCGCTTTTATAATATAAGCGAATAGTATCATAAATGGAATAGCTTGTCAATAGCAAAACAGTCTATTTTATAAATATTATAATTAATATTAATTTTAATAAATATTATAAGATTAAATGTATAAGTAAAAAAATAGGGAATACTATATCTTAATAAAGATACAATATTCCCTATAAATACATACTACTTTCTACCAACTAATTTATCTACTATTGCCATTAAGAATGTATCAAAATATTTTGTTTTGCTCATAAGAGTTAACCACATACTAGGACTATTTGTACATGCATTAATAACTTCATTCGCTGATTTATAATCTTGTCCAAGTATCTCTTGACATACTTTTAATACTTCTTTTGCTTTATTTTTTGTCATTATTCCAATAACACCATCTGAATTTAAACCTGTCATTGTTTGAAATTCTTTAACTGTCACATTATCATCTCCATTCAAAACATTATCTCTTATTTGTTCTTTTAAAGATTGCGAAATACCTTGATGTGCAAGTAATTGTACATGCCAAGGTTCATATGAAATTGGTTTAATAAGTCCAAAATTCTTTAACTCAGTATTAGTAAGAGAATTAAACCAATTATCAGTAATATCCATAGCAATGCAATAGCAATGATTACTTTTGCCATATGCAGCCGCCCAACACTTACCATCGGGTGTATATACCGCACCATCTTTAGTTTGATATCCACCTTGGCTTTTTCTTTGAGCTAATGATTGAGCGTTTATAATTTTTTGTTTTTCAAGACTTCTATAACCAGATGTACATAAGCAATCTTTTCCTTTAGCCTTACATAGAGTATTCACTGCATCAATTAAAGGCTGATATACTTTAGATTCATCTGAATATTTAAATTTAACACTAGCCATAAATATATTTCACTTCACTTTCCAAAAAATTTGTAATATAATGTAGTCATCCAAAATAATCATAATAAAAAGAAGAGAAGATAAGTCATTATTAAACCTAAAATCTCTTCTTTTTATTGAAATTAGTATACTATATATTGTATAAAATAGTAAATTAAATACAACATATTGATTCAAAAACCGAATAAAATAGTTGTTTCATCTTATGTGATTGTGTAATAATATTAACTAACTATGAATTAGCTGTAAGCAATCTATCAATCCAATTACACGTATCTTCTGACAAGTTTAATTTTATTGCTAAGTTTTTCATTGTATTTGTAGGAGTTGGACTCTGTTCTTCTAAACCCATTTCAACTAATTCTTTTAATAAATTTAATTCATCATCTTCTAGTAAAATAGAACTAGACATAACTTATTACCTCACCTTCCTATGTTTATAATAATAACCTACTTAGAATTCAATGCTTTGTTAAATCTTTCAATATATAATTCTTTTCTTTGTATAAGTTCTTCATACTCATCTACTTCAACATTAATACTCCTATCATTAATTACTATACTTTCTGCATCTTCCCATTCAGATAAAAGTTCGTTAAAAATATCTTGTAACTTTTCTTTCAAATAAATTCACTCCTATCTTTTAAAATGTTATAATGTATCCTAAAAAGGGGGATATATAAATGGAATGTTTAGATGATTCAAAGGCTTGCCTTTCAGTTTCTAATTTTATGCTAAATGATATTGAAAAAATGTATAGAGAATCACTACTTATGGACAAGCCTTCGTCTGCATTAAAAGTTACAATTTAGAAATCCTTCTTTCCAAATTACTTAATCACATATTTTACATTGACTAAAATCATCACAATTTCCAGTTTATGTTACTTTTCATTATTCGTGCAGGATATCCTGCAATTAAAGAATTCTTTTCATTAAATTTTTTTGTTACACAACCTTTGTATCCCACCACGCAATCGTCAGGAATATTAACACCCTTTAATATGTCAACATTTGAACATAACCAAACATGATTTCCTATTACAACAGGTGCATTCTCATTCATTTTATCTTCATTGCCAATGGTAAATACAGTGTGTCCATCTGAATCACGAACATTTACATTGCCGCCAATTAAGCAATCGTAACCAAATTTAATTCCTTCACTGCAAGAAAATGAACAGTGCTTATTACAACTGAAATTATTACCAAATTCCATATTCCCCTTATCTACTCGTATAGAAAATCCAGATGAAAAAGATGCACGCCCATTAAAAATAATTTTGGCTTGTTTTTTTATATATAAATAGCTATTGTTTTTATATGAGTGATTAAATCCTTTAGAACCATCGGAAAGCCCCATTTTAATCATAAATCTACCTATATTAGTGTTAATTAATATGGCATTTTTATAAACACTCGCTAATTTTACGTTATGAGCTACAAATATAGGCATTATAATAGCTGTTTTAAAAGGAAAAACTTTAAAATTCAAATAAATGGTTTTTGGTATTGAAACAATCGCACTAAATATGTTCATTACTTTCTCTCCTGTTTTTTCTTTTAATTATACCATAAAAAATGGATATAATGTATATTTTGTAAAAATTATGCGATAATATACCAAATTATCATTTTTTTTCATCTCTAATTTCCAAATTGTCATGTTCTATGTGAGAGTCAATTTCATATTCCCTGTAATTGTAATTCCGCTAACCTTCTTTTAATCAATCTTATAACCCATTCTGAGGCAACCAACTTATACTAGGATTAGAGCCCGTATATGTTACAGTAATTATATCTGTTGGTGCCAATAAATACTGCATAGGTGTTATATTCGCCACTTGAAATGACAAACCATTACGTGTAATAGTAACACTAGTTAATGTCCCACTTTGTATTACAACTTCGCCATACATACCATACTCATTTGTAAATATAAAAGGCGAACTTGTAACAGGAAGTGTGTTTCTTCCTCTTAATCCATAATTATATGAATTATTTCTCTGGTCAAAAACACTATTCATCTGAGTACCTGTTCCATTATCTGTTATAGTTCCTGTTGCTCCATAATAATTGTATGTTATATTATTCAACTGATTTTTGGTTGCTCCAGTAATAATTTCCACCGAGTTAAACCAACCTCCATCTAAACGAATACGTCTACCTTTAAGTATCATTTTATAAACACATGAGCATCCAATATAAGTAGTATTAATTCCACTATCTTCAATGTCAAATGATGCAATAACACTTTCAAAGCATGTTGTTATAAATACATTACCTTTACAAGAACCACTGACAATCATTCCTGCCACTGTGTTTGATTCTGCTGAACCGCTGATAAATACATTAGTTTCCGCCGAAACGAGGTTATAGCCAATTGCTGTATCTTCCATGTAAATACTCTCAAACACATTGTTACAACAACTACCAATACTTACCCCGTTTCTAACACCATTAGTTAAATATAAGCCGTAATACGGAATAGAACTCATAGGCGTTACATGTGCAGAACACATTACAGACTTAAAATTGCATAATTGCACACCTTTCATCAAAAACGCAATACCATCCTCAGATTTTCCGTTTCTAAAAAATACATTTTCCCATGTGCAACGTGCTAAACCTTGCATATTATAACCATACTTAGTCTTTGCATTTCCTTCTACTGTTATATTTTTTATATTGAATCTTTGACAATATGGTGTGCTTGACAAATCGGGGTCAAAGGCATTAATTAATATTGCTGTATGGTCTGCCACATCAGAAATACATTTTAAAATAGTCGAACTATCATTCTCACCCTCTATTGTAAGACTACTACATGCAATGTTACCTAAATCAGTAAACAAATATGTACCTTTTGGGAAAAATATTTTACATGGTTTATGAGTAAATGCATACATAAATATTGCTTTAAGAGCTGTTGTATCATCTGTTATACCATCACCTTTTACTGGAGTATACCCAATTGGTGGATATTTTACATTTATAAACATTGAGTTGAATTCATCACTTTTTTCTTTAATTAAAGCATCTACATCATCCCAATTTTCATTTAATGGAATATCCCAATTTCTTGTACCATATGTCGGTTTATTAAAATTATAATTTGTAGTACCCATATAGACCTCCTTATATTATATTAATATTAAATCTATTTTAAATATACATATATTAAAGTATCCTCATCACTAAAAGATACTGTATATGATTCTCCTGCTATGATAGTTGTTATTGTTGGAGTTCCTTGAAAAGAATCTGCAAGATGCAGACGGATTGAATTTAGACTTAAATATTCAATAATACTATCCAATTGAAAATTATTACCCATAGCAAAATTACCATATCCACCATGACCAAATGTTTGTTCAACCACAACTAATGCCTGAATATTATATGTATTTAAATTATGCATAATTTCAATAGCAGAATCAAAATAGAAAAAGTTTTCTCCTTTTTGTGCAAATACTGCCCATTTACCTGAACTATATGGCGTTTCACCTATACTCGCAACTTTACAAACATATGTACTACCAGCATATGTCACTACATCTCTTGGATAATATTGTGATGTATTATTATAATCTTCTCTAAAGTTAAGTCCTGCGGAAAATATCTGCCAATAACTTGTATTCGTTGGATGGTTTCCTGTGCTTGTAGCTATACACAAATAAGTAGAGTTATTTAATACTACTATATCTCTTGAATAATAAGTTGAACTAGAATTATATGTACCCCTATATTGAAATCCTGTTGCTATAAGTCTCCAATATGTAGTATTGTAAGGGTTTATATCAGTAATTCCTATACCATTATTATCATTATAACAAATATAAGTTGAACCTAAGTAATAAACAATATTGTTTTGATAATAAGTTGTAAAACTACTAAACTCATCCTTAAATACATATTTAGCTATTTCATTTATATAGTCTTGCAAAGTTTTTCCTAAAAACTCTCCATTTGCTATACAACCGTTTACAACATCATATACCCTAGAAGCAGGAAAAAATATTGCACCTCTATTTGACCATGAAGAAACTAATGCTGTTTTCCCATCATATGAAGAATCTACTGTTATAATTCCTAAGTTGTAATCAACAGTAAAATTATTGGTATTAATTCTTGTGCCTTTTCTAGCTTCATAAATAGTACTTCCATTAACAGTTATATTATTTATTTTTACATATTCAGATGGAATTCCTTCAAGCATTATTTTATCCTTAACAACCTTATAATAATCATTAGTAATTTCTATACTAATTTTATTACCTTCACCATCTGTATACCAAACTGGTAAAATGGGGTCATTGTATTGAGTAATAGACATATTAACCACATCCTTTCAATATTTTTTATATTGTAATAATTTTATCTAAAGCTAGTAAATCTTCTGGACTTATTGCAATATTACCTAGTTCATTTATTGGTATAGACGTAAAATTAATGCTAAACGTAACCTGTAATAATTCAATCATCTCTTTAGCACAGATTTGTTCACAATCCTTTTTTATTGGATAAGAATTTGTTTCTTTATTAAAAATTATATTATTATTGCCATCGCGTTCAGCATACTCTTCAATAATTCTTTTCTTTTGTTCTAATAGAATTTTATATTCTGATTCAAGAGATTTAATTAACCTAACTAGATTAACCGCAATTGTTATAGGGAATTTTTCTTTTGTTATTTTTTGCAAACTAATTATTATCTGTTCGATTTCTGAGTATGATATTTGCAACATAAAAATTTACCTCCGTTTTTCTTCGTTATACTAGCTATAGGTTCAATTTTGATGACTATAAATATGACAAAATTCTCCTTCTATATTGTTTTTGGACATAATAAAAAGACTCCCTTAAATAAAATAGGAAGTCTTAGATTTAAATTTACTATTTAATTTACTACATGAAAAAAGACCCTCGGTTAGAAGGTCTTTAAAAATATATAAATTGTATTATAATCACAAAAACAGAGTTAACGGAGACCCTCCATTTATCTGTTTTCCTTGCGGCATTACTCAGTACCCTAAATAAACTCCGCATATATAGTATACCACAATATTTGTAATTTAGTCAAAAGACTTAATCAATTTTTCTTATAATTTTATCTTTATTTACCCATATTGTTTTATTAATTTTTTCATTTGCTTCTTTTTTTATGTCTTCTTTTTCTGGAGTTTCACCAATAATACTCGTAACTTTATATGATAAATAAGGTAATTGTACACTTAATAGTTCCATCTTTCTTTCTAAATTTTCTTCAGAATCTTTTCCCAAATCAATTTGTTCTATATCTTCAAAATCTCCATAATATTTATATCCTTTATACATTGCTATATCCTTACCCATAGCACCATATCCATTTTTTGCTCCATAATTTATATAAGTGTAAAAATCATTATGACCATCTTTATCTGTATACCAAATAACTAATACATCTTGGTTTAATTTTAAAGAATCAGAATCTTTCAACATTTGTTTCAAATCTTTAACATTATCAATTGCAATTTTCTCTTCAAGTGATAATTGATTTGAAAAATAATAATAAGTTCCTCCAACAATAATAGAAACAGTAATAATTGATAATAAAATGAATTTTAATTTCTTAGTCATTTTTAAGCTCAATCTTTTTTGTTCTACATTATAACCACAATGAGGACATTCTTTAGCCTTATCTGATATTTCTTTTTCACACTCAGGACAGTTAATTAAAGCCATATAAGACCTCCTAAATTTTTATAGACATATTGTACCATAATTAACATTAATATGATATAATATTCTAAAATTTACTTATAGGAGGGCTTATTATGGATTTTGGAAATTTTGATGTTTTACAATATGCCAATCACTTCAAATTAGAATTTGAAAAAGCATATAGAAAGAAAATAGAAGAATATATTCAAACCAACCCAAATAAAAACACAATTGAAATGCTTGAATATATTTCTTATCAATTCTCTAGTATGGCACTTGATTGTTCAATTAATCTTTTACAAGAATATCATTTGCATTTAACAGAATATTTAAACAAAAAGGCGTATAATTATCATCAGAAATAATTAATTTTTTGCTTAATATTTTTAACTGTTCTTTTTGAGCAGTTTTTTCTTTCTCATCATTCATGTTTATCACCTCACTTTAACGGATAAATTATTTTTATATCATTTATAATCCAATAGAAAAAGACCACCTATAATTAATGGTCTTTTCATCATATTAATAGTTTGATACTTTTTTAGTAGTGGATTTTTCTGTTCTGTTTTTTGTAAGCTTAACAGTACTTTCAATAACTGGAGATAAATCATTATTATCTTCTATTCTTAACATGCGAATGTCTCGAACAGATGGAGCAAACCATTCATACATTTGAGTTAATTCCATAACTGCTGTAGTACATGTTACAGCATTTACTGTTTCATCGCCAAAATATACACTACCTTGTTGTCTTTTAAATCCATATTCTAACAAAACATTCTCAATATCTTTGTAAGCATTGGGAATAGATGTGTTACGATATGTTTGTTCTAATCTAGAATTGTCTAAATCAAAAGCTATCGCATACATTGTATAACCTCCATGACTTTTTTTATCCATTTTACCACTCCTTTCCATTATTATCAATAATTTATTAATATTCTTTTCCTAATCTCGAATTATTCATACTTTATTTCCTTATTATTATACTAACACATAAATGCCAAATTGTCAAACATTGCGTAAAAATTATTTTTATATCCTATTGACAATATATTTAAAGCCAATATATAGAAATAAGAACCCATCCAATAATCTTGACAGGTTCTTTGTTTTTATATATACTTTATTTATTCGAAAATTCTTTAGTTGGCTTGCTTAAGCAAGTCTTTTTCTTTATCTAAAACTTTTTTAATGATTTTTAAGGCTGATGGTCTACATAGAGTAGTTGGAATTTCTTTTACACCCTCATCTGTTTTCCTAGGTCTTATTACGACCTTAAAGTGTTTCGCATATCTAGAAGATGGTTTATTCCAATTTACTTCACTGTCAAGAAGAACTTTTTTCTGCCTTAATTTTTCCATAAGAGTATTTCTTCCACATTCTCCAAAAGCATTTGCTACTTCAATAAAATTCATAAGTCCATCAGATGACATTACTTGATTATATAATTCAACTTTTGGCTTCTGAATTTCTAACTGTTTTTCAACTTCAAGACGTTTTTGTCTTTCTTCTTTATACTTATGTATAACATCTTCAAGTAAATTGGGGTCATTTAACAAATCGTCTTTCATATACATTCCATATTTACGAATATCTTTTAAAATTTGTTTAACTTGTTTTTTAAATTGCTTTGCAATAGGTTTACGACTCTGCATCAATACTTCATACATGCCATCTTCAGTTAAAAACCAAGCCTCAACATTTTGATTACCAACCCCATCGGAAGATTGTTCTGATAGGGTATTTACTAAAAGAATTTCTTTAAATTTTTCATCCTCATCAACTGTTTTTAACATTTTACCAACACTTGACAAATCATATTCAATCCACTCTGCCACATCTTTAGCAAGAAATAGAGGAATTTCTGGTGTTCCAAAAACCCGAAAGTGTTTACCTAAAATTTCCTGCTCCTTAAATACTTTTAAATCATTATTCTCCATTTGTTTTCGTCCTCTCTAATAATAAAATAATTTATTTGGAAGTATAACTTCACAATATAATATTAACAAACATTTACAATCGTGTCAATATAAATATAATTTATTATTCCTAAAGGATTACATTTTCAAACATTTGCTCAAAGCAATTATTACAAACTTTTACTTGTACAATATCACCATCTCTTAATGAACCGTATCCTGCTTGCTGATTTACATACCAAATATGTTCGTGTTCATTAAGTTCTTTATTACATTTGTCGCAGTAGGGAAGTATAGGTTTAGATTCTAATGTTGTTACAGATAAGATAAAATCTTTAGTATAGATATGTACAACATCATTATAAACATCATTATCAAGATTAAATACTCCAATAATCAATTCCTTACTAATCCTAGTATTCAAACTTTCATCTCTACTATCAAATAAGCATAAAACAAATTCTCCATTGTCAAAATCAAATTCTTCATAAGCATATGTAGTCATTACCTTATTGTCATGAGTATGAGCGTTAATAGATACTTCACACCGCATTCCAACGAATTCCCTCATCCTGTTAAGTCCACATTCCTTACCATGATTTACTTTTGTCTCTGTACACATAAATTTAACCTCCACATAATATAAATTTTTGTATAGGTAAGAATTACCTTACATTTACATTATATGCAGGTTTGTCAAATATGTCAATACTATATTTACAAAATTAAATATTTATATATACTATTCACATTCAGAATCAAAATCATCAAATATACTTAATTGTTCTAATATTTCAACATTATATAAGTCAGTTACTTGACATTCAAGGACATGTGCTAATTTCAATAACATAATAATTGTTGGATTTTCAGAATTTTCAAGTTGATTTAAACTTTGTCTACTAATTCCCATTTTATTAGCAATAAAAGTTCTTGATGAACCATATTTTTTTTGAAATTCTTTAATTTTTTCAGTAATTTTATTATCAAAATTAACTAGTAATCTATCACTCATTTATAAACCCTCCTATACTAATTATAACTTATGTAATAGGGAGTAGGAAATAGATACTTCATAATTAGGTAATGTTAAAAATAAATAAAATAACAAATATTATTATAACGAATAAAGTCAAACAACCAACATTATTTTGAATATGTATTTGCTTTCGTTTTTTGTTTTTATAATGTGAGTTTACCATTGCAGATGCTAATCTTGCACTGAAATTATAAGCTCCACCACGTCTTGGATGCATTCTCATATAAACCACTCCTTATACGTTTTATTACTATTATACCTAATAATAAAAATATAGGAAAGTAGTGTCATAAAATTCACAGGATAAGCATATCATGATAAGTTATATATGTCAAATATTATTTTAATATTCTATTGACAAATTATATACATAGGAATATAATGACAATAGAAGGGAACAATGGTATTATAATTATATACTATTTTTATATATTATTAGAAAGGATTTGATTTTTATGAAATCAAAAAGTTTTATTAGTGGTTTGATTGTTGGAATAATTATCACAGCTTCGGTTTCTGCATTTGCGGTTACTAATCTTAATGTTACACCTAATCCTTATCCTGTTGTTGTTAATGGGGAAGAAGTGTCTTCCGATGGTTACAATATCAATGGGTCTACTTACCTTGGATTGACTGGTATAGCTGATGGATTAAATTGTAATGTTAAATTTGAAGATAAAAAGATTCAAATTACTTCTGACAGTCAATCTACTAATCAAATAGATAATACAAAAGAAGGAGGTGAGACAAATACAATGACTACAACAACAAATGAAACTACAACACCTAATATTGATACTGATGGCTCTATTATTTTTGACCCTTATAATGAGTTGATTAAATCAGATGAAACTGCAACTATTGATTCCATTAATATATATAAAGTTGATAATCAAAAATATGTATTTTTTGGAGACATAGATATCATTATCAAGGATACAAAGTTGAAATTATCTTTAAATCATAAAACTCATATTGCAACTATTTCTGATTTAAACTCTTTAGAAACACAAGATTTTCCTAATTACGATACAACAAAAATTAGAAAAATTACTATAAATCAAGTTTCTTTAGGAAAATATGAAGATTGGTTTTTTACTTATGAAGATTGGATTAATGAGATAGTACCATTTATAAAAGGAAGGTAAATTAACCTTCCTTTTATTATGTAATACTTGTTATCACACCTTTTTCAACATGAACTGTTTTACCATCTGCACTTTCAAAAGTACTACTTATTCCTAAATCTAAACCTGAAATATTTGTATTTGAAAAATCACAACTTCCATAAAATGATGTATTACCTATAACATCTATTGTACCATTTCCTGAGGCTATATCTATATTATATCCAACCATCGAAATTCCATCAGAAGTAACTATAGATATTGGATTACTATGGCTAATTTTAAAAACTCCATAATTATCCAACGCTATTTTAGTTGAGTATTGCGTATCTGAAGTATAATTATAAAAATTTATTGATTTGCTTGTCATGGAATCTTGGCTACCAATATTTATTTGGTTTCCCACATTAACATCGGTATCTACATCTATTTGAGCACCTCTAACAATACCTGCAAAAATCGCATTTCCATCTTCGTCAATATACATAGTATTATTCCAAATTGGTGAAGATGAAGTTCCTTCATTTCTATCTATTTGTATCCCATAATTTGGATTAATAACTATCCTTGCTGTTTTATCAGATTTTTCTAAATATAATCCATTTCCACTCAATAAAGTATGGTAATCTTGCCAGTTATTATTGCTTATTATTAATTTATCTCCCTTTAATTGTATAGAACCATATCCACCTATATCTGAACCAATAAATCCACGTTGATTGATTACTACATCATTATATGCTATATCATTAGAAATAGTATCATCTCTAGTTATTATATTATATTTATCTTCAGTATATTGCCCATATTCAGGTTTCTTTACTTCTAAATCATCGGCAGCACTTACTGGTTTTGCAAATATCCTTTGTAAATAATTTAACTCAGTGTTTACTTTGTCTTTATTTGAAATGGTTATAGATAAAGAATTACTTAATTTTTTATGAGATATCTGAGTTATTCTATATTGCTCATAATTGAAATTCAATGAAGAACAATCTAATATTACAAAATTGCCAACTTTTATTTTGTCATATCTTTTAGCAATAAAATTATCTTGAATGCTAAAAATATCTACTAAATCTAATGAAATATCAGTTGTGGGCTTATTTTTAATTTTCATATAAGCTTTTGCATATTCATATAAATTTTGTTCATCATCTACAGAATCCAATGTTAATTTTGTTTCTATAGTCATTTTACTTAATTCTTGGCGTTGGGCTAATGTAAAATTAGTATTTATACTTAATTGATTATTTAATGTCAAAATATTATTATTAACAGTATTAATCTGTGAAGTATAGCTATCTATCTGAGACTGTTTAGAACTAATTTGAGATTGTTTTGAATTAGCCTGAGATAGTAATTGACTATATTCATAAGTAGTTGCAGTACTATTAATTTTCTCAGCATCCATAGCTTCTTCAATAACTTTTAATTGTTCTTTTAAAGCTACTAACTCATTGTTTGAGGTATTTAAGGAAGAATTTAATGTTTCTATTTGTGTTAGATATCCCTGAAATGTTGATTGTTTCGACGCAATTAGATTTAACCATGCTGTATAAGCTGTACTAAGGGATTGAGACATCCTTCCATTGTTTTGAAACCATGAATAATCTAATAGGTCGATAGTGCCTCTTGGATTATATTTTACACACGTTATATTATTTTTGCCATACACACGAAGCTTTGAACACATTTCTGAATTTTTGACATCACAAGATAAAGAACGTAAATAATTCTCATCACTTATTACAATATCAGTTAACTCACCATATTCTTCAGCAGAATATATAGCAATTGTATTATTCACCGTATTAAAGATAAAAAAACAATTATATTGTTCCTGTAAATTATCTAGTACTGAACGATATGTAGATGAGCTATAATCAAATGAGTGGTATACTCCTTTTAAACTATCAGACATATAACTTACTGTCCAAGTATTATATATGGAATTTAACATTGTATTTAAGATTCCATCTCCACCATAGGCATTATTAACATCATATAATACTTTAACTTCTGTATATACATTAAGATAATAGTTATTCATTTCATAATCACTTGAATAACATTTAATTTTTTTCTTAGTAACTCCATTATCTTGTGAGAAAGTAGGGGAGTCTACTATAAAATATTCTTGTTTTATCAAGTCATCATTATCTTTAATTTCCATAAGTATTAAGTATAACGGCTGTAAGTAAGAAAAGTATTTATTATCGACTTGTCTCCAGCCGTTATCTTCTAATGGAACTTCAAAAGATAAAGTATCGTAAGTAAGAAAATTTTCCTCATATGAAATATCTATATAATCTAAATTACATATTATTGTTTTATCTATATTACATAAATATAAATTATATTCATAATTATGATTAGCATTTATGTCAAACATATTTCACCTCCAATTAAAAATATTTTATTAATTATATATATACGTAATACTGACATATTATCTGAATAATACAGGGAGCATTTACACTTATTAAATTTTTGCCTCTGACTAACCTAAACCATTGATGATTTACTAAATTATTTATCCTATAATTTCCTGTGCTACTTTCAATTTGCTTTATTTCATTTTCTATTTCAAGACTTTCACCAGTAGTTAAGCCAGTAAACCCAAATGTTCGCCCACCATCAGAAATGTTTGAAAATGTTATACTCGTTGCAGAACCTTTCATATCTATCAATATTTTAGGAAAATAATAATATTCCTTATATTTAGGATGCATTACATTAAATTTAGCATCTATTTCAAATGTTTGTGTTGTAGTTAAATTACTAAAATCTTTTGTAATTACATTAAGTGTTGAAACTGCAAATCCTGAAAAATTCTCTAATTTAAGAGAAACCCACCCTTTATAACTTCCATAAGTTATTAATTCCGCAGATGTGCATATAATATAAAACTGATATTGAGGATAATCCATTGATGAAAACGAAACATATCTATCTTTTCCAAATAATATAGCTAATTCTTGTAATCTTTCATCATCAATTTCTTTATCTAATAAACTTATTTTTAATTCAAATGTTAAAACATCTTTTTCAACAGTATAAAAATAAGGAGTATTCTTATATCTTATAATATCTTTTATTATATTTTTTTGACCCATAATAGGTCTATTTATCTCAGCATTAGTTCTGATTAATACTGCGCCGTCAGAACCTATATCACTTGCTTTAGTTCCATCCACAACAAATAATTCTGAAGTAAAACTCATTTATAAAATCACCACCTCTTATCAAAATAAGAAATAGAGGTGGTGAAACTACCACCTCTTATTATTTATCTATTAATTACACCTGCTTTTGTAAAAATATCTTTCAATCCTGAAACAACACTATTACTTACCCTATTAGCATTAGCATCAGTTATACTACCATTAACACTTATTTTTATATCCCCAAATTGTATTCCTGTATTAGTTAAAGGAGTAAATTTAGGCATTGAAGTATTGATGTTAGGAAGAATATTATTTAAAACATTATTCATATTGGGTAAAAAATCTACTAATTTATTAAAAGATATAGTTTGAACGGGAGACAATACTCTTTCTGGTTCTATTGTGTCTTTGTGCATTGTTCCTATACCTAATGCTTCTCCACCTTCATCAAAAGGTGCAGGTCTTCCAGTTGCTTTTTCAGTTTGCTGACGAATTTGGTTAGCTAAAATAACGTTTCCTGCTTTTACAGCCGTATCATATCTTGCTTTTTGTCTAGCTTCTACACTAGCAACTGTTTCTAAAGTATTTTTACCTTCAACACCTTGATTTACTGAAACTAAAGTATTATCACTAACTCCAGAAGTTGATGATTTAGATGAACCAGAATAAATAGAAGAATAATTTTTATTTATTTCTTGAATTTGTGCTAATCTATCAATAATTTGTTGCTGTAAAACCTTACCCGTCTCAGTCGCATTGGAATTAGTATCAGTAAATAATTTAATGATTGAATTAGTAATTTCTGAAATTGTGCCTATTGTTAATAATTTTTGAGCTTCTAATTGTAAAGCTGTTTCATCAGTTTTCTTTTGCATCATTTCTTTGTAAGCTTCATAACTTTCATTTTCAGCATCTTTTTGCTCGTTATATGCATTTTCAACATTATCTGCCATTTTGTTTAAACTGTCTTTTTGAGTTTTAACATCATGGTCTGCTTGTGTATCTGCTAAATCTTCCTGTTTTTCAGCTAATTCTTTTCTTAAATCATTTACTTTACTGATTGATTCAGTATCACCAGATGCTACAGCCATAGAATATTTAGCTATTTCATTTTGAAGTCTAGTAATTTCCTGAGTTTTTTTATTAATATCCTTATTATAATCTTCTGCATCTTTTAATTTATCTATTTCATCAATTCTGTCAGAAATATATTTTTTAAATTTATCAGATTCTTTATCAATATCATTTAATCTTTTATTGTGTGCTTTTTCTTCAAGGTCTTCTTCATGCTCATATCTTTTTTTCAATAAATCAACAATAGTTTCTTCTGCATTTTCATACAATTCTAACTTAGTGTCATTAGCTTTTTGGAGTGCTTCTTGTTCAGCTTTAGTTTCATCTTGAATTAATTTTAATTTATCAGAATTTACTTTATTACTTTCAGTATCAAGCTTTAAACTATCCAGTTTACTATCATTTATTTTATCAAGTAATGACAAATAGTCAGTATATGAATTTTTAAATTTCTCTAAATCGTTAATTAAACTTTGTCTTTGAGCTTTAGATTTATCATCAGTAGAAGTTATTTTATTTATTTGAGCAACTTTATTTGCAACGATAGCATCATAATTAGCAAAATCTGGATTAGCGCCGTTAAATTTTAACCCACTATCAGATAAAGACTTTTTCAACTCAGTTGCTTCTTTTTGTTGCTCTTTAGTTAAATTATCTGTTGCAATTTTCTTTTGCTTTAATAACTCAACTTCTTTATCTAATAATTCAACTTTTTCTTTAGTCGTTATTGCTTTTTCTTGCAATGCAGCATTAACTTCTAACGAATTATTTATATCAGCCAAAGCTTGATTTAAAGCAGCATAACGGTCTTTATCAACTTTGTATTTATCAGAAGATACATCTTTTGGAGAAGAACTACTTTTCTCTGTTTTAATATCTCCAAGATTTATCTTATCAAAATCAACAGGTGCTAAATCTAATGCAATACCTTCAAATCTTTTTTTTATATCTTGAACTTGATTTCCATATGCTGAAATTTGGTCTTGATAAACAGATGCTCTAGCACCATCACCAGCTGCAATCATTGCTTTTTTCTTTTGTTCCCATGAAGCAGTAAATGAATCTGTATCAACATCATAGAACTGCCCCCATTTTTTAGCTAATTCACCAAGAAGTTTATTTTCTACAGCTATTTTAGCTTCTGCAAGACTTTTATAATTTTGTAAATCAACACCATATTTATCTTTAATTTCATTGATTAATTGAACATTTCCTTTAATCTTTTCATTATAAAAAGTTTCACTTACCTCAAGCATATTTGCATAAGCAGTATGCTGAATATTCTCTTCTTTCCCAATTAACTCATTAAGTTTTATTCTTAATGTAGCTTCATCATCAAGATAAGGAATTAACTCTTGATGATTTTTTATAATTTCTTGCATTGATTTTGCAGATAAACCTTCTTTTGAATTTAATTCAGCTCTAAATGCAATTAATTGTTGAACTTTTTGTGTTTGTTCATCATAAGTATCTGTAAGAGTTTTTAAATTAGCTATATTGTTACCTATTGCATTAGAACTTTCATTAGCTGAATTAGTCTCAGTTTTAAACAAATCAGATACAAAATCTTTATAATCAGATATATAACCACTACTTGAAGTTATACTATCTTTAACTTTGTCGATTTGTTTTTGAATTACAGATTTTTTAGAGTTATCTTTTTCATTCAATAATTTATTCTGCAAATCATGAACTTGAGATATTTGTTCCTTATATTTATTATAAAAATCTTCTACATTCTTATTATCAACATATTTATCAATAATTGATTGATTTTCTGTAATTAAATTATTAACTCTATTAAACTCATTTGTTAAATCATTTAATAAATTATCACCTATATAACTTTTGCTTTTAACTTGATTATACTCTTTTTGTTTGGTAATAACTTCATCTAATACTTTTTTATAATCTTCAAGTGTTAACTTTTCTGCACCAAAACCAAAATAATTTTTTCCAGTAGCATCTGTTATAGCTTTATCTATTTTATCTCGTTCTATTGCACGTGTTGTATTTAATGCTATATAACTAACTCCAAAATCATAAGAAGATTTTGAAGATAACTCTTTATTTGCACGTTGATATTCCGTTAATTGACCAGTAGTATAATCATGTGCTTTTTTCGCAATTACTTCATCTATGACATCTATTTGGTCTTTATATTTTCCATTTACTAAATCAATTGCATCAGCTTCTAAACTAAAAGTTTTAATAAGTTGTTCTTGAATTGATTTCAAACGTTCTTTTGATTCAGATGTTATATCTCCAGAATTTATTATGTCAGTATATTGTTGCTTTAAATCCTTTAAGCCACTTATTTCATTTTGTAAACCACTAGCAATTTCTTGAGATTTTTGTCTAGCTTCTTCTTGTTTCTGATTGAATATATCTATAGCAGTAACAGCCGTTAATATCACTGTAGCTATTGCTCCAATAGGATTTGACATAAACGCAACTTTTAAAGCGTTCCATGATAATGCCCAACCAGTAGTAGCTGTTTTTGCGGCTATCTCAGCTTCGGTTAAACCAATAACTGCACCACGATTTGCAATTAAAGCAACTCTCCAACCATCAGTAGCAACTTTAGATGTAGTTAGGAACTTTGTTAATTGAGTACCTTTCCATAATGCAATTGCTGTAACTATTGCAGTTATTGCAGTAGGAAGATTACCTAAAGTATTAATTAAAGATGTAAGTCCATCAATTGTTCCTTTAATTAGACTAGAATCTATAGTTGACTGCCAAAATCCTTCTATTGAGGCTTTAAGTGCATCTAACTTAGCTTGAGTAGATTCTTGATAAATATTAAATTTCTGTTCAGCCGTTCCAGCAGAATTCAAAGCTGTTTCATAATTTTCTAAAGATTGATTGTAATTTCTAAGTAATGTCAAACCTTTATTTCTCTGAAACGTACCAAACATTGCTGTGGTAATATATGCTTGTTCATTTTTGCTAAGAGTGTTAAATTTTGCTCCGACTTCATCCATTACATCTGCAAATGGTCTTAGTTGACCCATAGAATCAGTCGCAGTTATACCAATATCAGATAATGCTTTTACAACATCATTTAATTTTGTTGCGTCTTCGGAATTAAAGCCTTTTGATTTTATTTGTTCATATCGGCTGATTATACTATTAAGTGAACGCCCAATAGTACTAGCAGATTCTCTTGTTATACTTGAGATAGTAGATATCCAACTTGCACTCTTTTCAATGCTGATACCACTATTTTCTGCCGCACTTGCAACACGTTGTAAAGCTTCTCCAATTTCATCAGCACCTGATGCAGTACTATCACCCAACATTGCAAAGATATCTATTATTTTCTGTACATTTTCACCAGTCGCATTAGCCGTAGCGGTAATAATCTGGTCTGAACTTTCAAGAGATATACTTGAAATTTTGGCATATTGGATAATAGCCTTCATTCTTTCTTCAACTTCAGATTCATTAAGACCTTGTCTAAATAAGTTAGCTGCTTCACCTGCTATTTCAGATGTTGTTACAGACATTTCTTTGGCTAAATTATTATAAGACTGAGCTAAGTTATTTACTTGCTCTTGAGTTTTTCCTGTAACTATACGAATTTCATTTAAAGAATTGTCAAGCTGTGTAATATAAGAAACACCGTTTTTAATTGCATCAATAACACTAGTGATTCCACCTGCTAGAAGATACCATTCAGTAAATTTAAATGCAGACCTACTAATATCTTCAAAAAACGATATTGAATCTTGTTTAGTATTTTTAATGGCTTTAGCACTATTCTTAGCATTAAGTTCAACCTCTTTCATGCCTAATGAAAAATCTTTCATTTTTTTAGTTACATTAGGAGTTGAAGATGTTAACCCTTCTATATCACTTTGTAAACTGCCAAGAGATTTATTGTCAACTAAAGAACCATATTTTCCAGATATTCTTCCAGATTCAAGTTGCATTCTTTTTTGAAACAATGAAATCTGTTCTTGTAATTCTTTAGTTTTTTGTTGTTCTTTTATATTTGAATCTTCTATAGCTTTGCGGACTTTTTGTTCATACTGTAATATTTTTTCTTTATCAGCTAAAGCTTTAGCTGATGCTTTTTCCTGATTTAATCTTTGTTTTTCTTCTTCTTGGTATATTTTTTGAAGAGATTTATGTAATTTAATTTGAGATTCAGAGTTAGTATTAACTTCAACATTAATAGGCTTTAATTTCTTTTCTATTTGTTGAAGTTCTTGTTCTAATTGCTGTTTACTAGATTTCTCAAGTATAGCCTTAATTAAAATTGAGATTGAATCCATAAGTTATTCCTCCTTTTATTTTTACGCAAATAAAAACAGGGAGGAGATATTACCAACCCTGTTGAACATTTATATTAATATTTAATAATTTTCATATTGACAAATTTTCGGTTATATTGTAAAATTAACCTGTTAATGTTCTACTAAATATCTTATTATTCCTTGTTATATTCATAGATAATATACATAGAGTCGAATAAAAGATTCTATGAATAAATTTTACAAGGAGGGCATAAGTTATGCCAAATATCCAATTGCAAGACTTAACTGCAATTATCCATAATACCTCAAGGTATAATGGAAACCAATCAGATTCTGTTCATGTAGAGATACTTCTACAAACGGATGTTCCTTTAACTCCTAACGACCAGTGGTACATACCCAATAATGTAACAGTACCAACAGAAGTATTGGAGTTCTTTAAAGCAACTAATCTAGCAATGTATCCAATGAAAGCTGAAGAAGTTATAGCTGGAACAGAAGATATCATTGCACAATCCGAAGCAGGAAATTTACAAGATGTTGAACTTGATGCCGCTAAGTTAATGCTTAGAGCTATTATGAAAAAGACAGCTTTTACACCTGTTTCGGGAACAAATAATTTGTACATGCTTTCATATGATTACAAATTATATCCATTGAAAGAATCACCAAATATGTACGAATTTAAAGTAGTATTACCTTTTAGTGGTTTAGGTATGCCAAATGGAAGTAGAGTCCAAATGACAGTTATAATGCCTATAGGTTCACAAATTGAACCAAATGCTACTAAAGGTATAGCGGTTGGTGGAGTAGAAGTTAATGAACTTGTTAAACCAATGGAAAATGTAAATAGAAATATTCTCAGTTTTGAATATCATCAAGACCCACTGTTTAATATAAGATATATGTATTAATAACTAACTGTTTTAGGAGAGAGCAGAATTAATCTGCTCTTTTCCTATTATCTACGAAGTTTTTTAATGAAAATTCATACATACCATTGCTGTTTTGATTAAAAGCTTCAATAAATTTAATGTTATGTTGAATACCTAGTACTTTCAAAGCTTTAATCATTTTCTGTGCTTCTATTTCATAATAAGCACTAATTTCAACAAAATTGTTTTTTAATAGGTAAAACATACCATTTACTGCATTTGTTGCGTTTAATTCATGTACTGGAATTTTAGAGTATTCCATTTTCAATTCATTACAATTCATAACAAAAATCCTCCTTTAAATAATACGGTAAATTAATATATAAAAAAACAACCATTATGGCTGTTTAATTTGTTTATGAAACTTTACATTTATTTACTTTTTATTGCAAAGAAAAGGGAGTAGGTAACTTACCATACTCCACATTTCTTCAAAAACTCTATTTTCAATTGTTTATAATCTTGGTATTTTTCTTTAGTTATTTCTCCACGAACATACTTCATAGTAATACATTTTAAGAACATAAAACATAATCTTATTAACTCTTGTTCTTTTTGTCCTTTCATATTATCACCTTAATTGGTAAATATTTGTATACATAAAGTATTATATACCTAGGTATACTAAAAATCAATAATAAGTTATATAACCTATATATAACTTATATCTTAGTATTATATATCATATAATAATTAAGGGTGATAAAATGACTTTGGGACAAAATAAAAAAAGTTATCTTATAGTATTAGAGAAAAGTGTAAAAGAAAAAATTGATGAAATTGCATTAAAAAATAGCCGTTCTTCGAGCAATTTGATTAACTTAATTTTGAAACAATATATTGAGAGTAGGGATGGGGAGAAGTAATTATATATTTTCTGATTCGTCATCGGTATCTTCAAGTTTTTTCATTATATCTTCAACACTCTCGGAAAATTGAGTATTCTGATTATCAAATATACCTTTTAATTTTTCTACTTCTTTCCATTTCCTATCTTTATCTTCTATATCATTGTAGATATTAAACATGGCAGTACCACTTTTCCATTTCATAACTGCAACAATAAAATCACTACTACAACCTTTCCTTGTAAGGTCACTTACGATAAAATGTCTAAACATATGTGCGTAAGATGGTGCGTTAAGGAACTTTTCCCAATATAAAAGCCAACTTCTTACTGTTGATTCTTTTATTGGTTCACCATTACTTTTTATAAACATTGCATTATGCTCTTTATTATTTCTTTTCATAATTTCTTCTCTAACTGGAAGCCATTGTTTATATATAGGTAGAAACACATCTTTTATCAAAAAACGGGTCATCATAAACCCATTTTTACCATGCCCTTTAGTTTTAATCTCATCTGTAGTCTCTAAAAATAAATCATCAAAGGCAGTATGATTTTCATCAATTAAATCAGTCGTAATTCTAAGCGATTCACTAATTCTAGCTCCACTTGACGCTAAAAGCATTAAATATGTAGCCTGTTGTAATTTATTTTTACTTATTAAATGGTCTCTTAGTTGATAAACTTGTTCAGGTAATACTACCGTTTTCTTTCTTACTGGTATTTTAGGTATTTTGGGTACTGCTTTATTTATTAATGATTTAAAATCTGGATAATCTTCATCAAGATAATCTACTATAAAATCAGAAAAACTTGACATCAAACTACGAACTCTTGAATATCTATTACTACTCCATTTTAATTCCATTAAACCATAATCAAAAAATTCTGATATTTCTATTTTCTTTGTCTCAATAAAAAACTTATTATTATTTTCAATTAAATTGTAACAAAAATAAATATTCAAATCAGAGGTGTAACCAGCTATAGTTTTGTCAGAGCATTTTGCATTTTTATTTTTCAAAAACTTATTTACTAACTTTTTGTTTTCGGGATTGATTTGTTCAATTAATTCTGGTGAAGTTATTATTTTTTTAAACGTTTTCCTTGGCATTATGTCGTTCCTCCTTATGTTATAAATTATTTTATTAATTATATTGACAATCTTATACAAAGGAGGTATAATTCAATTGTTGAATACCTCCGTATTGGAGTATTGCGAACTGAGAGTCTATTTCTAAACTTTGGTCGGTGCAGAATAGGCTCTCTTTTATTTTAATAATAGAATAGCGATTTTATGCACATTTATATCCTTTAGCTGACAATAATTCTTTCATTCTAACCTTTAAATAATTATCTTCTTTAATCCAATCAATTGTTCTCTCAACCATATGTATACCTGTATAAGAATGAATACTTGAATGTTGACCTTCTTCTATCCACAAAGGTAATAATTCACCGTAACTCATTCCATTATATGAATTTGAACCATCTGTAATATTCATATGAGCAGGGAACATACCAATATCAGAAGTGGGTACAGGAACTATTTTATTTTCATCAAAATATATTTCGACTTGTAGTGTATTGCCTAGTTTTTTAACTGGAGAAACAGTAAGAGAATTAATTAACATATCTGTACGTTCATAATGTGAGGGCATATATGAACGATACCAATCATTAAGAAGTGTAGTGCGAAGATAAGATTTTACTTCTTCTCCAATTTTACTTAAATTATTATATGCCTGTTGTTCAATCATTTTCATAAGTTCTGAAATATTATTAGCAGTAGGCATTATACTTCACCGCCTAGTTCTTTGATTTTCTTTTTGAAACGTTCGATGTGAGAAGTATAATATTCTCTGTCAGAATAATCCTTACAATTGACTAAAGTTTCTTCAAATATTCGTATTATTTCCTTATATGTGTCTATTTCAGATTTTGACATAAATTATCACCATCCAATTTACAATTACAAGTTATAAAGGGTTTATAATTTGGATTATCTAAATATGTAATTTGAGGATATGTAAAAGGATATGAGGGAGTGTAGGTAGGATTATATGTATCTTTTATTTCTTCTTCGACTATTGTTTCTGTTTCTTTAATTAAATTACCTGTATTTTCATCATATTCTCTTATTATGGTTGTAGTTCTGTTTATTTTCATATATTTAATTCCTTTCAAAATAAAAACACAAGTATACATTTTTGTACACCTGTGTTTTTTTTATAAATAATAATAATAATTATTCAGTTACTTCATCTTTTATTTCTGATTCAACAATAGATTTAATATCATTTATATTATTATCTTTAGCTAATTCAGCAATTCTCTCAGAAAATTTCTTCATATATTCAGTCGCTTTTTGAATTTCAGCTTTGTCAAAACTATTAACTAATGGTTCATATATTTCTAAATCAACCATAGCATTTAAAATTCTTATTTGTTCCTCTAAATTATCTGTCTGAGCAATATCAATATCTGTAAAGTGCTTAATTAATAAGAACATATAATAACTAAGCTTTACGCCTTCATCATATTCTTTAAGTGCATTAAAATTAGTTAATGCTTCTACAATCATTTTCTGAAGCTTGCTTGGTTTAAATTTTTCATCTACTAGAACTTCATAATTTGTTTTACCAATTGATAATGTTATTTTCTTTTGATTAAATTCCTTAGAATAAGCGGAAAGGATAGTGCCTGAACTTAACTTATTAACTTTTGACATATATGTATATACTCCTTTTAATTAAAAATATTTTTATTATACTTACAATTACATTATATTACCAAACACTCAAATTGTCAAATATTATTTTAATATCAATAAACACAATAAAATGTTACATTCATCATTTATTTTTAGATTTCTTGCGTTCTTTTCTTCCTTTTTCAATTACTTCTATGTCAACCCAACCCCCATCAAGACGAGACCAATTGATACAACGAAGGATTTTATCAGCATATTTATAATCAAACAGTTTTCTTTTAAGTTTAAAATCATTCATAACCATACCTTTAACATCATATATAATTTCTGACTCATCACTATAAACCACACAAAAATCTGCTATGTATTCTATCTTGCGAATATTACGGTTGTACTTTTTATAGGCTTCTTGAAGTAAATAAACTGGTTGAATTTCAATAGATTTAACAATTCCTTGCTCTTGTTGTGACAAAAGATATTCATAAAATTTATACTCTATATCCGAATCAAAAGTGTAACCGTTTATAGTACGTTTCTTTTTTGCAGATTTAGAATTGTTTACATTAAATTTACTACGAGAAATAAAAATCACTCCTTATTTTTATATTTGTTTTATTTTGAAATTTGAGAATAGTTAATAGAAGGGAAGGGTGGAATTGAACCACCTACATATCTTCCCATGTTTAAAGTTGCTGAACAATCAGCTTTAGAATTTTAAAATTACCGTAAAAATAATAGAAAAATAGACTATAGAATCGTCTGAAATGAATTTTGAATATAATTTAAAGGGTAGGGGAGTCGAACCCAAAACTACCCTCTAAAGTATATATTTTTATGTATTATTTGATTATCTTTAAAGATTTTAATATTTCAACTAGTCCAGTTATTAATCCAGCAATAGCTGCAAATGGGATTCCATAAGTTTTAAGTTTATCTGTAAATTTTGATTTTTGAATTTCACGAATATCAATCTTATTTTTATCTTCATTATCATCTATTTGATTTTCAAGCTCATCAAATTTCTTGTAAACGTCATTTTTTAATTCTGTTACATCTTGTTTAATTTGTCTATTATCTTTAGTTAAAGTATCAAGACTAGAACTTACCTTCAATAAAGTATCACTTACATCTGATATTACTTTCGCTTGTCTTTCACTACTTTCACGAAACATATCAATGCTTATTTTTAGTTCCTTTATAGTACCAAAATCTTCTCTATCATTATTTTCCAATTTAGACACTCTATCTTTTAAATCATTTATAACTTCTTCTTTAATACAGTTATTTTCCATAGCATTACCTCCATATGTTGTATATTAAATTTGAGAACAATAAATTATATTTTTAATTTATTTGACATACAGTTAAGATTATGCTAAACTATAACTGTATTATTTTTTAATACACCCACTTGAACGTTTAAAGGCTACCAACCTGTTTAAGTGGGTATTACATATTATATTTATTAAAAATAAAATAATTAATTAAGGCGTAGTTATATACAAAGCTGCATCCTTATAAACTTGCCAAGTTGTGCCATCATAAATCCAATGTGAAGAGTCTGCTGTATCAAAAAGCCTAGCTCCTATGTCACCATTGGGTTTTTCTCCTGTACCAATATAAGATATTGGACTACGATTATTTGGTATAAATTTATATGCCATAAAGTACTCCTTTCTATGTGAATTTTTTAATAAAATGTCATATTTATATAGTTTTTTGTTTTTTTTTAGATATGAATAAAGTAAAAAAATAGGAAGTAGAAAAGTAGATTATTAACCTACAATCTACTTCCTATAAATTATTCTTCGGTAATAGTTTCTTTCTTTTTATTTTTCTTTGCATCAAGTAATCCTTTTTGATAATTTTCTTCACAAAGTTGTTTTACAATATCTTTAAGTACAAAACCAGTAACTATAAAATACTGAGCATCATCAAAATTAAAATCATAATCTTTAAAGTCTGATATAAATTTATTATCCTTTTCATCATTAATATAAAAATCTTTTATGTCATGCATTTGGTCGTTCTCAAAACTTTTTAATCTTATGTCAAATTTCATTCCATATGAATGTAAATCCTTCATTCTGATTTTCTCCTTTCTTCTTCTAATTTTATATATTCATTAAAGTGACTAATACAACAGGCAATGTTCTTCCAATTAAATACTTTTCCATAGCAAGAAACACAAGGTTTTAACTCTTTTCCACAAATCTTACAATACAATTTAATTGACATTGATACACATCCTTATTTAATTTATTCACACTATAAATCAATATTATAAAATCAAGAAATTAAATAAAGAGGGTAGGAGAGATATAAACTCCTACCCAAATTATTTTAATAATTAAGAGAAATCAGTCTCATCATATATGTAGAGATTCCAAAGTTCATTTGCGCCACAAGCTTTTAAAGCTTCAAAATTCAAATTATGAACTGAAGGTTCACCATTAGCAGTAAGAGTGAAAGTATAACCTTCCTGAACTTTTGCCTTATCATAAACTAACTGTCCTGCATAATCTTTACCAGTACATGTGTCTCTAAACAATCCATCAGCTATAACCTTGACATTCTTAGCAAAAATATCAGTTTTATTAACAATACGTTTACCACTTGCAAGTGTAGGTTTATAGAACATAATAACTTTTACACCATCTGCTAATTCTGCTGTATTAAATGTAACTTTTTTAGTTCCAGTAGTATAAGTAAATTTCCCAGCAGCTACAGTTGCAGCCTGAGTTAATGGAGTTCCAAGTGTTCCATCACTATTTAATACATATACAAAACCAATTTCTGCTCCAGTAGTACCAGTAGCTGTAAACTGAGTAGTCACAGCATCATCGGCTACAGTTTGTATATCAGTATAAGTAACTGATGTTGAATTAGTTAATTCTATAGTATCACTGCCTGTTTGCATAGCCAAAGCACCTTCAACTATAGTTGCATTCTGAGTATTAAGCATTGAAGTTTTGGAATGTCCGAATCCAATAACCTTTGGATTTCCACGTCCACCTTGAGCATAAACAACTTCACCATTATTTTCCCAAGTTGTTTCTTTTAAATCATCAAGCAATGCTAAACATGAACCCGTTTCAAGGTCAAATGTTTTTATTTCAAAAACAGCTTGAACGGCAAATTTAGAAGTATCAACTGCCATATTTATTTCCTCCTTTAATTAATTAAATGTCTGATAACCAATCAATTTCTTCTTTATTTAATTGTTTTAAATCAACTGTTCCAAAATAATAACCATTCATTACTTTGTCATAGTTTTTTATTTTATTTAATCTCATTAATCCATCATTTATTTGATATACATATAAATCCCATACGTTTGTGTAATTAACTCCTGATGTATTTCCCCAAACCAAAGCAGAAACTTGATTCTTAAAAACAGATTTAAATTCTTTATTTTTCTGCCGTTTAAGTTTTTTTCGTTCTTGTTCAATGATTTTTTTCTTAGTTATTGAATTAGCTGGATTAAATTTATACTGTGGATTAATGAAATTTATTTTTCTAATATAATCTGCAATTTGATGATAAGATAATTTGTCTAAAACAAAATCATTTTGTTTGTTATAAAGACACAACATTTGATTTTGATTATTTTGACATAACAAAAAATCATCTATTCCCATAAACCACTTTAGTTCATTTGAATAATTATATGATTGAAACATCATTATAAACAAATCATATGCATCTATTTGCTCATAATCTACTCCGATATCATCTAAAAAAACCATTGCATCATGTGGTTGAGTACAGAACAAATGAACTATTCTAAAGTAATTTTCTTCTCCAAATTCAATTATGTCATTTAATGTGGGGTGTTTTAAAGTTATTTTATCATTAAGTTTAAACCCTAATCCTTTTAGAAGAGACAAATCATCTATCATAATGAACCACCTACATTACTATTATTAGTAAACATAAATGCCATTCTATAACCATACCAATAATCAGAATATTGAATTTCTGTCCAATCACTAAAGAAAATTTTATTTATAGATATATCACTAATTTGTTTGTTATTAAATAATGAATCTAATCTATTTGAAATTTGATATGGTCTTAATCCAAATTCAAGTTCCCATGTATTTAAATGACATAAAATATCAATTAAAAGAATCTCTTTTTTATATCCTGAATTTGACCATGGATTTGCTTTACCAAAATGAATATTTATCATTGTACCCATTTTATCTTCAGCATTAGGTTTCTTAGGTAATGGAAATATTTTTGTAAACATTAATATATTATGGTCAAAGTCATTTTGTTTTAATGGCTCTTTATCATCATAATAAATCAATTTACATAAGGAGGAGTCTGTCATTATTAATTCAATTATTTTATTTATAATTGTATCTAGTTCTTCAAAATGTCCAGCCATATTATCCTCCTTTACCAAACACCTTTAAGATTTATAGAAATACTATTTTCATATTCTTCACTCACACATTTAATTACAAGTGGGGAAGAAGAGTACATTTTTAAATTATCAACTTTAAAATGATTACCATCTATAATAGTTAATTTATAATTTGCTGTTGGAACTCCACTAGCGGAAATAATAAAAGTATTAGATTGTTGATTATTATTTTTATATAAATAAACTGAATATGTATTACTCTGTCCTTGAAGTATTTCAGTAATATTTTCAGCTATTCTAACCTCATAAACGTCAGAAACTACTTCATCAACTGTAATATCCATTTCTGTTTTAACTACTGGATTATCCCTCATTGATACCGAGACTATAGCTACACCTTCTTGCAATAATAAAAAAGTGATAGAATTGCCATTCTGTTCTATGCTTACAATTTCTTCATCTGAAGATTCCCATATTAACGGTATATCTGATACTATATTTCCATTTAATTTTACTGTAGCTGATAGGGAAGACGAATATGCAATGTTTTGTTCCAATGTATTTCCTTGGTCTATAGATATAGTATAGTTCGTTTGATAAGCATCTGCATAACCATTTTCAATATCATCTGTAGCATTATTTGATGGGTCATAATTCATTGTAAGTTTAATTAACTGTATACTATCATCATCAAACGTATTTTGATTTAAAAAATTGTTTATTCCTCCACCACGTATTTTATATGCCACTCTGGGGCTTCCAAATAAAAATCTTTTATTACTTGGTATCATTTTTGTTTTAGCATTGTATTGAGCAGTTACATCTATGTATCCATCGGGTGTAATTATATTACTGTTATTGTCATTTTGATTACTCATAATTTTATATTCTAAAATACAAGGTTCTTGAATTTTATTTCCAAATACATCTATCCATCTTAATAAATTATTACATCTTCTAATAACACATGATTTTGTTACATAATGATAATTGTCTGTACTAGTACATATAAATATATTATTATCAAATCTAAATCTTTTCCCAATAAACACATCATGGTCTAGATTAGGAAAGATAAGTGTTCGCCAATCATCTCCCATTTTTTCACCAGTCTGTTTATCTGAAATTACATGACAAATTCTACAAGTAGTATTTGAAAATTGTAGTGTCCCTCTAACATTTTCTTCTTCAATTGTATATACATTTGAAGCATTTTCAAATTCACTATCAATTAATGCTTGTAAACTTTCACTCCAGTATTCAGATGGGGTGGAGGATACTTCTCTCCACGAATTATAAAATGATAAAGCCAAATATCCTCACCTCATTCCATATTATTAATTTCTTGAATAATCTTTTTACATAAACTAATACATTCCATAGTTAACCTTTTAACTTTTTGTTGTTCATCAATTTTTACTTCTTGAATCATTCCTTTTAAAATACTTATAAGTTTAATTGAGTTGTCAGAACAAAAGAACAATTGGCTATTTCCATAAACTTCAACAATTAAATTAGATAAATAAACCTGATAATTTTTATATGCTTCTTCTTTAGAATATACAATACCAGATGTTTTATATTTTCTTCCTTCATATAAAGGCAAATTTTTAAAAATAGAATTAATTAAACCTTCATAATATTTTATAAGTAACTTTTTATATTCCAAAGTTACCACCTGCCCAATCAGTCCATGGAATATTATTTAATCCATATCTTGTTGTTTGAACATCATTACGTTCAATTAGAATATTCTGTACTTCAATTTTACCCTTTAAATTTTGCTGTTCAGCATAATGTTTAAAATCTGTGTCATTTAAATGAAGTTCCATCTGTGTAATATCAAGAATTTGAGGAGTCATCCATTCAATAACTAAAAAATCTGACAGTATAACTTGTTCAGTCAAACTTAATTCACTATTAAATGTCTTGGTGGTCTTATTAAAATCTTCGAGATTTTTTTTACAACCTATAAATTTAGGAATTGCCTTAAATAAATATCCTTGTAACACATTCTTAAAATCTTCTTCTGAAATACCATATAACTTATCAAGTTTATAATCTCTAAAACTTACCAATGATAAATCATAAATTTCATCAAATGAGGTATTAGCCATAAATTCACCTCACTATTCTTTATTTGTCATCTCTGACTCTTGAATTTTATCCCTAGCTACATCATAAATATTTTTACCATAAATACGACTTATAACATCAACTTTATTAACGTCAACATCTTCACCGTCAATAATTTTCTTAATTAATATATTTACTATAGATTCTTTTTGAGCATCAGTTGTATTAGTAAATAAACTTATAATCTCATCTCTATTTTCATCTAAAATATGTTCAATCTTTTCTCTAGTCATAAATTTATTATAATATTCAACTAATCCATGATTTTTAACTACATTTTTATCAAAAACATAAAATCTACCTTGTTCTGCAAAGGACTGTTGATGATGTATTAAATTTGCCAAATCAGCATATACTATGTTTTTTACATCTCCAAATTTATTAAATGTGAAAACTTTTCCTTGTCCTCGACCTTCAGTAGTTAAAACCAATTTTCCAAAATTTAAAGACATTACTTTTATATATTTATTTGGTTTTATTTCAAAATCATCATCTTCAACAAGAATTTCAGATTTTTCAATAGTATATTCAGGTTGTACTGTTGGTTGATTTTGAGTTAAATTAAATAAAAGTTTCTTAATTTCCTGCAATTCATTTTTTAATAATTCATTTTCTTTTTTTAATTCATTATCATTTTCTTTATTTACTGTTGTATTATCAACATTTTTAGCTTTAGTTTTATTAACATTAACTTCTACTTTATTTGTATTTTTTGAACCTACAGGTCTTCCAGCCATTATAAATCTCTCCTTTTATTCATAATTAATAATAGGGAGGGGATATAATCCACCTCCCATACTTATATTAATATTTGTTATGCAAGTGTAATACAAGCAGCAACACTATTTGTTGCAACACCAGTACCCCATGATTTCTTCATGGTAGTATTCTGTGTAAGATTTGCATTATCATATATACCACCAGTTATACTCATAGTTGCACCTTCCAAACAAAGCTTAATAAGTTTCTGTGAAGAAGGGGATACTACATAAATCTTAGTATCGTCAAGTGCAAGTTTAAATGGAGTTTTGTAATTAGCAACCTGTGGTAAAGCCATTACATCATAATTAAATGCAGTCTTAATATAACCAATTTTTACATAATCACTATCAAGTTCATATCTATAGTTAGCATCGTTAGGCAATACATTCTGAAGTGCCAACTGTGTACCAAGAATAACTGCTTTATTTCCACCATTCCAAGCAGTAACTTTCTGTGCAAGTTCAACTAATGTTGACTGTGAATATCCAGCTACTCTTAAAGCATCATCTCCAGCATTATCTAATGCACCCATTGCAGTATTAAATGCACTAAATGCATCAATTGACATCTGCGCTTCAAGTGACCTAGCAGCTTTCATAGCAAATTCAGCAAGATTTTCTAAACCTGCTAAAACCTTATAAAGTGCAATTTGTACAGTAATATCATGGAATTCAGTAGTTACTGTTACCTGACCATCAAATTGCTTATGTATTTCAGAATTTCTCTTACCTTTACCAGCTTTTGAAACAACAAATAAATCCCTTGGCTTTACATCAAAAGCGAATGAATCATTATATCCACCAGTTCTTACTTCTGTGTATAAACCAACTGAATCTATTATTGCTTCAGGTAATATAGCATCTACCATTGCACCTATTACTGCAAAAGTAGCCCAAGCATAATTAGGGTTAGTAGCAAGAACTTCAGGAGCTATACCATCAACCGTAGGAAGATTTGAAAGTCTAGCAATTTCCTCTCTAACAGCAGTATTTATTTTATTTTCTTTTTCTGAAAGTGATATAGATTCATCAAATGAACCCTTCTTGTGATAATGATTAAAGTAATCCTTGAACTGCTCATATATTTTAACTTTTTCGCCAGCGAAAGCGATTACGTTTACAGGTAATCTCATAAATTAATTCCTCCTTAAATTATATTAATATTGTTCATTAAGAATTTGCTGCACTTGCCCAAGCCAAAGCATATGCTCCATTAGCGGCAACTGCATAAGTGTTTGAACCTTTAGTTCCAGAAACACCATCAGTAGTAATTGTAAGAATATCTCCTACTTGTGGTTTAAATGCACTAAATACGTCTCCAGAAAGATTTGTGAATTCTCTTGGGTCAGGAGTTAATCCTTTATATTTCTTTCCACTAGCAGTCACTATAGTTACTGTTTCAGGTGAATATGCCATCCATAAACCCGAACTATTATCTACTACTTCAAATTGATAAGCAACTGTTCTCTGAGTTCCAATTGAACCATCAGCTATAGAAACATAACTTGTTCCTAAAAGTTTTAAAGAAATTTTCAATCCACTAGCTGTTGCTGGCTGAGTAGCAGCCCAAACTTCACCTTCACCATCAGTAGATGATTTAGTTGCCAAATAAAATACGTTTCCGTTATCTATATCAGCAGAACCTATAGCACTTCTATTAAGTGCATCAATATTCATTGCCTGTACAGCATCCTGTACTAAAATTGCATGATTTGCCATAAACTTATTCCTCCTTAAATAATAAATATTATATTGTCAATTAAAATACTATATAATTAACTACATCTCCAGCAGTAACTACATATGTTGAACCATTTGTAGCAACAGTTAAATTTGCAGAAGACTTTGTTGTAGTTGCACCACTTACTAATACATTACTTCTATATATCTGAACAATAAATCCAGAAATAGTCTTTCCTAAACCAGTAGCAATTGTTTTTGTACCTGCGGTAGCATCACCAGCAACCATTGTATAAGTTCCTGATTTAATTGCTCCTTGAAGAGTAGCTATATCAGTTTGAGCTGTCTGAAAAGCTGTACCTAAAGTTACATCTTGTGCAGCTCTATTCATTTTATTAATTTTTGAAGCTTGTGCATCACTAATAGCCATTTAATTACCTCCTATTCAATTATATTAATAATTAATCCCAAAGTCCTTTACCTTTTACTGATTTTTCACTATATGGTAAACCTATCTTTGTAAAGGATTGTTTTTCAGTAATACCTTTAGAAAATTTGAAAGCCTTTGCCTGAACTTCATTTTTCCATGCATCAATATTTTCCAAACTAAATTTTTCAGCAGACATTCTACAAACATCTATTTCTTCTTGTGGAAGAACACTCATAACTTCTTTTAAAGTCATTTCAACCTCAAAATCTTTATTTTGTTTTTCAATGTTAGCTTTAAATTCCTTTAACTTAGTATTTTCATCCATGTAAACCGCCATATCTGCTTTCATTTTTGACATTTCTTCTTTAATAGCGGATAATTCTTCTGTCATTCCAGCAATAATTTTATCTTTTTCATCAGAAACCTCTAACTGTTCACTTGATAAATCTTTATTCTCTTCGGCAGCTTTATCATTTAATTCTTGCATTGCAGTATTATCTACATTAGCATTAGAAGACATTTCTTCTTTATTTTCATTTTCTGGTATATTATCTTCCGCCATATTTTCAGTAGACATTTCGTCGGATTTTATATCAGTAGACATGTTTTCTTTATTTTCATCCTCAGACATTGTGGTATCTTTATTATCTATCACGTTATCACCTTCCTCATTTATTTTTTTTTTTGAAAAATTCTCAATTTTATTTAAAGTTTCAAGTTTATGTCCTACTAAAGTGTCAGTAGATTTCCACTCACCATCAACTTGTTTATAAATTCTAATTTGAGCAGCAGGGGAATCTTCTGTTCCTGTGACTTTTACATCAATATCTGGAACTTCACCATTATCAATTATTTTAGTTATTTTTCCATATGCTGTTCCACCAGAAGAATTCCATTTAACAGAATCACCAACTTTAAAATTAGATAGAAGTTTAGAAAAATAAGACATTTTTTCTTCATCTCTCTTATTCATAGCTTCTACTAATTTATTTGACCAAGTACGTCCTGCATTACCACCCCATAAGCAGTAGGCTATATATCCCCGACTTGGTGGATTTCCATCTTTTCCATCTTCATTAAGATTATCACCCATATGTCTAGGAAAATAAGCAGAAACTTTTCTAACAAACTCAGGTGTAGCATTTCCGCCTTTTGATAATTTGCGAGCAGTAGCTAATCCAACAGACGTTCCTCCGTATCCAAATTCTTTTCGTAATTCTAAACCACGATTTGCTGTCTTACTCACGCCTGATGGAATAGTAAAATCAAGGTCATCATATTTAGAAGAGAATTTAGAAAACTCTTGTTTAAGCAAATCTATTTCAACTGAATTATCAGGTAATGAAAATTTTTCAATTGTTGAACCATCGAAAGCAGGGGATATACCTTGTAACAGACAAAATCCTAAAAATACGGCTTCTTTAACAATTTTATTTCCAAAAGAATCTTCTTCGTTGTCTATAGCGACTTCCATTGATTGATATACTGGCTTGTCTAAAACTTCTTCAATTTCTGGATTTCTACCAGTCCATAGATAAGTATCTGCACAATACCATTCTTCTCCATTAATTTCCATCCAATATGGTTCTTTATATGGGTCTGAAAACCCATATGCAACAGGCTTTCCGCTACGTTTATAGCCATATTTTGTTTTTACAATATCATCTTCATGTCCACCAATTTGATTATCTCTTTCAAAAAAATAAGCATAAACTCCTGCACCTCGAATAGTGCTTGACATACCTTCAATTACTTCTTTAGAGAATACATATTTATTTGCAGGTTTATTAGGAACACAAATATTTATTCTATATTTAGTTATTAGAGGATTTACCATTTCTAAAGACTCAAACTTTGCACTAAAATTTATAATTTCCTTCAATGGATTACCTCCTTTCTTTAAGATTTTAAATTACTATATGTTTATCCACATTGATGATTTAGTATCATTTAATAAATTACTATTAGAAAATTTAACTGTTATATCATAATTCTCTTCAAAAAAATAAACACCGTTTTTTTCAAAAAGATGTTTATATCCAGCTTGTTTAAGTTGTTCTGCTTTTTCTTCAGAAAATGCTTTAATATATTTTCTATTTAATTTCATTAATCATCATCCTCATTTTTAGATTCAATACCTAAAAATCTATTAATTCTTGAATCCATACTCATATGTCTAATAGGTTCATCACCATTCTTTTGAACATAATCTACAAAATTCTGTGCTAATTTAGTATAAGGTCTGACTTCTTCATATAAAAATTTTTCTAGGAAATGTTTAGTCATTAAATCATTTTCGTCTTCCGCAATATCTACACATTCAATTACTGTGCCTTCAATATCAATCATATAATCTAATATTTTATTAAACATATCTGATAAATTATTATATTCAGTATAATCTCTAGTTGTCTCAGGATATGAAACTGCATAATTTCTATCATCACAGTATTCTGAAATTTTATCACCAATTAAAGGCATAACATGAGCAAATTGTTTATGAACTATTTCTGAAGTATTAGGCATTACAAATTTTACTGAAAGCTGACTTGACATCCTATCGAGTATTCTATTTGCTTGGAAGAACATCCCCATTAAATTTTCAAGAGCTATTGCTGTTTTTTCTGATATTAACATTCCTGCCATATCTTATATTTCACCACCTTAATCCCAAATTGATTTATTTATATTATTGATTTTACAAAATACAGAATAACTAAATGATTTTTCTTTAATTACAGACCCAAACCAATCAGGAATAGAAAAAGAATTCATAGACTCAACTGTAGGAAACTCAACCTCAACAATAATTTCTCCAGTTTCAAATTTATCTATTTCTGCAACTAAATTATCACCAATATTAACAATAGTTCTTTCTTTAACTATTGGCTTTTTATCAATAGCATCAAATATTCTATTATATCTTTCTTTAGATATTTTTTGTTCTACTTCTTCACGCTCATTTGTTTTATCTAAGGAATATTTTACACAATGAGAAAATTCTTCTGAATTATCACGAGTAATTTTCCTTATACGTACACTTGGATTAGAATTATTTGTAGCATAAGTTTGTTCAATAATAAATTTATCGACAATTTTATCAGAAGGTGGTTCAGATTTTAACTTCCAACGCTTTTCACGTTCAATCATATCTTGCCACCCCTTCCAATATTACTTCCAGATTCTCTTGTTGCAGAAGCAGAATCAGTTAATTCATTATCTTTTTTCTTTTCTCTACCATTTTTCTTAGTAGAATCACCTGTATTCATAGTATTTAAATTTAGCATTTTAATTAGTTTATCTGTAAAACCAGTAGCTTTAGCTTCATCAAGCATTCTTTCTAAATCTTGTGGAAGCATTCCTAAAGCACTTGCAAATTTTTGAGGTAAAACAATACCTTTATCTGCTAAAGTTGTAGCATTTTCAAGTCTTTTATCTTTATTAATATCAAATTCGCTACCCTCGAATTTGAACTTAAATTTAAATCGACTTGTTCTTTTATTAATATGATAACTTAGAAAGTCTTCAAAATATGGATAAATATAATTCATGAGGTATTCGTCAACATTAATGGATAATTGAGATTCAATATTTGATTGTTTATCTATTGAAAATATTAATCTGCTATTTACACCACTTAAAGCAGCAGTAGTTTTTGTATACTCTTGAAGAATTTGTTTATCAGTACCATCAAAATCTAATGACTTTACATCTTCAAATGGTACACCAGATACTTTTATTGCTTCATTTAATCCTTGTTTCAATAAGCCTAAAAATTTTCCCATAACTTCAGGACTAACAGCTATAGAATCTTTAACTGATGCTCCTTTAGTTTCTTTAAGTAGTGGTATTAAACCAATCATAACCTTTTGTGCTTGAAGCATATAAATATTTGTCTGAAGTTTTCTAATTAAAGGTTTTAAAAC